ATCAACCTCTTCCCGAACGCTCAGACCGGAATCTGGGAAGTCTCGACCGTCCACGTGCATGGGCCGAAGGTCAAGGACGGTGAGGTCTTCACGAAGCGGGACTACACCGTGGTGTTCACCGACCCGTTGGGCCCGGACAGCGTGGCGCCGATCTGGGTACGCAAGATCTGCAAGAAGTGGACGGACAGGGCCAACGGCAAGGCGAAGTCCCCGGCGGCGGAACGCAACCCCTACCGTAAGCAGTTCGACGCGGCGTTGAAGACGCTGTTGCTGACGGAATACCGGGAGGGCGCGATGTGGGCCGTCCAGGGGCTTCGTGAGGCAGCTAGCGGCGCCAGCGACCTGGACCAGGGCAAGCTCACCGCCGAAATGAACGAGGTGGCCGAGCAGTTGGAGAGCCGGGTCAACATGCGGGTGGCCGAACTGGCAGCAGAGGAGTGATCATTGAGCCACACTGATGAGCATCCGGAGCCTGAAGAGGGCTGCCGGGAGTGCGCTCACACACCGCGCCCGAGGACTGCTTCGATCGAGGAACTGCTGTCGCGGGCCCGGCTGGTTCACCCGAATGAAAAGCGGCGGCCGTTCAACGAGGCAGAAGGACTGCGACGGCTTCAGGAGGATGCCGCCCGGCGTCGGGGCTACCAGACAGAGCTCGACTCCCTGTTGGCGCTCAAGGGACCTGCTCCTGACGAACGCCGACGCATAGCCGAGCTCGTAGAAGCGCTCTTTGATCGGGAGGCCTCGCGTCAGTGGTGGGAAGCCGCTGCCCTTGCGGGGGATCAGGACGCTCAGGACTATCTCTCGGTGTGGGACGAGGAGGACGACGACGATTCTGACGGGTTCTACGAAGTGCTCCAACAGGCCCTTCAACAGGAAGACTTCGTGACGAAGCACGGCCTGGAAGAAACCCGCAAGGACATAGTCGAGATGCTCGACCAGTACTACAAGGACGTTGAGAAGCTCCGGGATGCCAAGCCGGAGGACTTCGAGGAGGGGAAGTAATGAGCAAACGAGCACTGCTCTTCGTCAGGACGGCGACAGGAGGCACGACGGCTTTTCAGGAGAGTCAATGTCGCGACTTCTGTAGCCAGCGAGGGTTCGGAGTCGCCCGAGTGGTCAGTCAGCTCGGAGTAGGTGATGCTTCCGAATTCGCCCGCACCGAGCTAACCGGTGACCGCGACTTCGATGTGATCGTGGTGACCGATGGTTCCCGGTTCGATCGTCGGCAGTCACGGACGACGGCGCTGATCCAGCAGGCGTCTGAAGTCGGTGTGCAGATCTTCACGGTCGGTGGGACTGAACTCACCTCCCCGGAGAATGCGTTCATGTCGTCCATGATGCTTGCGGCGGCCTCGTACGCGGACGACCGGGAACGCGAAGAACTTCGGGTACTTGCCGAGCGTGGCATGAGGCGGGTAGTTGCGGACCTTACGGAAGAGGATCTCGCTTCCCTGAAGTCCTATGTGGGCAAGATTTCCCCGCAGGCCAGTTCGGCGATCGCAAAGATCCTGGAGGGTATTCAGGACCCGGAGAACCAGGTTGAGGAGGACGACGCGGACTTCCCATACCCGGACGACGATGATGACGAGGTCCTCCGCGATCCCGGGGACTATGACGGCGGGTACGACGAAGGCTCGTACTACCAGCACGCCATGGGCAAGGACGACTGAGCCCAGCACAAGGCCCCTGCCAACTTGGTGGGGGCTTTTCGTGTTTGTAGCGGCAACTAGGCCCAGCCAGATAGGATTTGGGCCGCTAGCAGGTGGAAGGGAAAGAGCCTTGGGAATCAAGCCCATTCAGGTGGACGAGTCGGAGAAGGACGATCTGGAGGTCCAGGCAACGACCGTCCCGGTTGTTGTGGGTGGCAACACGGTCAATGTGACCACCTACATGAGGCTGGAGCTGTTCGATGACCTCGAACCGGTCGTGACTGTGGACGTCTTGCCCGTGGAACTCCACGTGCCGGTGCGCACTGAAGAGGAGTACGAGACCGGGGAGACGAACGAGGACGGCTCCGCCAAGCTCGCAGTCCGTCCGGCCGTGAAGTACGTCCGTCGTGTGGTGGATCTGGGCACGGACAGCTTCGAGCGGCTCCAGGAGGCCCTGAAGCCCTTCGTGGACGTCTCTCGGACGATGGAGATCCCGGAACAGCCGAAGAAGCGTGGACGGCCGCGTAAGACGGCGCAGACGGCGCCGAGCGGAGAGTAGAGCATGAGCAACCTGAGTGGCGTGCCCGAGTGGATGGCGGACTGCCGCCAATGCCAGGAGCTGCTGTCGCAGCTCTTCCAGCCGGGGCTTCCTCCGTTGGCTGAGTTCGAGCAGATGCGAGCGCATCTGGTAGAGGCTCATCTGGTCCAGGTGCCCGGCTATGCGGATGACTGCGCCAACTGCCAGGAGTGGAAGGCGCTGTCGACGTCGAGCATGGATGGGATCGCGGGCCGTATGGTGCCAGTCCTCGGGCGCGAGGAGCTTCTGCATCGGGCCGGACACCTGCTCTACGAGATCAAGGTAGCGCCGGAGTAACACAGCACGAGGCCCCCTCCAAGACGGAGGGGGCTTTTCGTGTTTGTGGGGCCAGTTGCGGCGTAAGATCACCGGCACGGATTGCGCCTGGGAGGAACGTACATCATGGCCGTTGCGCTGCCACCGGAGACGCCGCAGGAGGCTTTCGAGCGCCGCATGCGCCGCATGATGGCCGAGCAGACCGGCGGAGAGGGCTGTCGCCCCATCAACCCCACGCTGCGGCTGCGGGAGTGGCTGGCGCGCCATCTGGACGGTGTCGAGGGGCCGGAGGCTGAGGCCTGGAGGCTCCTCATCGACGCGGATGAGTTCGTTTCCCCAGGTCAGACGGGTGATACGCTTGTTAGTGCCGACGGCACATCCGTGGGCAGTGATGTACGGCCAGTACTAACAACATTCTGGCTGACCACATCAGACTTGTTCTCATCAACTACCGGAGTATCAAGGGGAATCCTTTGGGAACCACGACGCTCCCTCTGCCGACGCAACGACGACTCGGCAAGAAGGTCAAACTGCGCGGCATCATCTATATCCGGGTCAGCCAGGAGAAGGACGAGGGCTACAGCCCGGAACAGCAGTTGTGGGCATGCCAGCAGTACGCGAAGGCCCACAACATCGAGCTTGTCGGCGAGCCGGTCCAGGACATCGACCTTTCGGGCCGCGACTTCTCCAAGCGGAAGATCACGAACATCATCGAACGAATCCGCCGTGGTGAAGCGGATGTCGTCATCGTATGGCAGTGGTCTCGCTTCGGCCGCAACAACCAACTCAGCCAGGCCTACTTGGCAGAACTGAAGCGCGCGGGCGGAGATCTCCTTTCCGCGACCGAGCACTTCGACGTGAACACGGCATCCGGCGAGTTCTCTCGTGACCAGATGCTTCTCATCGCGGCCTACCAGTCCAACATCATCGGCCAGAACTGGAAAGAGAACCACGCCCGGCGGCTGCGGAACAAGATGCCGCACAACGGGCAGCCAAGGTTCGGCTACACGCGCTGCGACGACTGCCAGAGGAATCCCGACAACCCCAAGGGATATCTCCGATGCGCATCCTGCCGGGGAATCCTAGTGGTGGACCCTGTACGCGGACCGGCGCTCACTGAGGCGTATGACCTCTACATCGCCGGGACCCCTATGGACCGCATCGCCAAGAAGATGGCTGAACGCGGCATCCGCTCTCTCAAGGGCAAGGAGATGGACGCTGCCTCCTGGTACCGAGCGATGGACTCCGGGTTTGCCGCCGGATTTCTTCATGCCCGCAGTGAGCCGTACAACAAAGAGAAGGGGATCACCTACAGCACCAACAAGCCGGAGACTTATGACCTCTGGTACGTGGGCGCTCACTTCCCCCTCATCTCCCCCGAAAAATGGGAGCAGTACAAGAAGAGGCGGCAGGCGTCATCCGCCGAGCCCCGATTCACCGATCCAAAGTACCCGCTCTCCGGCATCGTGCGATGCGGAAACATCCGTGGCAACGGGGAGATGTGCGGCGCAATCATGACCGCGAGCATCACCAAGCACAAGTCGCAGTACGGGACATACGTGACCCAGATCTACCGGTGCTCTCGACAGGTGAGGACAAAGCAGTGCCGCCCCATCTCGGTGACGATGGCCAAGGCGGAACGAACAGTCATCGAATGGTTGGTGGAGAACGCCAAGCATGCCGCGCAGGGTCCAATCGCAATGAAGCGCGCAGCCAAGGTCGCCAAGGCAGAGACCGACATCGAATCCGTGCGCAAGGAAATCACGCAGCTCGACAAGAAACTCAAGCGAGCGCTGGACGGTTACCTCGAAGAGCTCATCTCCTCCGAGGACTACCGGAACAAGAAGGAAGACCTGGAGGGGCAGCTCGAAGTCAAGCGCGCGCGCCTTCAGTCCTTGGAGGCCGAGGTCTCCGCGAACCAGACACCGTCTGTTCAAGCGTTCAGGCAACTGATCGACCTTTGGCCCGATCTCGAAGACTACGAGAAGCGGGAAGGCATCAAGAAGGTGATCAGCAGGGTGGTTGTACACCCGACGCCTGGAAAGGGACCCAACTTGCTGAGCGTCGTCCCTCGTTGGGAGGAGACTCAGGCAGCTTCGGAGAAGGAAGACGAAGACTCGTCTGACGAAGAGGTCTGAACCTCAGCCGCCTGCCGCTCTCGCCAGATGCGGTAGGCGGCTTTGCCCATCACATCCCAGAACTCCAGCCAGCACTGGTCCTCACTGGGTACGATGGCTTCCATCCCACTCCCCTAGCCCGGTTTACAGGTTTAGGGCGACCCTATCCACCTCCCCCGAAAATCTGTTAGGAGCACGGTGCCCATCGAAGAGGAAGATCTCGACCGGCTACTCAAGGCATTACTCGCTCGCCGGGAGAAGTGGGACGAGCCACCGGAGTTGGGCGTCGTCTACCAGTCGGCGACGGGTGTGTATCGGCTGGCTCCGTGGAACATTCGTCCTCAGGTTTGGGAGGCTGGGCACCCGGCCAGCTTCCTCAACTACTTCGCGCAATGCCTCATCGCCGACACTCCGGAAAATCGGAGCGCCGCGCTCAACCAGAACATCCCTGAGGGTGGAAAGCCACAAGGTATCTACTTCCGAGTAGAGATGTGGACGCCTCCACCGGGTGAGTCCGAGGAGTTGCGTAAGCGTCGGATGGCTGGCGGTTCGACTCCACGGATCAAGGACATTCCTGGCAGCCGCGAGACTCGGTTCATCCAGGCGACCACGTTTGATCAGATGGAACGAGCAGCAGTGCAACACCGAGAGACACCACAGTCATCGCCCTCCGAGTACACAATCCTGGACGGCCCCGTACCGGCAGCGTTGATTAGCATCGTCACGGCGCTGGCCCCGGAAAACGAGGAACCTTCGTGAGCCGTCACTTCAAGTTCGAGGTGCACGTCGAGCTTCCCGGCGAGAGCGATGAGGAGGAGATCCTCATTCAGCACCTGATCAACCGCATTAAGGAGGCCCCCGGTTTCGAGGGGCTGAAGGCACGCATCACAGAACCGGAGCAAATCTAGTGCCAACCATGCATGACCTCGTGGTGCGCTACCTCAACCTGAAGGCGCGACGTGAGCTGGACTGGCTCCCCAAAATCCCTGAGGGGACGGGCGAGGATGACGTAACGCGCTTCGCCGACGAGGCGTTGCGGCGGAAGATGCTCCGGCTCCTGGCCAACTCTGCCATCGAGGTGCTTCGTGTGCGAGCAGACGAAGAGCAGTACAGCACCGACTTCCGGTCTGGACTGCGCAAGATCCGGCGCATGAACAGCCAGGCATCAGCAGCCGCCGCCAACAGCCGTCTCCTTCAGCTCTTCGAGTGGGAGACGGAGGAGCACGGCGAAAGCGCGGGTGGCCAGTACTGGGCAGCGGCCTCCCTCTCGGACCTGCTCCTCAACAGCTACAACGGATGGCCGGAAGATAAGTCGTACGACGACGCTGCCGATCACTACTCCACCGTAGTCAGCCTGGCCGAAATGTCCCCGAAGCGGCAAGAGCTCGTGACGACGGTGCTTGCCGAGCTCAAGAAGCTGGAGGAGAAGTAGTGCCAGAGGCGAACCAGCCCCGGAACCGGTACGGGATCCGGGTGACCAAGTCGGGCAAGTCTCCCCGCGATTTCTGGTACCCGAGCGCCCGTGCCCGCGACGACATGTGGCAGGGCTTCCTCAAGGAGGAGCCCGGGAGCCTGCTTGAGGCGGTGGGGGTCAAGTGAGCGCGCAGGACGAGCTCGACGCAGCGATTCGCTACATAAAGCAGCGGAAGATACCCATCGGCCGGATCATGGCCGTCGTCAACGCGACCCGAAAACTCGATGCAGAGATCATCCGCAGCATGGAGGACGGGGTGATCCACGCGAACGGGCAGCGGTACACCTCGCTGGACCTGGTCGCCGAGGGCGTTGAGGCGCAGATCGAGGAGTCCCTCAGAGACCGGCAGTTCCTGAATCACAGTGCTTGAACAGCACGAAGCCCCTGGCCAACCGGCCAGGGGCTTTTCGTGTTTCTGGGGTCAGGCGATGTTTTCCAGCTCGTCGTCAGGGAGCTTCTCCTGCGGACTGGCTTTGATGTGCTGTGTCAGACCCACTTCGCTGGTGAACCCGAGTCCGGTCTTCAGGCACTCGGCATGTGTCTCGCACTTGGCCACGATGACGCTGTCAGGGTCTTCCCACTCGATGTCCCACATCCGTAGGCCGTTGTGTACCTTCTCGGCGTGCGTGGCGCGCGTGCTGTACCGGACCCGCTTCGGTCCGTGCTTTGACTGGGGGTGCGGCAGGGGGCAGACGACCCAGACGTCCTTCTTGTACTTGCTCGGCTTATCACGCGCCGGTTGTTTCTCCGGCTCTGCGGTCTGAGCCATCTCCAGTTGCTTGGGGGCTTGGGTCGGGATCGGGAACGTGCCAGTCTCCTCGGGCTCTGGCACATCCCTCTTGCTGGGGGTTCGCTTGCGCTTGAGCGACTCGTCTACACCACAGCGCTCGTACATCTCCAGCACTGGCTTGAGCATGTGCAAGTGCGGGCCGCAGACTTCCCAACGCTTCGGTGGGCCGCCGTCAATGGCGATGGTGATGCTGCGCTCTGCGGGCATGCCCTCAAGACCGAGGAACTCCTCACAGGGGTCGCAGGTTTCGATGAGTGTCCTGGCCACTAGCTCGCCTTCTTCTGCTTCAGCGCGCGCAAGGCAAGTCGATGCTGCTGCGCCTCGATGTTGGCCAGCCGGATCTGCCCCCTGTCTTCCCTGGACAGTCGACCGGTCCCCTTGGGCATGAGGTAGCCCTCTGGATACTTGAGCTTGGTCTCTCCGGGGAGGGGGACGCCGTGGGTGTCGAGGTGCTCTTCGAGCATCGCCCCGCACTTGCACTTCCAGAACCTGACGAAGCCCTTCCTACGACTGCCTTCGATGTCGTAGGGCTCATCTCCCCAACGGTGTCCCTTGTCCCGGCACTTCAGTGCTTGTGCGGGTGCCTCCGCAAGGTAGTCCTCAACAGCCGCAGCCGGAGCAAACCGCACCTTGCTTCTTGTGACGATTTTGCGTGTAGTGCGTGGCATGTGCAGAGAGTAGATCCCTCCAGCCTCTCTGTCACCCCTGTATCGCAAGCACTTTCTCAGCCAACAGTCATGGCTTCAGCCTGCGATGCAGGTACTCACAACGTCCTGCGAGTACACCTGGTAGCTCATCCCAGACCGCGCGACGTTCCCTAGGTTCTCCCACCAGCCCGTAGCTTCGCCGAAGTCGAGGTCCGTAGGGAGTTGGCCTGCTGTGATGGCGCTCTGCGCCGCGTCGCGCAACTTGCCACCGTATTGACTGTCTTGCCCGATCTTCTCCTGCGACGATGAGCCACCAGCGCCATAGACCTGGGCGTAGACGTTGGTGGCCGACGCCAGCCAGGACTCGTCATTGCACCACCAGGACGCTGACGTCGAGTCCGCTTCCGGGGAGAGGCTGGAACTGTCGCTTGCGCTACCGCCCCCGTTCCCCCCACACCCTGCCAGCGCTAGCACGAAGGCGCCGACCGCAGCCGACGCCCATCTCTTGCCCTTCATGGCGCTCCCCTATCCCATGCGTAGGCAGCCCTGCCTGATGTACCGCTGCATCCCCTTGACCCGCCCCTTGCAGCCCTCCACACGCTCCCTGAGGATGCGGAGCTCGTCCGGGTCCACGTCGTCGCCCATCTCGTAGGCCAGAAGTACGACGTGCGCTTCGTTGAGCTCCTTGACGGCCTCGGCCAGAGTCTCCTGTGCAGCCGCCTGGCGCTCGGCAGGCTTGTAGCTCGCGAAGGGATTGGCGACCGTCGACACGGAACTCTCCCCAATCATGTGAAGGACTGAAGAGAGTTTCGCGTAGTTGCTATGTAGGTGTCAAGTAACTTCCGTGGAAATCACGATAGTTCCGTCGCCCCAGCATGTAAGGCAGTCGGCATCTGCAACGCGGGGGTCCTCGCCGAGGCCCTTGCAGGACGGGCATACCTGTTCTTGCTCGACACCCTCGGTTCGCACTACGTGGTGCTTGGCATAGTTACTACGAGGCATCTACCTGCTCCTCGACAATCTCTGCGTCCTGGACGTCTGAAATCCCCATCTGCTCCATCGCCGACTTCTGCGGGACGGCTGCTGGTAGCTCTGCGCGCTGTTGCTGCTCGACCGGCTCCCGTCCGAAGATCCGCGAGAGAACACCGGCTCCGGCGGCTGTTGAGGCCGACTGCTGCTTGGCTTTGATGGTCAGCGAGAAGGATTCCTGTCGTGAGTCCCTGATCATCTTGATGACGTCCATGAAGAGCTTGAGCTCGCGCGAGGTGTTGGCGTCGACGTAGCCGCCGTCCTGCCTTTCGGCCATCGCTGCACGTGAGAAGCGTTGTAGCTGTGTCTGGGCCACGAATTCCAGGGCGCCCTCCAGCTCCTCCTCGCTGGTGCCGATGGCGGGGATCTCGAAGGCGCATTCGGCGCCAGGGTCGAACTCGGGGCACTTACCGGCGAGATGGCATCCGGTGCACTCCATGTAGGCACCTGGCTGAGCGCTGATGAGCTTGAGGGTGCGCTTCTTGCCGTGCTCCTCTACCTCGCGCTCTTCCACGGTCATGCCGGGGATGGGGCGCTTTGACCGCTTCCTTGGGGCGTTACCGAGGGGGTTCTCGTTCTGCACCAGAGGGGCTCGGGTATCAACTTCGGTGCCACCCATTTCCGCAAAATCGGAAAGGGGCCCACCTGCCGAATTAGCTGCTACTTGATCAGGCACACTGGTCCCGTTGATCTTCGCGACCTGTTGCATCCAGCTCCAGATACTCAGTCGCAGCAGTTCGTTGTTGTCGTCGGCCTCAATGAGGTCGGGATTGATGCCGATCCGCTGGAACAGCGTGCGGTGTCGGCGCTTGCCAGAATCCCGGTTCTTCTTCGGATATCTCTTCAGCTCGTTTCCGGTCCACACGATGATGTCGCGGAACTTGACTGGCGAGAGCCAACTCGTGCTTGTGACGCCGGTCCAGGAAATCTCGGCCATCTGCTCCGGCTTGGTCATGCCGAGGCCGTAGAGCTGTGTTCCGTGCTCCCGTGTTATCCGGTTCAGCAGCGGTGTAAGGTCTCGGTCGCCAAGCGAGGTTCCCGTCACACCGATGTTGGGCCAGGTCTCCCCCATCTCCGCCAAAGCGTCGAGGCCATCCTCCTCGTGCCAGACCACGATTTCCTTAGGAAACCCCCATCGCCGCTCATGGATCCACTCGGCACCGAGCTGAAGGGCGTCGAACTCCGTATAGGCGTGGATCCGCTCCTCGTTGCGCTCTACGAACGCGTAGTACTCAGCGGCGATCTCCTTGAGCTCTTCGTCGCTGTACTGTCTGTCTGGTGCGCTGTTGATGGTGTGACAGCCGGAGTCGAGCAGGATCTTGGTGCCGTCGCCGAAGCGGTCAGCAAGGTTCACCTTGTCGAGATGCTTGATCCGGCGTCGCAGGCCCATGAATGACACCGTGACGGTGTCAACGCCCATGGACTCCAGGAGCTCGCCAAACGCATTGATCTCGCAACCACCATAAAAGAGTTGGAGCATCAGTCGTCCAGATCCTTCAGTCGGTTGTCACGGGCCTTGGCAGAACGCTGGCGGTCGACCTCCTTGACGATGTCGTCCCAGGGACGCGGTTCCTTCTTGGCGTCGGGATGCCAGCGGTCCATGAGGTACTGGGGTGAGGCGTAGAACATCACGTTGTATCCAGCCCGGATTTCTTCCGCTGCACAGGTGGGGTCGGGCTCGACCACGAGGTCCACGCCCATCTGATTACGAATCCCGGCCAATAGCTTTAGACGGCCTTCTGCTACTGTCCTGGGCGCAAAATCGGCTGGGGGGGTATAGACGCTTGTGTGCCCGGCGATTCCATGTACGTCCAGCCAGTGCTGAAGTCTCTTGTCCTCGGAATCATTCAGCAGGACCACCCGGAAATGCTCTTTGAGTCCCTCGAATACGGACACAGCAAGCCGATCGACGGCATCGTGGTTGTGAGCGAGACGGAGGACGCCGTCGACGTAGACGACGGCAGTTCTCACCGCATATCCCTGTGGGCCATAGCAGCTCGCGTGATCATCTCGTCGGCCGTTGCGAGCGGGGCGCTGTAGGTGGCCGTCTGCGCGGCTTCGATTGCCTGCTTCCTGGCACGCTCAATAGCACCGAGGACGGACACCAGGCCGTGCTTTTTGGCGGCTTGCCAGCGGTAGTTGTGGTAGTCGCTGTACCCGTGGCCGTTGGGCTGGAAGGCCGCGCGCCGTCCCTGGTGGATGTCCTCCAGAAGATCGGCGGCGGCTTTGGTCTGCCCCTCAATCAGCGTCATCCAGTTGAGCCACTCAGCCGTGTGCTGATTCGGAAGGCGTTCCAGCAGTATCTGGATGGCGAGCGTGTGTTCCTTGGCCTTGAGGCTGTCGATGGCAGCGAAGTGGTCCCAGTCGTGGGGCCACGTCTCGTTCTCACCGAAGGGCATCACACTCGGGCGGACGTCCCAGGTGTCATGCGTGAGGTTGTAGGCGGCGTAGGGGTGGATGACCTTCAGGTCGTCGCTGACAGCCTGGTTGACGAAGAAGGTGGCCTCGAAGACCTTCCCCCCGAGGTTCGTCTTCTCGGTGCGTGGCCACAGATCGCTTCGGAGCTCGTTGTCCAGGTAGTTGGTCATGGCCTCGGGTGCTTGCCAGTTCCAGTCTGGGTTGCACCGGTAGAACTTGGGCCAGTCGATGCCCATAAGGACGTCGAGATCTCCGTTTCCCCGATTTCCTGCCCACTGGTAGCTCACACCGGAACCGGCGATCCACACGACTGTCCAGTCCTCGGGCCTCTTGTACCCCTTGCTCGTCCAGAAGCGAAAGAGGGTATTCACGAGGTACCGGCGTATCTCGGGCTTGATGTGGTCGCCCTCGAATAGGGCGGGATCGAGGTGATCTGATGGGGCGTCGAAGTATCCCGATGCGCCAGCGCTGAAGTCGGGTATATCGGCTTGCCGGAGAGCCTTCTCCAGAGCGGCGAGGTAAGTACTGGTTGCCATGAGGTCAGTCTATGGAAATCCCCTCGCCCGGAGTTATCCGTCACAGGCGAGGGGATTTCTAACCATCCGGCGGTAGCGAGCGCCGGAGTCAGTAGGGCTTTCCGCAAACGCAGACCTGACCCTTGTGGCATCGGCAGGGGCAGCAGATGGGGATGCAGCCGTTGCAGAGGTCGTCGCCACACAATTCGAGGTAGAAGCCCCAGCAATTCGAGTCGCAGCCCAGAAAGTCATGCTCCTCTTCAGCCGTCTCAACTACCATCAGAACTTCAGGTTCTCCATGAGCTGCCGGTTCGCGGCAGCTTCCTGGGCAGCCATCGCGGTGCGCGCGAGTTCCATCTGCACGACCTGGGCCGTCTTCATGGCCTGGATGTCCTCGCCGACCTTGTAGCAGGCCATCTGCATGTCATCGACCGTCGCCTCCCGAAGTGGCTTGATCGACTGGTCTATGTTCGGGCTTGCCTGGATCATGCCCCCGCCTCGGATGACAACGAGGAAGGCGGTCTCTACCTCTACGAGCTCGGGTGCGTCCTTCTTTTCCTTCAGCTCGTTCAGGTCTACAGCTACCACGATCTTCTCTCCTACTTGTAGAGTCCGGCCTTCCACCGACGGTCTTCCATGACCTTCGTGTGCACTGGGCAGAATCGGCAGAGCGTGACGTAGTCGCCCGCCGCCAGCTCGTACTTGCCCATCCCTGCTTCCTTGCGTTCTGCGGAAGTGTCGGGGATGAGGCGCATCTTTTCCGCGTCGTATTCGTTGCAGTCGGGGTTCCGGAAGTGCTTCTTCCAGCACGCCATGGCGTCTTCACGGAAGGTGTCGCGCTGGTTGTAGAACTCTGGCTCGAAGCCGGTGCTGCCGCCTCCGGCCTTTGCCTTGAGCTGCCGCAGGATTTCCCTCCGGGTGGAGGGGCTCTCCCAGTGCTGCTTCTCCACCTTCATGAGCTGGCCGATGTGAGTCTGGCCACTGGGCTCGGTGTGCTTGCGCTGGATGAGCGCTTCGAGTACGTGGTCGTACTTGGGGTCGCCCTGGTAATCGGGGATTTCCTCCAGCGTCCTGCACATGTCGCAACGGAGGATACGAATCTCTTCTGCCATGTAGGCAGCCTATTCAGCGTGGACGGAATCCTGTTAGCTCAGGATGTGCACGAGGAACCAGGAAGCAAATCCGAGCCAGACAACCGCAAAAGTGATGCGCCCTGCCTGAGACTTCACCTGGAACCATGCGCGGATGCGCTCGGAGAGAGTGTCACCCGGCTTGCCATTGCTGACGGCCCAGGCTTCGACACCCGCACAGACGGCCAGAAGACCGCCCCAAATGACATCAGCAGCCTGCATGTGAACTCCCTCACCGACAGCAGTCACGCCCGTAGTTGAAGGCTAGGGTTATCGGCCGGGAATCAGTTAGCTCAGTACCAGCTATGCGCCTGCCAGAACGACCATGCTGCGCAGGGGCTTCCGTAGGTGGCATTCATGTAGGAAATGCCCCATCGGACCTGTGTGGCGCCGTTGGTTCGCCAGTCGGCTCCGGCGGAGGCCATCTTGGAGCCCGGAAGTGCCTGCATGAGGCCGTAGGCACCCGACGAGGGGTTCGTGGCGTAGACGTTCCAGCCGCTTTCGCGCTCCACGATGTTACTGAAGCAGTTGAACTCGGCAGAGCTCAGGATGGAGCGTGCGTATGCGGCGGGCGATGAAGAGGCCGGTGGAGCGTACGTGTTGTGTGTTGTCGGCGCGGGCCTCGGCGTGGGGTTGGGCTTTGGCTGGGCAACCGCGTGCGCCGGTGCCGGAGTTGCCGCGCGCGTCGGCTTGGGAGTGACCTTCGGCTTCGGCGAGGGAGTGGGTGCAGAAATACGAACGACGAGCGACTTCTCCGGATACTTTTCCAGGAAGGGCTCGTCGTAGGTCGTAGAAGCGGAGTTTGCCGCAGTGGTATGGCTTGGTGCGGGGTCGGCTGCTGCGGGGGCGCTTGCTACGAGGGTGGTGCCAATCAGTAGGAGTACGCCTGCGCAGAAGGTGGCCTTGCGGTACATGAACGGTCCTTACGCCGGGGACAGGGTCCTCCGACGCGTCCGGACCTTGATCCGGCTTTTCGGAACGTGACAAGAACGTAACAGAGCTTATGGGCGGATTACAACCGAGGGGCTCTGGAGGTTGTTGACCTGAACTTCGATGCGGTCAAGCCGACTTGGCAGTGAGTTGCTGTCTGCGGGGTCCAGGCGGTGTTCCAGGCGGTCCACAGCGTCTCTCAGCGAATGCCCGGAATTCGGGACGAGTTCATGCTCGATGCGCTCCAGGCGGACCATGACGCCCGGCCGTTCGGGGTGCCCAGGCGAAGAGGACACCCCGTTCCAGTCGTCTATGAACTGATCCACCTTTTGGAGCATGCGCCGTACCCCACGGAAGATTCGCCAGATGACCGCAAATCCGGCGCCGATGGCAGCAAGCGCCGCGCACCAGATGATCACGGCGTTCATTACGTTACTGCCAGTGGGGTATATGTTCATGCCTCGCCTCAGATACCCAGCTTCTTCTTAATGGCGGTCACGTCCTTGGCGATCTGCGCGACCCAGGCGTTGGTTGCGGCGGTGTGTTCACCAAGGGTGTGCATCGCGCCGTCGATCTGGCTCTTGATAGTGGGCTGCGTGGTCGCGTTCCACAGAGACACCAGCATGTTGTACGCCTGAACGGACTGCCCGTTCCGGTAGGCCCAGACCTGTTCTGCGGTAGAGCTCGGCACGGTTCCTCCTGAGGAAGTAGGGGGTTGGCTCGGAGCCGGTGCAGGAGTGGACTGGAAGGATAGCGTCCAGTCCTGGAGGGCTTTGGTGCTGGCCAGCGAGCAGTAGTCCTGGTCAATGGATTTGGCTGCGTACTGGTGGAAGAGCCATTTGGACTGGATTCCGGGCTGCCCTGCCGGGAGTCCGGCCGTCGCGATCCACAGGAAGTCCTGGTAAAAGGAAGTGGTATCGACGTTCGTCCAGTAGTCGGTGTTCGCGTAGAGCCCGACGGGGTTGTGCGGAAGCTTGCTCTTGACGTACTTGAGCCAGGCGTCCTTGTACTTTGCCTGGTCCGTCTTTGATACGCCCGCGTTTGCGGAGTCGTACCCTTCCCAGTCCAGGACGGCCATGTCGCCCGGCTTCCATGCCACCTGGCCAAGGAAGTAGTTGGCCTCTGCCTGGACCGAGTTACCCATGTGGGGGTAGTGGTACCCGCCCCATACGAGCCCGGCTCCCTTCGCCGTGTTGCGCTGGGAGACCCACTGCGGGTTCACATAGGAAAGACCTTCAGTGACCTTAGTGAAGGCGAATGACAGTCCGTTGGTAGGCGGCGTTGCGCTCTGGTAGCTTGCCCAGTCCTGCCCGTAGATCCCCATGTCAGTCGCTCCTGCTTCTTCCTCAGCCGTAAACGAACTTGCAGAGCAGAGCCCAGCCGCGCGGGCCGATGGCGGGGTCGGAGGCGACACCAGCGTTGTTGAAGTTGTGCTTCTTGTTGAATCCGGATACGGCTGCCTGCGTCTTCGGTCCGTAGTTGTCGGAGTACGGAGCAGACGGGTCCATCCACTGCGTCTGCTTGAGCAGGTACTGGAGAGTCTTTGCCGAGGGGATGGCCTTGTTGGGGGCTATGCCCGTCGGAAATGCCGGGGCCTTGCGCGGCGGGAAGGTGTTACCCGGAGGAGGGGGCGGAGTCGTCTGTCCGAGAATCTGAGCCGCGCGGGCGAGAATCTGCGGACGCTGCGCCTTGATGGGATCCCCGGGGCAGTTGGGGTGGTTTCCCCAGGCGACGCCTCCCATCCCGTGCCAGCCGAGACCGGAGCCATTCGGGTCGTCTGTGCTCTGAAGGGGGACGTTGTACGTCTTGTGGAGCCAGGCGTAGAGCTGAGCCGCATTCTCCACCTGCGAGGAAGTCAGGGACTGGCCGGAGTAGCCCTCGTTCTCGATGCTCACCCAGTACCAGTTGCCCTGCATTTCGGCCCAGGCACGGTCGTCAGTGTCCACGAGCTGCTTCAGGCCACCGGACTTAGGGTTCAGGAAATGCGCGCTGGCCTGTGACGCCGGATTCGTGAACCACGCCTCGGATCCTGCTTCAGTGCCCTGCTGGATGTGGAGAACGAGTCCCTTGTGGGCAAGCATCCCGTTCGGGTGCTCGTTGGGCGTCGGGCCGATCCATTCCGTTCCGGGCATGCGTGCCATTACGCGGTCTCCTCTGTGTTATTCGATATGCCGAAGTGCTGCTTGATGTCTTCGAGGTGCTGCACTGTCACCCTATTCAGCTTCAGGGAAAGGCCGTTAGTCACGTAATCCTCCTCGGCTCTGAGGCGGTCGTGCTCGGCTTGGCGATTCTGCGAGAGCAGGAGAATCGGCCCCGTAAATCCGGCTTGGAAGCTGTACACAAGGTTGAGGAGGACCCACGGGTAGGCGTCCCACATCAGGTGCCAGCCGTGGACGGAGTTGAGGATGATCCACGCAATGGTGAAAGCGGCCTGGCAGATGATGAATGCCCATGAGCCCATGCCGCTCGCCATGCCGTCGGCGACATGGTCGCCAAGGGAGCGTTCGTCATGCCTTGCCACGTTTGCCGGATGCAGGTGTCCGTCTGTGGGCATGGGGCTGTTCTTGCTCACTCTGTCTTGCCTCCCTTGAGCTTGCTTGCCGGAACGAACTCGGCAGGAGACTGGACACCGGCCTTCTTCAGGCGGACGGCAAGCCAGAGAGGTTCAGGAAGTACGTGGATGCCGTAGTGAGTTCTGTGATGGTTTGAGCACAAAACTTCTAGATTGGCCGGTCCTTCGACAAAAGCCTGGAAGTCTTCGTCGGAGTCGAAGTGCAGCCCGAGCATCTTTTCCACCTTCTCCGGGTCCACAGAGGAGATCTCGGAGAATTCCACGTATGAGTGGTGAAGCTCGGGCTGCCCGCCGCAGAGCTCGTCATCAACGATGCACTTCCACAGTCCCTGCCTCTTGAGCCTGGCCTTGGCCTGCTCGAAAAGGTGATAGTGAGGGTCCTGCTCGCGCGGGGCGTGGTCCTCAACGTGCTGCTTCAAATGCAGGGTGAGCATCTGGTCGTGCGCCTTGACGACGCGCTTCTCGTCGGTCATTTCTATCCCTGGTGCCGAATCGGGGAGTGGTAGTGAGTGTCGCCCGAACCCATGCGGTGCGTTCCGTCGGGCTGTTCCTTGTAACCGCTCTCGATATAGCCGAAGTTGGTCGGGTACAGATCGGCCCGAGCGTCCTGGGTCGTGGTTTCCACGAAGCCGCCACGGTCCCGGTTGAGCTTCTTGTACGTGCCGTCCGTCATTCCGTCGTTCAGCGAGCCGTTCATGGACCGCTGGGGCGCGTAGGCCATTTCGACTCCTAGATCTTCTTGGTGCCCTTGCCGTTCTTGCTGCTCTTGCTGAGGCGGTCGGCCCGGTTGGTGAACTGGTGCTGGGCGAGGGCCGGAGCGACGATCGAGGTCACCCGGCGACCAGCGCCCAGTCCCCCGGCACCGGGCCTGACGGTGAAAGCCACGTTGTCCCCGGCACCGGCCCGCCGTCGGTCGTCGGCACGCTTGGCTGGCTTCACTGCTCGCTTGGACATCGGTCACCACCTCCAGGTGGGTGCGTACTTGGCCAGGTCGGCTGCCTTCAGGGGCTGCGCGGTGCCGGGCGTCGCATTGGATCCGGGCATGCTCGGAACATCGGCGGGCCTGCCCACAGGAGCCCAGCGCTTCTGGCCGTTGGCCTGGCGGCGCAGGCCGCTCGTCAAGTCCAGCCAGCTCGGCCACTCGTAGGCCTGCCGATCGAGCCGCTCGCCCTTGTGCACACCCCGGGTGTAAGGGCGGTCGTAGCGGGTGTTGGCGCCATAGGACTGGAGGAGCTTGTCCTGGTGCCGGTCGTTGGGTACCGACCCGAGGTAGCCGTCGGGGTACTGGGCCTCCGGTGTCCTGCCGGACATCATCATCCGGCGCTCGTCCAGAATGTTGCGCGCGCCGACCACCGGGAAACCGCCGCCTCCCCCGCTCACCGTGGAGCCCGGCTGCGCACTGCCCAGTGGGGGCGTGTACGAGAGGGTCGTATTGGTCATGGTCAACCGCTCCTGGTGGTGAGCTGGGGCGCGCTGCCCTTGACGGTGATCATGGTGGTGGTCTGGCTGCCGGGGCTTGTGCTGCCGCCCTGACCGTTGGAGGACACCTGGCCCGTATTGGCACCTGTCGGCGTCGACGTGTTGGTGCCGAACTGTGCGGGCTGGAGGTTGGCAGAGGCCGTCATGTCAGGCCCCCTGCCCGTAGTCGCGGTAGCAGTCGAAGGCGGCCGTGCTGTGGCTGGCGCCAATCGGCTTGACCCGTCGACCAACTCCACTGGCCTCGGGGCAGTTCGAGTAGTCCTTGTACACCTGGACACCGCCAACGTGGCCGTAGCGCTCCTGGACCTGCTCGCGCGGGACGGCCGTCTTTTCGGGCGCGGTCTCCTTGTTGCGCGGAGATCGGGGCATCAGCATGCCCTTCTCGGCCGGACGGTAGTTCACGTGCACGGCACTCTCGCCCATGGTGGGAAACTGGCCGCTGCTGAGATTGCGACTCGACATGTTTTCTCCTCGTAGTGGCACCTGAAGGCCTGGGATCTACGATGGAGGGTTACGAGCGGCCAGAGAGTACGCCGATTTCAGTGTAGGTTCTTCACTTCCCGGCGCATTAGTCGCGGGTGACGCGGTGGAGGAGTCCGGAGACTTCCTTGTCGTCCGGCATCGTCGTCGTGAAAAACCCGAAATTGGTCTTGAGACGTATAGCCTGCTTGGCGGCGTGGCCCTCTGCCACTGCGATACCCTTGCCTGCCTGCCCGATGGCTCCGTGGCCCACTGCCCGGATCTCCACGGTCTTCCCGTCCTCGATCGCTCGGGCAATAGCGGCTCCGAGCTCCTTGGTCGGCGTGTTGCTGCTCACCCTGAAGACAACCGTGTTTCCGTCGCTGGTTCCCATGTATTGCTCCCAACATTTTTACGAGTGATCTCTGTTGAGAGTAGAGATTGCAGCGACCGCCCTGTTAATCTGGGGTGAATACGGAAAGCCCCTCCCAGTGACTAATCCTGGCAGGGGCTTTCATTATTTGTTTCTGAGCAGCTCCCGTGCTGGGGGGCGGTGCAGGTAGTCCCGGGCACGGTTGAAAAATTCGGGATCGTCTCTCGCGTGCCCAAGAAGGTTGTTGCAAACGCGACAAAGAAGCCCTCTCACTTCGCCGGTTTTGTGATCGTGATCGACGGAGAGCTTCCTTGACGCCCCGGTGGCTCGCTGGCAGATTGCGCACTTACCGCCCTGGCCCTTGTAGATGACGTCGTAGTCGCCCTCGCCGAGCCCATAGACGTTCTGCACCCGCTTTTCATGGGAGGCCTGCTTGCGCCGTCCCTTCTCCATTCGCCAGTGAGTGGCACACCGAGGACCCGGGTGCGGGGCCGGACGGCGCTGCCGAGCGGGAGGTGGAAAGCCACCCCACTCAGTCACGCAGTCCTTACATACGGGCCGACTCACTGCTGAGCCACCGAAACAAGAGGCCACTCCGGCGCGCACACGATCGTGTCGTCGCCGTTCTGCCGCCGCAGGTACGACTGGAGGGAGAGTGCCTGCTCCCTGGCCCACCGGATCTGCCGCACGAACAAGTCCCTCAGCGGGATCTGGAGCGCGTATTCGCCGTCGATCATGCGGTAGGCGAGTTGTGCTGCGGCCACTGCGTCAGCGCCCGCGTCATGGGCATCGGTGAGCTCGATCTCATACAGCCTGCACAGATCGCTGAGGGTGCGCTTGCCGGGGCGGTAGCGGTCGATGGCTTTGTCGATGACGTACGGGTCGATGACGGCCGCGAAATTCACGTCCACACGCTCTTCGAGAGGCTTCAGGTCGTACCTACGCAGCTCCCGGTCCAGGACGGTGAAGTCATACCGCCCGTTGTAAGCAACCATGGGAACACCGTCGTTCAGGACGCGCACCACGTTCTGGGCTATCTCTTCGATGGCCTCAGGGCCAGTCGGCGCGTCGGCCACGTCCGCGTCCCGGATTCCGTGGATGGCGGTGTTCTCCTCAGGGATCGTGATGCCCGGGTTCACCAACCGTGTGGATACCCAGTCAGCGTTGCCCAACGTCACTCCACACAAGGCGAACTGGACGATGCGTGCCTCATCCCATTCTTTGTGCGTGGTCTCCAAGTCGAAGCCCACGAGGGGGCCTTCCCACCACATCATGCTGCGTCATCTCCGGGCTCCGAAAGCAGGCGGTAGCCGCGTGCGTTCGGGTAGAGGCGCCTTGTCTTGATGACAGTGACACATCCACGCATGTCCTTGTAGATCGTCCAACCCTTGTCGAGGGCCTCTTGGACGTGCCTGTAGTTGGTGAGGATGGTGCAGTTGGCGTACCTCCCGTCAAGCATCAGACCGTCCACCCGCAGCGTTCGGCCTTCCTTGCGGTAGTCGCCGTCCTCATACACCTGGCCGGGAAGAACCTCGACCGGCAGCATGTCTGCCTTGGCGTCCACCCCGGCTCGCCACCAGCGCCCAGTCGGCTTGTTCCAGTACCGCCGGAGCCGTGTCGGGACTCTCACACCCCGGTAGATGTCGGGAACCTGGTCCTGCATCGTCTACTCCTACTGCTGATCTGGGTTGACCTGGTCTGCCACGAAGAGACGCAGCGTGCGGCTCGTGATGTCCGGAGCGCTATCCGCTTGCTGCTCGAAGTACTGCGATGCCGCCCGCAATGCGATCTCGGCGAGTTCACCGGCTCCCTTCGAATGCGGGCCATCGTGAATGCGGATCGCCTGAGCAACGAAGTTAGTGAGGCCGCTCACTTGTCGTTCCACGGAGTATCTACATAGAGCTGCGAGTCCTGGAGAGCTACGTTGCGATTGGACTTCCAGATCTCGTAGACCTCGTCGGCGACTCCGTCGGCGAGAGCTGCCCCCTTCGCCCGCTCAATAAACTCTTCCAACTGCTTGAGACTTACATGCCGGAACCGCCCGGGGCCTTCAGGTGCCTTGAGCATCACCCGGGTTCCCATACGCGTAAGCGAGAGAAGGGACTTAGGAGCGGAAGCTGAATTCTCATCCATCAGTTTCTCCCTGGTGTTAGCGTTTCCAGCGGGGCTGGGTCCGCTACGGCTGGCCCTGGGTGAGGATGCGGTCGGCCGCCGTCCAGACCTGGCAGGGCCACGAGATGAGCGCGCCGTCGAGCGAGCAGGCAGCGCACAGGGCGCCGGGCCGGGAGGGATCGGCGTGAGGACGGGGCCGGTGGCTGTCACGGAGCTCCGTGATCTCATCCCGCATCCGGCGGATCTCCGAGCAGGCGTACGCCCCGGCGGTGATCGCCTCCCGGATGTCGCTCCACACCTTGACCGATGTTTCGTGGTCGATCGTCTCCTGCTTAGCAAGGCTGAGAGTGACAATCCCGATGACGGCACTGCCGATGAGCTTCTGTGACTCTTCGAGGTCGAACGGCTTGGCCGTCTGGAACTCTCCGGGGACCTGGTTGAACATTCCTTCTCCCTTTCATCCGCAAATGCAGTGCACACGGTGACAGCGATGGCATACGGGGATGTTGCTCACGCGGCCTCCACCAGCCGCAGGTCAATCACGCAGTCCTGGCAGTGGACTTCGCTCTGGATTACTGCTACGTAGTCGTCTGCGCCGTACGGCTTCTTGCAGATTTCGCAGATTCCGGCAGTTGGCGCTGGGAAGGTGTCGACCTCCATCAGAGCAGCTCCTGGAAGAAGCCCGGCCACCGGCGCTCTCCTTCGGTCGCGAAGTTCTTGGCGGCTTCGAGAAGCGCCCGGACCGTGGAGAGTTGCAGGGCCAACTCTGGGTCGCGTGCGTCACCCTTCCGGCGCTTCGCCTGACCAGAGCCGATGGGTTGCCAGCTCCCCAGGGTGCCTTGTACGGCGATTTCAACCAGTGTCTTGTCGCCTACAGAACCGACCATCCGGTAATGCTGGAGTGCCATCTTCGGCTGATTCTTGCTCATGAATTGTTGCCTTCCTCGCAGTTAAAGAGGTTGTCCGGGTCCGCCCAAAGGAATCTGTCCTGCACCGTGGGTTGCCTTGAACCAGATTGCACAGACCAGGCCGATCAGAACGGCCGCGATGAGCATTCCGAGGCTGATCTTGAGCCGCGTGTATCTCACCGCTGCTCCTCAGAAGTCCTGGTAGGTGTTCGGCGCGATGTCCTTGAGCTGACAGAGCATCTTCTGGGCGAGCTCTCCGATTTCGGCTGCTGCACCGGGAGCGAGACGCTTACGCAGCATTTCTCTCCAGGCCCGGTGATTGCCGCTCACGACGAACTCGGTCGTGATACCGCCGGGCAAGAACTCCCGTGCCGCCTCCCGAGCCTGCTTGCGGGTGAGTCCCTTGCTCATCAGCAGGTCGGCGAACAGCGTGTACGTGGCCTTCGTGTGGCCGAGCAGTGCGTCCATCTCCGTGCGGACATCCCACTGGGCTCGGTCGGTCGGGGTGACAACCTCATCCAGATATGGCCGCAGCGCCGGTGGGATCACGAGCCTGGTCTGGGTCTCGTCCACGTAGCGTGTGCTGCGGACCGAGAAGCTCAGGTGCCGGTGCCGGGTGATCTCGGCAAGAAGACTGCGGCTGACGTGCTGCACCAGGAACGTGGCCGACGCGTGCTCCAGCACGCTCTCGTGACGTTGCTTGATGATGTTGGCCAGGTACCCCTCGTTTGTTGCCGTGTCGGGGCTGGGCAGGTGGAAGCTGTCGTAGCAGATGCGCCCGGCTACCTCTGCGAGCACATCGGCAGCCGTTTGCTGGGCCGCCAGGGAGTTGTCGATACGGCCGAACAGGCGGTCGCTGAGCTGCGTTTCCAGAATGCGCGTCGGCATGTGCATTCCGGTCCAGCCGATGAGTTCTACCTTCACTTGTTCCGATCCTTTGCTCTGATTTCGAGGTAGTAGCCGATGACGAGGGAGGCGATGAAGGCCAGCCAGACGAGGACCGACTTGATCAGGCCGCCCACTTCCCGACCCGGTTTTCGATATCCCGTGTTCCGGTGCGGCGTGTGAGCTCGCGGGAGGCGACCTTTCCCTTGGCCTCCAGGCCTCCGTGGACGGCTTCGAGGGCCTTACGCATGGCGTACGCCTCGGTGAGCCTCGCTGTGGCTGCCCGCACCTCTGGGTCGGCGGCAGCCTCTGCCTTCTGCGCGGCAACCGTCTTTGCACCCTTGGCCTCGACCGCTGCGCGTGCCTGGGCCATGCTCAGCTCGGCCTCGGCCTCCTTCTCGGCTATGGCCGCTATGGCGAGCTGACCGGCCGCGTACGACGCCCAGGCCGTCAGGTCGACCATGAGGCCCATCAGCCGGTCCGACGTGCGCTCTGTCAGGTCGTCAGGAAGCTCGGGGAGAGCGGCGCGGGGCTTCTCGTCGTAGGCCAGTCCCAGGTCGCCGAGCCGTCGTGCCGTCCTCTGTGCCACGCCCTGCGGTTCCTCGCCGTCGAGCTGCGGCCGGGCTCTCCTCACTGGTGGTCTCCTCCTTCGGCTGGCAGTACTTGCAGCCGCCTCTCGGGCACTTGGGGGGCATGGCGCGGAAGGTGGGGTCGAGTGCCTGCCGAATTTCCTCAGCGGATTCCAGCAGTGGCTCGATGATGGACTCGCGGCGCTTGACCACGAATTCCTTGGTGGCCTGGGTGAATTTCGACTCGTAGATGTAGACAACCTTGTCGTAATCCAGGCCGAGAAGCTTGCAGATGTAGAGGTATGTTTGCCCCTGCTTCTGGTGCGAGGAGAAAGGCCGGTTGATGCCCCGCCACAATCCTTCATAGTCAATCAGGGACTTGCCGTCGTCGGTCTTATGCGTGTGCGCTCGAAGAAGTTCAGGCTCTTCCATGCGCAACGTTCCAGCACCGACCGTCTTGAATTCCATCAGTGCTTGATGCCGTGGAACTCCGCCGTCTGCACTCCCAGATATCAGAAGCTGCTTCTCAGCGTTGAGAGGGATCTCGTCGTACCGGATGTGCCTGCTGTTGCAGTCAGGACATCTCTGGGGTGACAAATCCGTCCATTCGATCTCACAGTTGAGGCAATACCAGTCTCCCCAGAGTTCTCCCCTTTCCCAGAGCCACGTCTGCCACTTGTGGTGGACTTCGTGGCCGTGCTGGAAAATATTGAGGGACTGGAAGTTGAAGGATTCCTTGTCCGGTAGTTCTCCGGCCCTGACCTTCTTGATTCGCTGGTAGGTGGCCCTGGGACACCAGTCTCCGTGCGACATCTCGCTCGGGTGGATGATGTCCTGTCGGCGGGAGAAGTCCCGGGCGTTCTTGTCGACCACGTACTTGCTCGTCGGCCCGAGGATCAGGGATTCATCCAGCTTCCGGCCCTCGGCCAGAACCTTCAAGCCGCCAGTGGGCTTGAGTCCTCCGCGCCGCTTGACGGTTCCTTTTCGGGCTTTGGGGTCGGCGGGTGCCAATACCACCACCTCCTGGGCATGCTGCGTTTCATCGTCATACGGTCGTGCAGGAGCATTCCGCCCCAGACCCCGTGAGATTCGTGGTTGATAAGAGCGAAGACCAGGCATTCATCACGCAATGGGCACGGCTTGCCAGCGTTTACGTAATCAGCCCCGGCATCTCCGCCGTTGCAGACTCTCATCGCCGCGTCCTCGTTGTCGAAATATGGATCGGCGCGATAACGAGGCGGGGGAAGCTTTCTGCACTTTGCTTCACGCTCGGGGATTTCATCGCCGTTCCACTTCGGGGCTCGGACCCGGGAGAAGAGAACCATTCAGTCGACCCGCAGCGTTTCGAAAGTGTAATCCCGCATGATGAAGTACCGCTTGCCATCGATATCAACGACGAAGAGCATTTCCTTGCCGTCGGCGAGAGCATGCGTTTCGGCTACGTCGAGCTCTGCCCGCTTCAGTGAGTAGGACTTGGCCGAGGTGGTTTTGCATTCGACTGAGAATTCCTCGGTGCGGACGTCGTTCTTGTGTCGCCAGCCATTTCCGGAGCCGGAATTCACCTTGCCGCCGAGGAGCTCGGCTATCTCGGCCTCCTGCTTGCGGCTCGCGCGCTGTCCAGGAGTCGGCATCAGATGTCCTCCGTCAGCTCGTCATAGCGCTCGCCGAGCACGTCACGCATGGCCCGATCGAAAAGCGTCCGACGCCAATGTTCCTTCGTCAGCTTGCAGCTCGGGGGCATGACGCTCTTCCACCAGGTGAGGTGACGCCGACCGCAGACGCACTCGTAGAAGGAAACCATCACTCCTCCAGCTTCTTGAATGCCTGCTCGCAACTGACGGTGCCCTGTGCAAGCTCGCGGATTACCGTGGCGACCTGCCATACCCACGAGTCCGAGCTGTCCTGGAGCGCCGCCGCCAGGCCGTCTATGGTCGCCAGGCGCCGCTGCGTTGAATCCTTCTGGGTCATGCCGCCTCGTCCACAGGAACATCTTCCTGTGAGTCACCCAAGTCCGAGCCGCCGAGGGCGATTTCACGGATGTTGGCGTCCAGCAGCGCTTGCAGGTCCAGGTCTTGCCTGATCCGGTCCTTGAGGGCGTCTTCTGAGCGGACGCGCTCGCCGCCAGGAAGGGTGTACCAGCCAGCGCCGCCGCGTTCGATGACGTCGTACAGAACACCGGAGATCACGAGATCCTTGGCGACGTCGATCTCGCCAGCGTGGAATCCGTGCAGCGGGGCGTTGGCGATGTAGAGGTCGTAGTTGCCGACCTTCCACGGTGAAGTCTGCTTGTTCTTGAAGGTCTTCACCTTGACCACGACGCCGACGCGGCGTTTCATGTTCTTCCTTGGAACCGGCTCGTCAATGTAGTCGGTGCGGCTGAGTTCCAGGCGGACGTAGAAGGAGTAGTTCTTTCCTTCTCCGCCGGGTGTGGTGCGGTTGTCGGCCCTGGGTGCCAGGTTTCCGATCTTCTTCCGCCACTGGTTGATGAAGATGCCGTAGACGGGGCGCTCAACGTCCAGCAGGCTACGGCCCATGGTGCTGCCAACCTTGCGGAAAAATTGGTTCGTTCGCCGTGCTCCCAGGCCGACGGTCATTTCATCCATGCCCTTTTCGTCTTCGGCCTCGGAAATCAGTCCGGGGTAGGAGTCGAGGACGAGGAGGTCGTACGCCTTGGATGCGGCGGCTTCTACCAGGATCTGGTAGGCCTTCTCCATGTTGTTTGTGGAGGCAAGGTGGACGCGGCTGTTGTCGATTCCGAACTTGGCCGCCCATTCCGCGTTGTACTTCTCGGAACCGACCCACAGCGTGCTGAAGTTGGGGTCCCGCCGCTGGTTCGTTGCAACGGTCAGCTTCGCCAGCGAGGTCTTCGAGCTGCTCTCGGTGCCGACAAATTCCACCCACTGGTTGGCGGGAAGTCCGCCTCCCAGGGCAATGTCGACGGAGAGACAGCCGGTCGACAGCGGGGGGAGCTCGGGGACTTCAGAGGCGAGGACGAGGGTCCCGGCGCCGAACTTTCGATTGACCTGCGCTGCGGCTGCGAGGGCTTCCTTGCTGAGTGGCACGGGCACACACCTAGCGTCTGCGAGCGGGTCACTACTCCGCCCTGGTGCACCCACACTACAGAGTTGACCAACTATCTGGCAACTAGTTGGTCAACCCTAATTGAAGAAGCCGGGCGCCCGCATCGTTGCAGGTCACCCGGCTTCTGGCGAAAGTCAGACTCCGCACACTCCGCCAACGCAGGCGTGCTCAGCACCAATCTCCTCCAACTCCATCCCCTCCCAGTACGCAGCCTCCTCGTACGGAACCACCGTCAGGGGCTGTCCCCCGCGTGAGCCGTCCGGATAGACCGTCACGCCACGCAGATCCGGCAGGTAGCTGTACAGCATGTGCCCGAACTGCGAGGGCGTGAAGGCTTGGTCGGCGAGGGCGGGAAGGTTCAGCGTCGAGCTGATCCCATGGTCCACCCACTGCTGCACCCAGGCCTGGAAGGCGATGCGTCGCTCAGGGACGCGGGCCAGATCGTAGGCGGTCTCGATCTCTTCGGGGTCCAGGCCGTACTTGTCGATCAGACGCTTGGCGGTGGCGTCCACGACGTATTGGAAGTGCCACTTCGTCCCCTTCAGATACCGGCGCTTGAATGCGACGGCGAAGAGGGGCTCGATGCCGGTGGTGGTCTCCGCGATGATGCCGATCGTGCCGGTAGGGGCTATCGCCCGCGTCTTCACGGGCCGGGAGATCCCGAGCCGGTCCGCGTACCGCGCGGCGATCTCTGTGCTCTTGGCGTACTCGTCAAGCCAGGAGGCGAGTTCAGGGTTCGGCCCGTACGGCAGGCGCCGGGCGATCAGCCACTCATGGATCCCCATCAGCCCGAGACCCAGGCGCCGGTTCTTGGTACGCGTCTCAGCAACGCCCTCGTAGGGGACGAGGGAGTAGCAGGTACCGGCGAGGAGGTAGGCAGTACCCAGCTCGACCAGGCGCGCAAACTCTTCCTTGGATTCGACGCGGGCCATGTTGATCGAGCCCAAGTTGCAGATGTCGTTGTCGTCGGAGGACGTCACCTCAGTGCACGCGTTCCTGAGGTTCTCTCCTGCGTTCAGCCCGACGTCCACGGAGAAGCCCGGCTCGGCGGTGGTCAGCATGTGCTCTACCACCTCCCAGTAGACACGCTGGGCCCAGTCGTGCATCTCGTGGCCGGGCTCTTCGTAGGCGTCGAAGAAGGCGTCGTCCAGGATCACCGAGATGTTGGTGCCGTCCATGGGCGCCGAAGCGTTGAAGTCTCTCTCCTTCATGGCCTTCACGTCCTCAGACCAGTCCTTGAGCCGGATGAACTCGAAGACGTCGGGGTGATGCCAGTGGAGTCCTGCCCAGATGGCGGACCGGCGACTGCCGCCTTGCATGATGTGACGCCCGGCCTCATTGACCATCTGCATGAGCGCAATGGGACCTGTCGACGTGCCGCCCATCCCCTTCACGGGGGCGCCAGACTCCCGGAGCGCCGAGTAGACGATGCCGATGCCAGCGCCGGTCATGAGCCCCGACGTGATCCGGTGCATCAGGTCCGCCCAGCCCTCGCGAGAGTCCTCAACCTTCAGAAGGAGGCAGTTCTGAGTCTGGTGGAATCGCTTCCCGGTGGCGTACAGGTAACGGCCGCCGGGCATGAACTTCCGGGCCGCGACGGCGTCGACCATCTCGTCCACCAGCTCGGGGAAGTACGGCTTCATGACAGTACCGACGACCCGCCGGGCAGTGTCCTCCCAAGTCTCACCGTCCTGGGCATATTTCTGCCGGTAGATCGTTTCCGCGAAGGTGCTCATGGTGCTGGCGGAATTGGTAGCTGTCATCAGCCGTCTCCTTGCTGAACATCGTGCGCATGCATCACGATGTTGCGGGCGTTAAAGTTATTGGTCCTCGCTGACGCGATTTGGCGTGCTGCTGGTACCTTGCCGACGTTCTCGTCCCGGATGCTGGGCCCAGATCCGGTCTGTACGAGCGGGTATCCGCAGTCGAAGCAGCGAGCCTTGGCATTGGGCTGTGCCGGATGCGTGCCGTAGTTTTCGCTCTGGCACATGGGACACCTGTCGGCATGCCGCGCCCACTCCACCCGGTTCAGTGCCTGCTGTGCCCGGTCCTCCTCGCTCAGCTCCGTCTGCTGAGCCGGTGGGGTTGGCTGGACCTGCTGCTGCGGGGCCTGGCGGTTGGGGACGTTGACCACTGGACGGTCCCACCAGGGAGTACTCGTTGACGGCGCCGGTGGCGGGGTGGTCTGTTGCGGCTGCGAGGTGCCAAGCACTCGGTCCCAGAAATCAGGCACGAACGACCACTCCCCCGGCAGTTCCAGGAATGAGGAGACCCTTGTCAACTAGGTCAGCGATTATCGCCGTTGCGCCGATGCAGATGAGGGATGCCCACTGAGGGGCCACCTCGTCTCTGTCTGAGTCTTGAGGGTCCAGCATACCCCTGGCGGCAATTTCTCCTGCTAGTCCGGCGAGGATCTGAATGCGTCCGACAATGAGCGTCAGCGCCTCCAGTCGGTCGTGCGACGCGACGTGCTCCATATCGCGCACTTCCTCGCTCGCGCGCATGAGGCCCATCAGCTTGTAGAAGTCGAAGTCGCCTGACTGGTAGAAGTGCTCGTGGGTGAACATGTCCCAGGTCAACTGGCGCTTTGTGGCGAGCAGATCGGGGGTTTCGAAGTCCATGCTCTGGCCTCTCATTTTGCTTCGGCCCAGGTACGGCCGATGTGGGCGTCAGAAATCAGTGGAACACGGATGAGGTCTTGGGTTGTCGGCCCGCACATGGCCTTCTCCAGCATGTTCTTGGCGTCCTCGGCCCGGTGTTCTGGGGCCAGTACCACAAGCTCGTCATGCACGGTGAGGATGAGCTGGATGCGGTCTTCCTTGAGCCCGTGCTGGGCGTAGTCGGCCTCGAAAGCCTTGTCCGCCTGGATCATGGCGAGTTTGATGAGATAGGCCGCAGATCCCTGGATCAGCGAGTTGACTGCTTGTCTCTCGGCCTTGGACTGGATGGACCAGACGCGGCTTTCGAACTGCTTCTCGTTGTAGCGCTCGCTCTTGAAGGTCCGTCGGGCAGCAGCTACGGCTCCTCTGCGGGTGATCTCCGGCAGGCGGCGGAACTGGCCGCTGAGCGTGCGGATGTGCGGGTTCTCGCGGCTGCGGCAGCGTTCGACCACGCGCTCGGTGAAGGCGTAGATCTCCGGGAAGAGCTTGCGGTGGAGCTCCAGGAACTTCTTGGCTTCCTTCAGGGTGATGCCTGCCATCGAGGCGACCTTGGCTGCTCCGGCGCCGTATACGACGGCGAAGTTCAGGCCCTTGGCGGTCTGCCGCATTTCCTTGGTGACGTCTTCGAAGCCGACTCCGTAGACCGCCGCTGCGGTGGAGGTGTGGGCGTCGACTCCGGCCATGAAGCCGTCGAAGAGCCGCCCATGCCCGATGTAGTGCGCCAGGACGCGAAGTTCGATCTGGCCATAGTCGGCGACGACGAGGCGGTAGCCGTCCGGAGCTTCAAAGGCCTCTCGGAATTTCTTTCCGAACTCTCCGTGTGTGGGGATATTCTGCAAGTTCGGTTCGGAGCTGCTGAATCTACCGGTGACAGTTCCGTGCTGTTTGAACTGGCAATGAATGCGGCCGTCGAAGATGATCGAGGGTGTGCCCTTTTCGGAGTCTCCCAGGTACTTTTTGAGATAGCCGAGTAGCGTGTCGAGCTCTGAGTGCCTGAGGAGTGCCTGAACTACCGGATTGTCGGCATGCGCTTCGAGGGATTCGGCGTCCGTCGAGTAGTCATTGATGCCCAGTTCTTTACCGAGCTGCTTCTTCTTTTTTCCGGCTGGCGTCAACTTGATCGGCTTCAGGCCTTGGCCGCCGGATTGCTTGCTCCCGTAGAGGATCTGCTGTTTTTGCGGAACGGATCCGATGTCGAATTTCTTGCCCGCAGCCCTGTAGATGTCCGCCTTGAGATGGTCCAGGGTCTCGGTGAACTCTTCCCTGAGCTGCTCGAAGCGCTTTCGGTTGACTGGGGCCCCAGGTATCGCCATGCGCGATACAACGCCGATGATCTCTTCCTCGACGGCCAGGGTGTGTTCGAGGTCGGCTGGTCCCACCTGCGGCGTGAAGAAGCGGTCCAGGATCCAGGTGTATCGAGCATCCAGGAAGGCGTATTTGCCGACCGTCTTGAGGGTGTGCTTGGTGATGTCCTTTCCGACTTCTTCCGTGTCGTACTTGACGCCGAAGTAGTTCTCGGTGAGTTCCTTGAGGCCCTTCTTCGGTACGAAGTAGTGTTTGCCCGTCTTCTCGCTGAGAACTCTGGCCTCGAAGTTCTCGTTCAGGAGCCACTGTTTGACGATGATGTCCGAATGGGGACCCGGTGGAATTTTCCCGCCGTAGTATTTCGCAATGGACACGAGGTCGAACGGGAGGTTGGCGCCGATCTTCCTGCGGTCCGAAAAGAAGAGCGGCTCCAGGAGCTCGAATACCTTCGACGGTCTGAGCTGATCAGGCGCCGCAGAGAATACGGCCGGGATCGGATCGAACTTCCCTGTCGTCCGATTCTTTTTTCGTGTCGCCTTGGAGATCAGCGTGTTGCCGTTGGGGTGGCCGAACGGGATTGCAACGGACGCTCCGTGCGTTGCCAGGGATATCCAGGCCAGTTCCGTCTTCGCCGGAATAAGACTGAAGGGGCCCATGCCTTCTGTGTCAAAGGCGAAAGCATCGAACCGGCTGAAGTGCTCGACCACCTTGCGGAGTTGCTCCTCCGTGGTGATTATGTCGGGAAACAAGGCGGCTCCAGACAAACGCGTGCCCCTCCCCGGAAATCCCAGAACGTTTCCGGGGAGGGGCTGAAAGTGGTGAGACTCAGGCGATCTCGTCGGCGATCTTGTCGAGCTCCTTGTACGACGGAATCGGATAGATCTCGTCGTCATACAGCTCGAATGCGTCGCGCTGCTTGTCGGACAGCGGCTTGAGGTCCAGATCTTCCAAGTCTTCCTCGAAGAGGGGTTCCAGGAAGTACTTCGTGTTCAGCCCTGTGCCCTTGGTGGAGACCTCGATGTAGATATCGGTGAGCGCCGTCTTGCGTCCGATACTCTTGTCGATCATCTCCAGCATTTCCGAGATCTTCGGGCCGATTTCCCAGACTTCGTGGGACGGCTTCTCTCCTTCACGCAGGACCGCGACATTGAGGTAGGCCTTGGCGCCATTGGGCTTATGTCCCACATCGCAGAGAGGACAACCGGAGTCGTCGGCTTCCTCGTCAGCCTCCAGCGAGCCCAAGCACATGTAGGCTCGCTTCCCCTCGTCCAGGTCCACCCAGTGCCTCCCGAAGACGGCAAAGGGTTCGGCCTCCAGGAGGGCCACGACCTGGGCTTCAGAGGAGGGCTTGAACTTGGTCTCGAAATCGCTGCTGGCGGCCTTGACCTTCTGGTAGCCGTCCCAGCCACGGGCCATGCGGCGACCAGGAGCGCGATCGGCGCGACCACTGCGCCCGGTTCCGGTCCGGCCTGCGGGGCGGCGGCGAGCGGGGCGCTCCTCTTCGTCGTCATTCCGAGAGGTGCGACGTCGGGCACGTGGAGCTTCTTCCACGTCCTCATCGTCGTCCTCCTCATCCGGCTCAGGCTCCGGACGGCGACGGCGAGGCTTGGTCTCCTCCTCGTCCTCCGCCACGCGTCGCCTGCGGCGGGGCGTCTCGTCCTCATCCGGCTCGGGTTCCGGTCGGCGACGGCGGGTGGCTGCTGCCATTTACTGTTCCTCCAGTGCGGGATGAACGAGGGCGAAGCTGTCAGCCTCTTCCGGGACCAGAGAGCGCGCCCTTCTACGGTGAGAGAGAAGAAGGGCGTCCAACTCGCGCAGTCCGAAATCGTGCGGCGACTCGCCCGCATCGACGGCATCTTCGTCCGTGAATTCGATACCGGCCTTGCATTCGACAAATTCAAAGTTGCCGAGGTTAACGCGTTCGGTTACCTCAAGGGTGTACTTCATGTCACCTCAGCTGCCGCGCCTGCTTCGGGGAATCCATTTCCAGGGCCCCGTGCAGGGGCTTGTCCGACAGGTCGCGAAAGAGCTGCCTCACGCGGTCCTTGAAATGGGTCGTGCTCAGCGGGGGGCCCAGTCGTGGATAGAGGATTCCCTCTTCCTCGGCGATCTTCCGCATGCCTTCAATCTGAGGGCGCGAGTAAATGCGGTGGCGCATCTGAGGGTGATCTGAAGCAGAGCGGTCTGGGAGCGGGACAACTCCCTTGTCCTCCCACAACCGGATGGTCACCGGACTTCGATTCAGCGCCTTGGCGAGATGCCCGACCGCGAAGACCTCGTAGTAGCGTCCATTGCGTTCGACGCTACGAGGCCTAGCATCCCAGTCCGAGGTGTCGACGCTCTTCGGCTCGGGTGTAGATGGGCGTCGTCTGACGGGCGCCGTCGGGCGTTCGATCTTCTGACTGCTGCCCGGGTAGAACGCGTCCAGAGCGGCGAGTTCCTGTTCCCAGCTCATTCGGCTACCGGCTTGAAAGCGTACGTCGTCTTGGTATCGAAGACGCTGTCTACCTCGTCAGCGGTCAGCTTGTCACGCTGATAGGCGGCGTAGAAGGCATCGGGGTCGAACTCCTCGACCATCCTGACGACTTCATTCCTGATGCCCTTGGACTCGGCCAGCTCCAGGGCGCGTTCTGAGTTCAGCGTCGTCGTCGTACGCGCCTCACGCTTGATGCCCTTGTACTGCGTTCCACCGACCTCGACCCTGCTGGGGAGGGAATAGTGGATGTTGCCCTTCTCGTCCTTGTCGCCCTGCTCAACGACCGTCACCATGAGGTCATCGCGCAGCCGGTTCGCCCGTGATGTCTCCAGGTCGGCCCGGTCTTTGAAGGTTTTCCACTGGCGGAACTTTTCCGATATCGGATGGGACTCCATAGCCATGCAGGCTCCTCACCTGGCCCGCAGGGGCCCCGGGTCACTACGCCGGAACCCCTGCGTCACTTCGGTGCGCTCAGCCTACAGAGTTGACCAACTATCTGGCAACTAGTTGGTCAACGTCTTCTGTCGTTGTAGTACCGGATCCCCATACAGGTCGGTCCATGCCTCTTTGACCAACACTCCTGCCCACTTATGCGTCGGCGGCTCAGGCCCTCCTGCCTCGTGCAGGGCCATGAGCTTCTTGTGGAAGGCTGCGCCGGGAAACTCGCTCCACTGTCGGTCGGCGGCCTTCCAATCCACGACGTGCTGACGCGCGAGGCTGCGCAAATCGTCCTTGGTGCCCAATGTCAAGACGTTCGCCTCCTCAGGCAAGGGTTCCTCCACGGCTTCGGCGGGCTCTTCCTCCACAACAAGGACTTCCTGGGGTTCTGTTTGTGGATCTACATCCGCAACTACGGGAGCAGCGGCCGGAGATGTCGTGAGCGCCCGGTAGATCTGCCGCATCAGTGCGGAAAAGGCAAGCAGCGCCGCGACGGGCGGGACAGCAGCCACAACGCGGACTGTGGTGTCGACGTGGCCCACGGACACCACGTTCAGGGCAATCGACGCAGTTGAGCCGCTGCCCACCAGGAACATGGCAAACCAGTCGAGCTGGCGCAGAAGGCTGGCGCGGAGGATCAGCAGCTCGCCAACCACGATGAAGGCGTCGATGGTTGCGGGCCATGCCCATGCTCGCGCGCCACGCAGATGGTGGGTTGCCGCAAGATCGTGCAGAGCGGCGTAGCTGAGCCAGAAGGTAACGGCGGTCAGGCCAACTGTGAGATAGGCGGCGCCGACGGCAAGCCAGTGAATGTAGGGAGAGGGTGCGGCCAGCGAAGGCTCTCCCGTACGCTGTGACCAGCGCATAGGTGGCATCTCCTATATAGATGCGGATCTGTGTGTCAGTCGGCCCCGTGGGAGGTGAGAGTCCCCGGGGTCGACGTCTTTGTGCCGGTGTGAGAGCCCGGCAGACGGTCATGGTACAGCCTGTCAAGTCGAGCTGACCGGCCCAAGGTTCAGGCGGCTGTCCGGGCGAGGTGAGCGGTGAGGGTCTCCACGTCGTTCTCGATCTCCCCGCGTGAGTTCGCGCCCCGTCTGTCCAGCGCGGCCGAAGCGACGCGTCGTTTCAGTTCGAGCTGTGCTCGCTTCCTCACTTCAAGGGTGTCCTCCACGAGCATGTTGATGACGTGGACCGTCCCCCACTCGCTGGACGTTCGGCGGTGGCGGCTGTTGCGCTGGTCCTGCGCTCCGGCGGACACGGCGTAGTCCATGTTGATCAGGTGTGACGCCTCGGGCAAATCCAGCCCGTACCCACCGGCATCGCTCGCCAGGAAGAGACGGCATGCCAGGTCCCGACTGAACCGCTGCTTCGCCGCCGCCTTCGCGGCCGGACTGAGCTGGCCGTGATAGACCACTGAGCCGTACTCGGAGAGAGCCTCCTGGAGGATCGCCGTCATGTCCCGGAAGAAGCTGAAGACGATCACCTTGTGATCCGGTGCTTCCGTGAGGATGTTTCTCGTCTCCTGCAAAAGCACATCGACCTTCGGGAAAATGGCCAGCCCGTCGAGAACGCCGTCTGCCACCACCTGGTAGGCGTACTTCGACCCCGGCCAGGTCTTCTTCTCAACGCCTTCCTGCCGCTGCTTCTCGCTCTCCTCATAGTCCCGGGCGCTCTTTCGCAGGAGGTCTGGGTGGTTGAGGAGCATCTGAGCTGCGAGCATGCGCGCCATGACTTTCCCCTGAGCGGAGTTCTCATTGGGCTGCTTACTGCCTGAGTAGTAGGCAGCCAGGTCAAAGCTGCCGAAGCCCATGCGCGCTTTCTCCAGCTCCGCCGACAGGTCGGCGGCAATACGCCTATAGGCTCGCCGGGTATCCGGATCAAGCTTCACCTGGCGCTCGGAGTAGTGCACGCGCGGCATGAACGGCGAAACCTCCGGGTCTTCCGCCGTCTTACGTGCCATGGCCTCAGAAAGGATTTCGTGGAAGAGATCCATCTGCTTGTACCGCTTGACGGCGCCGAACGGGTTCCGCTCGATGAACGTCTTGTCGAACAGGTCCCACCGCCCGAGGACATCGGGATCGACCCACTCCATGATGGAGTAGATCTCCTCCGGTTTGCCGTTTTCAATCGGCGTGCCGGTGAGTGCGAACCGGTAAGGAGCCCATAGACGCTTGATCTTCTTCGTACGCTCAGCTTTGAAAGTCTTGATGGCCGTGGCCTCGTCCAGCACAATGCACTGCACGTCGAGGTTCTTGATGTACCGCCAGTCATCGATGATCGAGTCGTAAGAGCAAATCACGTACTCCGGCTGCGACTCTTGGATCTGCTGGTAGAGCCGGGCCCTCTTCTCCTTGGTGCCCTCCACGATGACGCACTGGTCCTCGGACGGAACCCTGACATGCTGGTCCTTGACTTTCAGCCAGCGGCGGCGCACGTCGGTGAAGTTAGCGATGGCCTGTGCCCACTGGAGTCGGAGAGAGGAGAGGGCCACGATCAGCGTGGTCGTGACCTCACCCTCCCCCATCAAGTCCTCAACAGCGGCCAGTGCAATAACGGTTTTCCCCGTGCCCTGTTCATAGGCCAGCAGCAGCGAGCCGCGATCCACCATCCGATCAACAGCCTCGTCCTGGTACGGTCGCAGCTCGCCGACAAACATTAGGCAGGGAACCTCACTCTGAGCGGCGAGAGGGCGTTCCCCCTGCCGAATCTGATCTCGTCTCCGGACTGCTCTCCCGGGTCCTTCGGCCCTGCGCCGAACTTGCCGTAGTTGTAGAAGGCCAGGCGTCGGCCCATCCCGGAGTACCGCTGTTTGAGCTCTTTCATTGCTTTCCATCCCGCCTTGTCATTATCCAATGCGAGGATGACGCGATTGCAGCGGTCGAAGAGCAATTGCATCTGGAAGTCGGAGACGAAGGAACCGAACGAGCCGACCGCTCCCTCTACTCCCACGGAATCCACTCGGGGGCAGTCGAGCGGTGATTCGATCACGATTGCTTCGCCGCCGGACTTCAGGAGGTGGAAGCCGAAGAGCGTCTTGGACTTCTCGACCGTGAACGGCTTGTTCCTGAAATATCTTTCGTTCTTCTCCTGCCAGCCGAGGAGCTTCCCGCCGGGTTCCCGAATCGGGGTGATCCACATGGAGCGCTCTGTGTCCCATAGAACCCCGTACTTCTCGCAGGAACTGGCACGAAGTCCCCGCTTCCTGCGGGCTTCCAGGGGTGGAAGGGTGAACAGAGCCAGGTCGGCCTCCGTGTAGGTGCGGACTTCCGGGGGTGGAACCAGGTCGTCTATGTAGCTTCCACGTCCTAGGAGTTTGTTGACTCGCTCGATTCCACCTCGCTGGCGGACCCACTCGACTGCGTCGTCCCAGGAGATTCCGAGAACATCCACGACGAGCTGGACGAAAGGACCGCGCCAGCCGCAGGAGAAGCAGTTGAATACGCCGGTCTCGGTGTTGCACGACCAGGACGGATGCCTGTCGTCCTTCCCTGTGCGTTCAAAGTGCATTGCGCAGCGGCCATTGGCCTCTTCGTGGTCCACTCGGATGATGTGTATGCCGAGTTCGTCAAGCGCGGCTACGACATTGCCTGGGACCGGGGTGGCCCGCTTTTGCAGCCAGCCGCGTTTCACTCGCCTAGAACGAGTCATCGGCGTCCTCGTCATAGCCTCCATCGGACTCGAAGGGGTTGTAGTCAAGCTCCTCGAAAGCGCCCTTGTCCCAGTCCCGTCTGATGAAGAAGTCCTGCGGCTGTGTGGTGCGAGACGCGAGGATCTGAAGGATCTGAATGTCTGGGTCGTCCTGGGAGATCTCCACGCCGATGAGGCAGTCGGAATCGGTGAGGAAGGAGCTGCCGTAACCGACGGTCGTACGGCCCATGCGCTTCTTCTTGCCCTTCTCGGCTTTCCACTCCAGTCCCTGGGTGGAGATGACGATGGGGATCTTGAAGGTCTGTGCCAGCCGTTTGAAGCCCTGGGTGAGATTCGACAGGGCCCTCGGGGTCATCCGGGGCTCGCCCTCTTCGTCCTCCATCATGTAGACGCCGTCCACGAAGACGACCGGCGGCCGGTACTGCTCGATCTTGGCTGCGACGCCGGAGATCGTCATCGTGCGGCCACGGTCAGCCGAGAAGAAGAAGGAGTGCATGCCGGACAGGTCGGTGACGGATCGTTCCAGCAGCGCCCACTCCTCCTTGGTGAGGTTGCCTGAGCGCAGTCGTGACAGAGAGACACCCGCACGGGAGGCGTCCATGCGCTCGCCCTGCTCACGGTTGGACATCTCGAAACCGACGAAGAGGGGCGAGAGACCACTGAGGTGGGCGGCGCGGGCCATGTCCAGCAGGACGAAACTCTTGCCGTTCTTAGAAAACCCCGCGAGCGTGATGAGCTGCTCGGGCTGAAGACCGCCGGTTGCCAGGTCGAGGCAGCGGTACCCCGTGGGAATGCCGGGGATCTCATCCGCGTTCTGGCCGATGCGCTCCATGTAGGCGGCTAGGCGCTCATCGCCGGTCTGCGTGAGGTCCATGTCGTCGGCAACGGGGATCACACGGTTGATGACGGAGCTGGTGTGGTAAATCGCGGCGAGGGAGGTCTCGTAGTCACCTGCGTCCCAGGCCGTTGCCGCCTCGTCCAGGCCTCGTTCCAAGAGCGCGGCTTTGCGGGAGGTCCGGATCTCATCGATCAGGAAGTCAATTGGCTCCTGGACCTTGAGGAACCTATAGGTGCCCTGAGGAAAGTCCGCGCGGAGAACCTGCACAGTGGGTACCTCGTGGTACTCGCTGTAGAACTCGGTGATGCGCTCCCAGACGCGGCGGTGCTTGGAGTTCGCGAAGAAGTCAGCAGTGATGGCCGCGTTGACGACAGCCAGCCAGTCGTCGGGGGCGGTGAGGACGCGGCATATGAGGCGGTGCTCAACGTCAAGAACTTCGGAGGCCTCGGTAGTCACTGCTCTCCAAATCGGGGCGCGTTCTGGGGCAGCATGTGGCGCCCGAGCTGTCCGTAGGTGAGTGTGGCCCGCATGGGGTCGGGGTCGTAGATCGCTGCCACGTCCGGCATGGTGATGTGGATGCGTGCGAGTTCCTGCGGGGTTGTACTCCAGACCCGGCGCACGAGAGCGTGGACGTCTTCCAGTCGCTCTTCGACGGCTTCAGCAACGTCGGGGCCCAGGAACGTGACGACTTCCACGGGGTAGGGAGTCCGCCGGATCTGACCGAGAAGCAGATCATTCAGTTCGTACTGCGCTACCAGGTGCTTCGCGGTGGACTTCCTGCGCTTCCAGCCCCACTTCCTGCCTAGTTCCTGGGGGGAGGGAAGCCCGAGAAGTCCTTCGAACACCACGAGAAGGCAGGGCTGGAAGTCGGCGGAGATGTCACCGTCTTGCACGGCGCCAGTCCTCTCCCCCGATGGCTGCTGCGTCGAATGCTTCATGCAGGAACGAGAACATCGCAGCCTCGTACTTCTCGCTCCACTGCGGAAGGGGGACGTTGGTGGTCGCGAGAGTGGGAAGACAGCGGTCGAATCGGGTCCGGAAGATCCGGTAGACCTCGGATCCATTCCAGCCGGAACCGGAGTCGTATTCCTTACCCTGGTCGTCCCAGATGAGCAGAGGGACCCTGACAACGTGATCCTGAAGTCGCCGCATCCGCTTGTACTCGTTCAATGTTTCTTCATCCCGTAGCTTGAACGCGATCTCCTTGGCATCCCGCGCCTTGTTGCCGAGATCGAAAAAGCTGGTGACCGGCATGTACAGGAACTCCGTGTTGTACATGCGGGCAACATCGGTGGCGATGGCGCACATCAGGCGCGTCTTGCCGGTGGCGGGTGGACCGATGGCGATCCCGCCCTTTCCCAGCTTGCTTCGGTCCTCAGGCATCTCGTCGGCAAGAGGGCGACGCTGGCGCCAGCCGGTGACGATGTCATAGCCCATGTCGAGGCCTTGGGCGTTGTCCGGCGTGCGCCGCATGTCGGCCAGGCCCAGGCCCCAGAAGCGGCGCGGGACTCGGTATTTCGCCCAGCGTGCCGTCCAGTTGATCTGGGCTGCCTGCTCGGGGGTGTAGGTGCTCACCGGTCACCCGCCATGCTGCCGAGCCAGTAGCTGGCGTCGCCGTGACGGTGCTCCTCCACAGCCTGGGCTTCCACGGCCTTGGCGCTGGCGGCAAGCAGCCGGTGGCGCTGGCCGATGAAGTCGAGCCAGGGCGTCTTGCCCTTGACCCTGTGGTGGTCAGGGGCGACGTAGCGCTGCATCATGGCGCGGATCTGATCGGCGCTGACGCCGTCGCGCTTCCACTGGCTGAGGTTGCGCGCCAGGGCAGCGCGGTTGACCGGAGAGGGGCCCGCCCAGGGCTGCTGGCGGACGAGCTTGTCGAACTCGAAGGCCAGGGATCCGGCTGCGTCGGCCTGTGCCTGGGTCCTGGCGCGCCGCCTGGGGCTTGCCAACGTCTGGGCGACCTCCTGGGCCGGAAGCAGCCCGTCAAGGTCGTCAGATGCCGCGTCAGGCGATTTCTGGGAGTCCCACAGACCGAGGCTGGCGGCCGGATCAAATTCGTCCCGGGCCTCGTGCCGGGGGTTAGTGCCCTTGAAGCCCATGTCGTCCTCCAGCCCGGTTTCCACATGCGGCGCGGCAGCGTCGCCCCCTCCCGTAGGGAGGGGGGAAGTAGTGGTTCTTGGTAGGTGGTTCTTTATATAAGGAGTGCCGTCAGAAACTGACGCATCCGATGCGACAGCATGTGTCGTATCGCCCAGGAGGAGTTCAGCGGGGATCTGAAGGTCTCCACCCAGCAGAATCCGGAGTTCCGCAATCGTGCCGAGGAGGTAGTTCACTCGGTGCTGGCTCGCTCGTCCGGTCCGGCGAAAAGACAGTGCACCCTTGTCCGCAAGTTCCTTGAGGGTTCGCTGGATGGTGCGTACGGACACCTTGAGGATCCCGGCGAGACGTTCTTGAGTGGGGAACGCGTCGGGGTTCTCGCCCTGGAAGTGTTTGAGGATGATCAGGAGATCGTGGGCCTTGCCGGACAGCCCGAGAAATGCGGTCTCAACGTCCTGGACCACATACCATCCGCGCTCAAGTAGCTCTTGACGGCTTGTATTTACGGGAACGGTCATGTTACGTTCTTCCTGTGTGGTGAAGCGCACCTTTCGGACTGAAGCCCCCTGGAAACAGGGGGCTTTGGTTTTTCAGGCGCCCTCGATGACGTTCCCGTCTTCATCCATGAAACCGACGCGAGTTCCGGCACGCAGACGGCCACGCCCGGCCTTCTTCCACTCCTGCGCGTCCTCGTCCCACACGACCTTCGTAGGCTTCCCCGCAGGCTTCTTGGTGGCCTTGAGCGCCGGGGTCTTCTCGTAGTCGAGCTCAGGGTGCAGTACGAGGTTGAGCTCCTTGACCTTGTCCCCGAGCGCTTGAGTGAGCGGACTGTACGCGACGTCATCCGCGAGGTTCTTGGCAGCAGTGGTAGCGTCCGTGGCCCGCATGAAGTATCCGGCCCTGTCGAGCAGGTAGACCGCCTCGCGCAGCAGTTCTGCCGGGACAGTGACTTCGCCGACGGCGATGGTGGTCTGCATCTCCCGATGGGCAGCGGCAACGTCGTCTTCCAGGGTGGAAGTGGGTCCGACCTGCGGCTTCTCTGCCGACTTCCGGGGGGTGGAAGTGACAGGTTCCGACGTGTCGTCCAGCTCTTCCTCTTCGGGATCGAGCTCTTCCACCTCTTCGCGCTGCGGCTTCGCGGGCTTCCTGATGGGCCGCTCGGGCTCTGGCTCGGGCTCCTGGTCCTCCTCGTCGGGCCTGATCTCGGCGAGTCCTTGCACGAGGTCCACGACCTTGATCTTTCCGGATTGGTGAGCGAGCTTGATGAGCTGCTCGTCGTCCGCGTCCTTCTCATCCCAGTTGATCAGCAGGTAAGGAGACGGGATACCGGAGAGCTCTCCGATGAGGAACTCGAAGGGGTCATCGGGCTCATGGACATGGTCGACACTGTCGGTCCACTCAGCGACGGCGCCTGTGACCTCATCGGTGACGAGATGCAGCTCAACATCCTCGATGCTGACGGCAAGATTCAGTGCAGGCTTCAGCCCGGCAGGGACCTGCCCATCCGTGAGCAGCATGTAGATCGTGATGTGGCCGTACCGGTCAGGCTTGTCGTAGTAGCCCTCGCCGTCCGGTGTTCCGAGGCTGAGCCAGTCAGCAAGCAGATACTCGATGTTCCGGCGCGTGTTGGGGGCGTGGCCTGCGAAGGCGAGCGTGAGATCTTTGGGCACGATGCTCCTAAGCGCGATCAGTGACCTAGCCTCCCCAGCCTACGGAGTTGACCAACTCTGTGGCAACTAGTTGGTCAACCCTCATCAGAGGGGCGGGATGCGCCCCGGTCGGCGGCGGGTGACGAGCTGTGCAGTCTCGGCCGATGAGGTCACGTAGCGGTGCAGGACGGCCACGAGTCCGGCGACGGCAGCGGCCGTCAGGTACGCGGTGGGGACGTGGCGTGCCTCGAAGGCCAAGCCCGCCACGAGGGCGGGCTGAAGCCATGCGGGAACGGGCACTGGGAGTACCACGCGGATGTACTCCCAGGCCCAGAAGACAGCGAGTGCCACGGTGAGCAGACGCATCAGGTCTGCCTTGCGAGACCTGCGTTGGCCCACATCATCGCCTCTTCGATGCGGGCAATGGCGAGGCTCTTCTCCCGGCCGTCGGGCACGCGCGCGTTGATGAAGTCCGCTAGCTGACGGCACTGCTGACGGACACTGGTGTGCGCGTTCCGCCGCTCCTCCGAGGTGGCCGGGTGGAAGCGGAAGCGGTTCTCGATGTCCTCGGGAGCCATCATGCGGCGGGCTTGTCGGAGGCCGATCCACCGAGGGCCTTGGAGGCGGCGTCCACGGCGCTCGTGACTGCACCAGCGTCTGGAGTTGCCGAGACGGGTGCCTGGGTGAGCTGCGGGTCCTTCACGAGCAGCCCCTGGACGACGCCGGTGAGGCCCACCTTGGTCCACAGGCCGTAGTGCATGCCGACACTGACCACGAAGCCGGTGACGGCCGTGATGACGGCGGTGCGCAGGGAGCCGTGGGGGTGGTTGATGTACTGCTGGCCCAGCGCTGCGGCGGCGTTGATGAACAGCAGGGCGACCGACTTGACGGAGCTCGGCATCGAGGTCTTGGTGAGCAGGCCGACCACGAGCGGGGCGAAGAGACCGACGGCGATGGTGACGAGTGACATTTGGTTCACGGGGTGTCCTTAGCTCGGAGGCTGGGCGACGAGGATCTGGAATTGTGTTCCGTGCGGCACCGAATTTTTCACGATGTCGTTTAGACGGTAGTAGTTCGAGCGGAAACCTCGGTAATAGTGGCTGCTGCTGCGGCTAGCCGTCCCGGCCCAGAGGTAGTCGAATCCGGTGCTGCTTCCATCGAAGTAGTCGAGGAGTTGGGCGCCTTGCTCGCTGAGGGCGTTGTCCACCCAGAAGGTCGCTCCTTGTCCAGCGGCCAGGACATCCGCCGAGTTGAGGGAAAGACCCAGCGCGACCAGGCCGTTGTCGCTGGGACTGGTCATGAAAGTCGCCCAGAGTCTGATCCATCCGTTTTCATCAACGAGTTCGGGATGGTTCAGGGCGTCGGTGGTGTTCAGAACCCCGGCGATGGGCGTGTAGCCGGGCAGAAGCGTGATGGGCGGACAGCCGGGCCCGAGTTTGACGTACACCGACGTGGTGTAGGTAGTGCTCGTCTGCCAGCCGAATCCACCGATGTCGTTTGTGCTCCAGGCGGTGAGCAGCGTCGGGCCGATGATGGTGCCGTACGCGCTGTATGTGGACAGGCCCGCAGGGACGGAGTATTTCAGTGACCCGTTCGTGGTGCGGCCCGTGGTGGGGTCCTGGGATATGGGGTATGGGCCGGTGGTACCGAAGGCGCCCCATCCCCAGGTGTCCACGGCGAAATTCGGGTTGTTGACGAGGTTGACCCGGTTGGCTTTGAGGGTGATGGTGAGGTTTCGCGGACTCGTGTATGAGGTGGGGGTACTGAGCACGTTGTAGGGGCGTGTCCATATGCGGTGTGCGTCGACATAGGTGACTTCGCCGACCGGGGCTATGGCGTCCGTCGCGGAGGGCGTCGAGTTGATCGAGATGTGGGGCACGACAGATACCCAGACGGCATTCGCCGGGGCGGTGATGTTGTAGACATAGCTGGTGTCCCAGGCTCCGCCGCCCGGATGCTGCTGGTACGCGCTGAAGTACCACGTCCCTGCCGAAGGGAGCTGGTTGTAGCTGGAGTCGTAGAACTGAACTCCCGCACTCCACCAGGCGTTTCTTTGCATGCTGAGGGATACTGACGCGTTGAGAACTTCACCGGGCGTGCAGGGCGCCATCCCGGTGGGTGTGGCCGGGTTGATCCAATATCCCCAGCGGCCTGCGGGCGCTCCGGTGTACGTGATTTTTCCGCTGGAGGTTCCGCTGAGTGCCATGCTTGTGGAGGTCTGAACCGTGCAGAAGTTGACGCTGCTTTGTGCTGTGTAGCAGGCACGGCCCTGCCAGCTCATGGCAGCAAAGCTCAGCCGGTTTCCCAGATTTACCGATTCAAGCTGGACGTTGTCGTAGGCGTGCTTTTCTCCGGCGGCGAGGTTCGTCCACTTGATGCCGACCCCGGCGTATACAGCTTGGTTCCACAAAGGGGCGACGCCGTCCGGTGTGTAGGAAGTGGGGGCGGTGGCGGTCAGCCAGCCTCGCTGTGCAGTGGAGTCGGTGCCGGTGGCGTGGGAGACATCGCGGGACATTGCAGTATCAGGTTGGCCGGATATCCAGATTCCGAAATCTGTGACTCCCCCGAGGGGGAGTGTGGTGACGGTGACGGCGCTTCCGGAGGATTGAGCAGTGCCGCTCGCAGTCAGGTACTGGATGGGCGGGGTGGTGACGGTCGCGTCCCCGGTCGTTGCGGCGGCACCGGTCGCGGTCAGCAGCTGTGGCATCAGTAGCTCCGTTCGAAGATGCCGTGCCGAGTAGCAGCCGCGTTGAAGCTGTCGGTGACAGTCGCGAGCTGGATCGGGGCGAGTCCCGGGCCCTGGTACTGGTAGACGGTGATCGTGGATCCCGACATCGAGACATAGATGCGGGATCCGTCCGGCAGGCTGGACCAGGACGCAACCGTGGTCAGCGTTCCGGAGACGACCTTGGCCAGACGCGTCCGGCTGGCGCTCCAGAAGTTCGTTGCGGAGCTCCAGCGCAGGCAGAGCCCGTGCTCGGTACCGATGGGCGGTCCGGTCATGAATGTCAGCCCGACGGACACATTGGCCTGCCCGTAGTTGGTGACCATCTGACGGCCGCTGGAGTCGTTCCGGGTCGACCAGTACGCCACGCCTGAGGAGGCGACAGGGGTATCGATGGCGGAGGAGTTCGTCCAGGTGCCACCAGCGAGTGCGCTGGAGGAGCTGGGGTCGGTGATGAGATTGGTCGAGTTGCGGGTGAACCCGACGTACAGGTCCGCGCTGGTGTTGGGGGTGGGGTTGATCGTGGTGATCAGGTTGCCACCGGCGTCGTACCACTCGATGTAGACGCTGCGCGTCGCCGTTGTCGTGCCCCCGCCGGTGAGGGAGGTCCAGGCGGAGGCGGTGTAGGTGTTCTGGGCGGAGCCGAGCCACGACCACGACAGATTGTCGGTGGGGTTGCCGGTCGGGGCACTGCCCTGAGAGGCGGACGCCGCAATGTAGGTCTGTCCCTGGTACTGCACGACGGCGCCAGGCTGGTAGGCAGCGCCCGCGCTCCAGAAGGGCATCTGGGCCAGGGGAATGCCGTAGGAGGAGACCATGTAGCGGTCCGGGGCAACGGTCGAGATGGTCTCGGGTTGCCAGTGGGCCAGATCGGTGTCCGGCTCGGCGCTGATGGAGGCAACGATCGCCAGGTAGCTGTTCCCGCCGTAGGTGACGTAGGCGTTGCGCTGGTACGTGGTGGTGGAGCTCCAGGCGGTGGACTGCGCGCGGGGCGGCGTGTGGACGGCGAGAGTGGCTGTGGAGGCGGACGAGTTGGTCATGACGCCGAAGCTGGAGGTGAAGTCGCCCTGCCCATCGAGGTGCTGAACGCCGGTGCTCACCGCGAGATTTGAGTTCGCGGCGGTCACGCCTGCCGTATAGCTGACTTGCTCCCAGGTGGATATGCCCCCGGTGAGGGGATTGACGAGCGCGGTGGTGGCGTAGTTGGTGAGCCAGATCCAGAAGGCGTTGTTGGTTGGGGACCCGCTCGGTGTGGCACCGAGATTCGAGGTGCTCCCGGTGGGCGTGTAAGTGAGGTAGTCCACGCCCATCTGGTAGCCGTTGTTGTTGCTGTACCGGCTCGTCCCGGACAGCGCGTTCTTGCTGTTCGTTGTGACGGTAATGGTGTTGGCGCCCGCGTTCAGCGTCCACTTTCCCAAGTACGCTCCGGTAGCCGGGGAGGGATTAGGGGCATAGCCGTCGAATATGAACGGCACCGGAGCACCGCCGTTGAAAATTGAGGAGCCCAACACCTGGCTGCCGTTGATGGTGAACTTGGTCTGGGCGTAGTCGTAGCTCCGTGTCATGCCAACGGAGACGTCGTAGGTTCCGGCGGTCGTCACAGTGAAAGAAAATGTCGCTGACTGTCCCACGGCATTGGAGTCGACCACCACTTGCCGTCCTCCCGAATAGGAGGCGCTTGGCAGACTCTGCTGGACGATGTACTGCGGGGCTCCGCTGAGAGTGATGGTGCAGCTTTCCGCCTCTACGCGGACCGTGGAGGACTGCGCCTGATACAGGTACCCGCTGTAGGAGACGATGCTGCCCGGAGGGTAGACGACGCTCGGGTCCCATGCCGGGTACCGAGGTGAGTAGGACTCGGTCTGGTCCGGGTCGAGCATCAGATTCGTGCTGGGTGCTATCACACTGTCGTAGCCGGTGATATTAGCGATGGTGTCCCGGAGAGAGGTCGTCGTGCCCTTGAGCCGGGCGAGCTGAACAGCGTTGGCAACTCGGTAGCGGCGCAGCCGGGGCGTGATGCTTGCCTCCGTGTCGAGGCCGAGCTGACTGGCAACTTCCTCCATGCGCCAGATGGGCATGGAGGAGACGCGGGTGAGGTGCTGCTCCTCCCCCAGCTCGGTCCGCGTCATGTCCAGTGCGTAGGCCAGCACCGCCAGGTACCGGCCGAGCTGGCTGTTGGTGGGATCCTGCGGACTGGCGATGTCCTGCTGGCTGGTGGCGTAGGGGGCGGGCAGCAGGCTGTACAGCAGATTCCGGTAGCCGTAGTCGGAGACGGCGAGAGAGCACGCCTGCCCGGCCCGGTTCCACAGGGCGGTCGCGTTGGTGACTTGCCACTGGGTTGCTGAGACAGAGGGTGTGATGCCGAGGGTATTGGCGGTCACGCACAGCCAGTTACTGCCACCGTAGGAGACGGTGTCGCCGACCTGGTAGGTGATGGCGCCGGAATATGCGGGGAAGCTGGAGGCGACGAACCATGCGTAGTAGTACCACTTCCCGCCAGTCAGCCCTGAATCGGTGAAGCTGTTCTGGGGAGTTGTCGGCGAGATCTGGAGAATGATATCTCCGTCCTTCTCATCGGACGGATAGCCGTTGGTGTTCCGAACTACCTGAAGCGAGGACCAGTTCTGATTGTTGGACGGCATGGTCCAGTTCAGCGTGATCTCACCATATCCGGTCTGGACGGCACTGACCGATCCGACGGAGTAAGTGACAGCGACGTCAGGCCCGTAATAATCCTTACTGAAGAGTGAGAGCCCATAGGTGGCCATGCATCACGTCCCGATCTCATACGGCAACTGGACGCCGCCCCAACTGCTCCCCGCAGGCAGACCGCGAATATAGGTGAGCTGAATTCGCGCCGACGCCGTTAGCGTCTGCGGTGTCAGGACTGCTCCCTCATCGCCCGGCACAAAAACATGCCGGATATGGACCTGAAGTGTGTCCCCTACCCCGAAGACAGCGCCGGTTGCCATAGTGATTCGGTGCCATCCTCCGGTCTCTCCGCCTGAGGTGGAATCCCCCTGCCCGAAGTCCACGTAACCGACTGTCTGGGTGCCCGGGTTGCTGGAGTTCGCTCGGATTCTGGCGAACATCGTGTGCAGTTGTTCATCCGCGCCACCGGGGTCCACCATGCCACAGGTGACAGTGATGATCCACCAACCGGCCCAGGGGATCGTCAATGTATTGCCAGGGGCGTAAACACCGTTGGTGTCTACGGCAACTGCGTTCCACCTCAGTGCGTGCCAGTCGCTGGGCAGTACGTTCTCATAGTTTCCCGTCGGGGCGATCTGAGTTCCTGTGGCGGCTATGGAGGCTACAGGAAGCTGCCAGCCGGTTTTCGCGTCGTTCGAGAGAATGTTGATTCGGTTGGTCTGGGTATCCAGGTTCTGCTGAACCTGGTCAAGTCGGGAGCCGACCGTGCTGTAGGAGACGGGGGCACCACTCGCGGGATGGTAAACCTGTGGGTTCGCTCCGAGCGTGGATTCCACAGCGGTGATTTCGTCGTAGGCGCCATTAACATCCGCCGCCATGACGAATTCGGTGCCATCTACGCGTGGCGTGAATTTACGGACGATCGTCGGGTAGCTGGCCGTCACTTCAGATTCCTCCCACTGCCGAGATGTTGATGGTCCCGGCAAAGGGGACCTCCCAGGGCTGGCAGACCACATCCGCCGTGCCCGACTGCGCCGCATCCGCACGCGCCATCACCGGGATCTGCACGTAGAGCACGCCGGGCAGCCCGTGAACCGCTCCGTAGGCCTGCGCCACCGAGACGCGCTGCCGGAAGCTGGTCGTGGAGGGGTCCAGCAGATTCTGGAGGGCCTGGGTCACCGCGAGCTGCACATCGGACCGCCGGTACTGCGGCATCACACCCACGGTCACGGGGACGGTCGGCGTCCCGAAATTCACCGGCACGAGGCTCCCCGTCTGGATAACGACCGTCGTGCCGATCATTGCCTGCGCCTGTACGGCCTGTGTGGTGGCGTCGATGAGGGCCTGCGACGGGGTCATATTGGTCGCGGCCAGGATGTACACGGTGACCACCGAGACGGACTGAGCGAGCGCGCTGGCCTTGTCCACGCCCTGCACCCCGAGAGCCAGGTTGGCGTAGTCGGAGTCGGTGACCCCACGGTTCTGGGATGCCGGAATGGCGGGCGCGTTGCGGCGGATGGAGTTCGTTGACTCTGCGTCCAGGCCACCAGTCATCAGTGAACTCGACTGAACGGCAACTCCGGGGATGAATGACGCGACATCCACGAGTGCGTTGGCTGCCAGGTTGCCCCGGACTCCTCCCCCGATGCGGTATGCGACGAGAAGGTCGACACCGTTCTCGGGGATGCGTCCGTTGTTGCCGTCTCCGAAGATCACGGACACGTTTCCGGTCGCGTCGGTCGACAGCATCACCTGCTGGTCCGTTGGTCCGGCATTCAGCAGTGAACTTACAACGGCGTATTCCACGGGCCCGTTGGGGAGGCTCGCGAATACTCGCACCGTGGATTGATCAATGGGCGTGCCGGGGATGACGTACGACTGGTCGGGTGTGCCATCAGACGTTCCCAGGGCCACTACGGGAACGACTGTGGGACTGCCAGAGGTTGCGTTGAGCGTGATCATCGCCGTGCCCTGGGTCGCCCCCTCGACCACGGTGACGGTGGCGGTGCCACCGCCGGGCGGCACGGTCGCAACGGCCTGTGTCTCGAAGACGAGGGGTCCTTGCAGGTCCGGCTGGAACGCCGTGATGAGTTGGCTGCCAGCCGGGATCGTCACGGTGGCCGACTGGGTGGGATCGGTAGCGAAGGTGACGGTACCGGTGGCGGCGAGCGCAGGGGCCGGGGTGTAGCCCAGGGTCTGAGCGATCTCCAGCACTGCGGAACGCTGCGTGGCAGTTCCCAGATATGCCTCAACGACCAGCCGGTCCTGGTAGTAGGAAAGAATGTCGAGGCAGTAGGCCAGCATCTCGACCATCGCCACGCCGAAATCGGAAGGTGACCGGCTGGTCCACTCCGGGATCGTGGTGGACGCATAGGTCAGCATGGATTCACGGAACCCCGAGAAATCCTTGCTCGTGTAGTCCACCGGGACCGGAGGTGTCGTCACCGCGCTCCTTAACGCCTCATCATCGTCGGCCCGGAAATACGAAGAGAAAGCAACGACAGGCCCATTGGAAGTTTACGATCTCCGGCTCCCGGCCGGGTAGCGTCAATCGCCGCCGTACCCGCCTTCACCGTATCCAGCAATGGCGTACGGACTGTCTCCATCTCCTCCGTAAGGACCGTCTCCGTAGGGGATGTCCCCGTATTTGACCGGCGCATTCACGAGGGGATCGACTGTAGGCAGTTGATTGAGAATGCCCACCGTGTCCGGGGACACGTCACCCGTCGCACTAAGCTCGACCGAGTACTGAGTGGACAACGAGGTGACCGGGTCACCGGCTGATACGTCGACATCCACACCGAGAATCTCCGATCCGTCCGGGCTGAGGATCGGGCGTATTGCGAGTACTCGTGCCTGCGGCTCATACAGTCCTACGGCCTGGGCAACCGCCTGCTGCAAATGGCTCTGGGAGGCGTTGGGGTCCCAGTCGAAAAGGAACTGGGTGGTGTCCACTCCGAAGGTCACCCTCATTACACGCTGGCCTGGAATTGTTCCGGCCAACGCGTGCACCCGTTGACTCAGCGCCTGTACAGGTCCGCTAACCGTCGCGACCGCCCCGGAGGGGTCAATGGCGAAAGGAATGGCCATCTGATACGACACTGCGCCTCCTAGCTCTTGTTGCCCATGGGTACAGATATCTGGAAATACACGTCAGCACTCCCGCTTGTGGGGACAGCGCTCACGCTCACATTCCCGTTCGCGTTGACCTCGACATACTCAATCGTGGGCGTTCCAGCAGAGTTCGACACAGCACCCGATCGCTGCGTCTTTTTCGGGCGGTAAGCAGTAGGCAGCGTAAAAATGACGCTCGCTGGGCTCGTAGTAGTGGTGGTTGCCGCGCCGACGAGCACCAGGTTGTCCATTGCGTCAACGGAGTACTGAAGTGCTTGCACCGAGCCTGAATGCGGGCCGAGCGCCCAGCCGGTGCCGATCCCGGTAGGGGTCTGCCAGGTCTGCCCGGCCTTGATCAGGTAGGTGCTGATCTGCGCCTTGGAGACGTCGAGGGACAGCAATACGTTGCCGCTGGCGACGTCCTGGACTATCAGGTTGGCGTTCGAAGAGCCGTCGTTGGCCTGCGAGTTGATCTGAAGGGTCACCGAGTCAGTCGCCCCGCTGGCGACCGGGCCTGCCAGGGTCACCTGAAGGGATTCCGAGGCCCCGGAACCTGCTGTGGCCACGCTGATACGCGCCGCCGTCTGCTCGATGGGGGCGCCGGTGTAGAGGTAGCCATTGCTGGTTGCCAGCGGCGCCACGATCGGCGGGATGTACACCGGGTACGAGGCGTCACCGCCCCGGTACATCACCCACACCAGTTGCCCCGGCGCCGGGGCAGCCGTACCTCCCGACGTGGCGGGCGGAGCCCAGCCGGTCACGGCCAGACCGCTCACTTGCGGCACCTGGAGGCGGACGCGTCCATTCCCGGTCGGGTCGGCTGTGCCAACAACCGTGCCGAGGTAGATGCCAGGCAAAGTCATGCGCCACTCCCCGCCCGCCAAGTATTTCCCACCAGGACGGAGGAGGCCTGCGGCACTGGCGTCCACGGCAGTTGCGTCAGCGAGGCAGCCTGGTCACGCCCCAGCTCCAGGTCCACGTAGTAGCTGCTGTAGACGGCCCCTCGCAGGTCCAGGGAGATCCGGTGATGCGCGGAGCGCACCATCCACGCCCCCGCGTACTGGCTGGCGATGGCGTCCCCGCTCACGCTGATCGCGCAGCCCGGCCGCAGCCGGGGGTCACCATCGACCGTTGCCGTCGCACTGACCCACCACAGATCCCGGTGCGCCGCCGCCTGTGTGATGGCCACAGCGTCCGCGTAGCTCGTGGCCACATAGCCGGTCGCATACCGGCCGACCTGTGGAGCAACGCTGGCTCCGCTTACCGGATCCACTCGGGCGGCCGAGGCGGTCGCACCCGTGAGTACGCCGTTCCAGGACAATGCGACGGCCGTATGCTGCGCGCGGATTGCTCCCTCGGGATCGGTCTCGCCGACGACCGCGCGAAAGGCTTGCATCGTGTCCTGGACACCTGGGGTGCGGTGCTGCACGAAGGTCGGCATGCCCGGGACGAGGATGCGATGAGGATCAGTCATACACAGCGTCGTGCCGTCGACGGTGAGCCTGTAGCCGCTTTCCTCGGCGCGGTCCTGGAGGAAGCTGAAGTCGCTTTGCGCCGACTGCTGTCTGGCGTCGAAGACCCGGCTGTGCGGGTCCGTTATGGCATTCAGCCCATTCAGTGCAGCGATCTGCTGCGTCATGTACGCCACGGAGCACTGCCGCCAGGTGCGTGTCTGCGCGGTCTGGAGCGGCTTGGTGGCTCCCAGGAGGGTGTAACGCACGTCCAACCACTGGCCCCCCACCATCCCCGAGGGCTGCCCGGGATTGTTCAGCAGCTCGGGAGACACCACGTATCCCACCCAGGTGCTGCTCGCCGCTGCGGTCGCTCCGTAAGAGATCTGCACGGGCGTGTTGTCCGGCCACCAGAGCGACGGCGGTAGTGAATCCGCCGCCGGGCGGAATGACGAGGACAGGAAGTACCTGATCGTCAACTGTGCCCATGGGTGGGCGCATTCTTCGGTGTGCAGCACGAATTCGCTCACGACGAAGGGCAGTGCAAGGTTCGGGGTTGACACCCGCACCCACGGCGCCCAGGAGCCAATTGTCTGCCTACCCGATGGCATTGGGGATCCTTATCCGCGTTCCGGCCGGAATCAAGGTCCAGTCGAAAATCTGAGGATTCCCTTGCGCGATGACCCACCACATGGTCTCGTCCCCGTACATGCGGGCTGCCAGCGTGTCCACCCGGTCTGTGGCTCCCCAGGTGTAGTCGACCACTGAGAGCGTGTTTGCCCTGGGTTGCTGGGGCGTGATCGTGAGACGGGAAACACCGCTGGCATCAGTAATCATCGTCGTCACGTTGTTTGCGTAGCGTGAGCTCGCTGAAATCGACATTACTGCCACGTCCAGGGATTTGAGGTGGTGAGCTGCATACTCACCTGCACTGTACAGCGGAAGGGCACCATCAATTGAGAGAAGTGGGTGTACTGAACTGACAGGTTGTTGATATAGCCGTGGAATGACAGGGCGTTCTGCCCGCCGAAATACACGGTGCAGGGAGTCATCGGCATCGGCCCGATCGAGCCGGAGGGGAAGAGTTCGACAGGGACGTTCCCCTTGGGATTGGTGTTGGGAAGAGCAACAGCCTCCTGCTGGAGAATGCCGACCAGGCGGTACATCGCCGCGATATCCGCCCAGACTCCCACTTTCGAAACGTCTGTCGTCGTCCCGATGAGATACGGCTCGCTGTAAGTAGCCCCGGCATTCCACAATTCGTACGTCCGGTCAAACAGCAGCGCGAAGCCAACACTCGACGTGATCGGAATATTGATGGTCTCGTTCTTCGTCAGCGGATCACGCCGGTTCTGCGGAAGTGAGGCGGGCGACGAGTTGGGGTCGTTCTGGTGAGTGACTTCGACAACCGATGGGTTGTACAGGAATTTCACAGAGTACTGCGTGTACGGTGTAGGGCCATACCCGAGATCCTGAATGATGTATCCCCGCTGAAGGGATCCCGTATCGACACCCGTGCCGGACGATGTCGCTTTCATTCCCGGGAGCGCGGTGATGCGTTTGTCGAAATCCGGGTTGGAATACCTTGGATCAGGCCGGTTAGCCATTACAGCCCCCTCGCCAACTGCTTCATCCGCGCGTTCTGCGTCAGAGCCTGAGCGAACTGATCGGCAGCCTGCTGGGCCTGCTGTGCAGTCATCCCTGTTCCAGAAATAACGAACTGGACGGCGCCGCTACTGAAATTCAGTGTGATGCCGCCGGAAGAAGGCACTACCGAAGACTGGCCGGTGGCCGCGTCCTTGACGTTCACGACGTCCCGCATGAGAGCCTGTCGGATAGTGTCGGCCTTCGGCTTTTCAATGATCATCTCGCCCTTGTGCACCATGGCGACATGGTCCTGAGGGATCTCCCACGCCCCGACCGCGTATCCCTGCGGCGGCAGATCGGGGTTGGCCTGCTGAACGTTGGAGATGTTCTTGTAGCGCCCCTTTATGTAATCAGCAGACGCGGCAACGCTCGCAGCAGGATCAAAGGGATCGTCCGGAAGGCTCTTCGCGCGGAATGATTCGAAGGTCGGCCTGATGACCTGCATCAAGCCCTGACTCGGCGTCCCGGCCTTCGCGTTGCTGTCGTAATTGTTCTGGGCCTTGGCGTTGAACGACGACTCCCGATAGGCAACCGTGACGAGCCCTCGCGCCCAGGCGGCACCACTGACCCCGGCGGCGGACATTCCCTTGAGTACCGCCGTCTTCACCCAGGCCGGAGGCGCTGGAATATCAGTGGCCTTGCCGTGGATGGGCCCGAAGTTGTAATTACCGGCGTCAGCCGACCCTACTCCGTCACCCGCCGACGTGGAGGAATCATTCATCGGAGAAGTGGCAACCGAATGCTGTACTCCAGCGAGAGCGGACGTGATCGCGTCGACCTCTTCAGTGCTTCCGTACGCGTTGCCCAAACTGCTGGCCCCGGAGTTGCCCCCCGCATTGTTCGCCTGGCTCTTCTGCGTATTGGAGGTCTGATCGGTTGCTCCCGAATACGATCCGACGGATCCGACGATGCGCCGGATAGCAACATACTGACCGTATTCAGACACGGGAGAAATTCTGATGTTCTCGCCTGTACGCGGAGCCTCAACGATCTTGTTGTTGCCCAAGTACATGACCACGTGCCCCGGGTAGGGGAACATCAAGTCACCAGGGCGGGCATCCGCTTGCTTGACCGCCTGGCCCACATTCATTTGATCTTCACTGACACGCGGAAGCTGCACACCGATTTGCCGGTAGGCGTATTGCATAAGGCCAGAGCAGTCAAATGCATCAGGCCCGGTTCCACCCCATTGATAGGGCTTTCCCAGCTCGCTCAGCGCGGCCTCGATGGCTGCGGCTGCCGTCTTCCCCGCAACAGGCTGCCCCGAGCTGGGCGACGCACCACCCTTCGAGGATCCCGCAGCACCGCCTTGGCGCCCGTCGGTGGATGTAGTGCGCGAATTGCGGAACAGATTCCAACCCACACCGATCGTGCCACCGATTGCGGCACCGATGCCCGTGCCGATACCCGGGACAACCGAGCCGATAGCCGCACCGGTTGCCGCCCCGGCGCCCGCGTCGACCAGCAGGTTTGCAGCACCACGCGCCTTGCTGTTCTTAATGTGACTCGTCGCCTGGTGCCCGAAGTGCGCAATGCCGTATGCGCCTACCAGTCCGGTCGCCACCGGCAAGGCACCCGCCAAAAGGCTCCCCGCGCCACCTGCCAGCAGTCCGCCCTCGCCGAGCCCTCCGGCTCCCAGCAGCGAGCTGGCCCCACCTCCCAGGAGCCGTCCCCCGAGGCCACGCATGAGCATGCCTCCACCCAGTCCGCCAAGGAGGCCACCGAAGGTGGTACCCCAGCCAGCACCGGCGCCGAGAATCTGCTTGATCCCAGGCGTATTGACAATGCTGTTGACCAGGTTGGTGAATTTCGTCAGAGCGGCATTGGCATCTTTGAGAGCGGGCCCGAACTGGTCGAGCAGATCATTGGTGGTTGTGTTCTTGGCGGCCGTGACGTTCTTCTGGCTCTGAAGAATCGAGTTCGTTATGCCGATGGACTGCAATTTCTTGCCTGCGGCGTCGCCTGCGCTTCCACCCGCCTCATATTGGTTCATCAGTGAGGTGAATTGCTGCTGGCTCATCCCGTGCAGGCTGGCAGTGTTCTGCGCAGTGATGTAGTTTTCCAGCGCTGTAACCGTGCTCTGATCACCGCCCGCGCTTTTCACATACGCCGCGATGTTCGCGTTCAGGTACCCATTCTGGCCCAGCGATGCGGCCAGCTCTTGGGGCGAGACGGTGGTGCGCCCGTTCATGGTCTTCCGGAAGATGGAAGACGCGACATTGCCGATGGCATTTCTGCTTATCTGTCCGTTGCCGCCCAGCGCAGGCGTGTAGCCGTACATAGTCGACGCGTAATACCCTCGGGCCGACGTAAGAGATCCGAACATCGACGCAAGCGAAGCCGCGTCCATGGTGGGATTGACGAGAGACAGATCCTTGATGTTCCCCAGGTAGGAGGAGAACTGCGGGTTCGCCTGCCGAGTTCCTGGCGTCAGATTCAGGAACCCTGAATTCTGGCTCGCAATGAATGCTGCCTTCGACGCGTCATTCGCGCTCTGCGCCCACAGCGTCGTGTGCTGCCCCTGGGACCCGAATATCTGCTTACGCAGCGCGTTGATGGCGCTTCCGCTGGTTCCGTCGGCACCGATCGGAGAGCCGTTGAGGATCCCCGCCCATTGCGCGTAATTATCGAATTCGGTCGCGGGCTTGAGCATGGAGTTGCCGAGATTCTGGAGACTCTTCGTGAAGGCCGTGAAAATCTTCCCAGCGCTCGGCATGCTGGGCTGTGGAACACCGGCACCGATGGTGCCGCCGCGATTCGACGTGTATGACGGACCTCCTCCCCGGCCGCCACCGCCGCCCCCTCCTCCTCCACCACCTTGCGTTCCACCGTTGCGGCTGCCTCCGGAGCCACCGTTCCACCGGCCGCCGTTGTCTCCCCCGCCCGTGCCTCCGCCGCCACCGGCCGAGCCCCAATTCCGCGCGTGGAAAACATTCTCATCCCAGACCCCGTCTGGAGGCGCACCTGTGGTCCGCTCACGCCACGAGAACCCGGACCGGGGGTTGTACGCGGTGGTGCGGACTCGTGTCTGCCGCCCTCCTTCGGGACCCGGACCTTCCACCGTGCTCTGTCGCTGCCACCCCCCGTTCTGGTAGCGCGTCTCGCGGAAGGACTCGTTTTGTGGCTCGGCGGATCCCGGCACGGACACGGTTCGCCTACGCATCGAGTAGACGTTCCCGCTTGGGGTCCGGCCCGATTCCGTAGTGACCGGCGGCTGGTTGGCGGTGCGCGTCCGGGTGGCGAAGGCGGCACGTCCCTCGCCAGGAGTCTCGTCCCTCAGCGCCTGTGTGTTCTGCGAGACATTGCGGGCGAGCTGGTCGATGGACTGCTGGAGGTGATTGGCTCCGGCTCCGATGATTCTCCCCGCGCCGGGGTCAAGGGGTTCTTCCTCACCGCTTGTTGCCATTCACGCTCCTCCTCTCCCATTCCCACATGGTCTTCGCCGCCCAGTAGCGCCGCTGCCTCGCTGTCATCCCCCGCAAATCGGCAAGTGTCCAGCCGGGGAATTCCTTGGCGATGAGACCGATTTCGGCGTACGCCAGCTTCGGGTCAATCGATGCGAAAGAGCTCGCCGAGCTCGATCGGCAGCCGGACCTCCCGTCCACAGGCGTGTTCAAAGGTCACCGCGTCCAATCGCGGCCCAGGCTGTGTCTCGGCCAGGAAGCGGATGATCGACTGCCGGTCGGCCATCGACAGGGACTTGGCCAGCGCCGGACCTCCCGCCTGCTCCTGCCCGTGGGTATCGACCACGCGCACCAGGACGCAGCCGAGGAGGGCCGTGTTGCGTTCGGCCAGCGTGGCGTCGGGCTTCTTGAAAATGGCCTCCTGAGCTGCCCCGTCCGGCAGACGTACGACGGCCGAACCGCCCTTCCGCAGTGGCACGGAGTACTCGTGCCGGGGCATGACCTCGCTCAGCTCACCGTCCTCGATCGTGGAGAGGTCGATGGTGGCGTCCAGTTCTTCCTGGCAGTGGGGACACCGCACCCGGCGCATCGTCAGATCTCGTCCGAAGGTTGCGATCCTCACCCCGAGGAGCAGGGCATCCCGGTCACCGACGAGGGCCTTACGCAGCATCGCTGACGTAGGCGCCTGGCCCCCGATGCTGACGACTGCCCGCTCCAGCAGTCCCGTGACCCATCGGGCCACCGATCCCTGGATTCGGTCGAGCGCTTCCTCATCCTCACCAGTAAGCTCGCGCACCCGGGCGTCCCGCAGCAGCTCCCCATTCCAGTAGAGCCCGCCAGGCAGCGGCACATAGGTGTCAGGAGCCGGTTCGATCTCCGGCTCCTCCCCCACTGCATCGGCCATCACCTGAGCCATGAGCGCGTTGGTCGCCTCACCGCCTGCGGCATTCTCTGAAACCGAACGGACAGTTCCGTTCGCCATCAATCCATCCCAGTCCTGATCCAATTCCGGCATCACATACTCCAGTCGGTTAACGTCGCGGGATGAATCAGAAGCCGACCGTGCTCGAAGGGCCTGCGTTCTTGTTGGCGATCACCACATCCCATCCCTCGTGAGCGAGGCTAATCTGCTCCATGAGAACGCCGTTAGCGCCCGCGTCGAGAGACCCGAAGGCAATGCTGGTCGGCCACGCCCGGTAGATGCGCCAGGCCACCTTCACAGCCGCCTTGGGAGTGGTGACCGGGTGGTCGATCAGATAGATCGTGACGGTGGACCGGAAGTCCTTCGACCCGTCATTGGAGCCCGTTCCCTGAACGGCAACGAAGATGTCCTGGAGCCACTTCTGGATTCCCTCGTCATCGGCCGTTGCCGCAATGCCCTTGGACAAAGTGATGGGGGCGAAGTCTGCCTGCCCCGGGAGCTTGCGGGTTGTGACGTTGTCACCGCCCTGACGGTATGAGATGACGTCAGTGGTAACCGACAGCCCGTCAATCGACATGAAACCGAACTGGGGCTTCACACTACTGAGATGCGGGTTGTCGAACATTACCTGGAACTTGAAGTTCCTCAAGGGGTCCGAGTTTATGCTCGACCTTGAGTCGACCTGCGTGACGGTAGCCATTCAGACTCCTTAACCGATGCTGGTGGAGGACGTGGCCCCGGAAGCGATCTGACCGATCTGAATGACGATGTACTCGGCCGGGGAGTTAAGAGCGACCCCAACCTGAATGTTCACAATGCCGTTCGCCACAGAATTTGCGGTGTTGTTGGTGTCGTCGCAGATGACGTAGAACGCCGTGCCCTGCGTCGACCCCTGAAGGACGCCGGACTGCTGAAGAATGGACAGCTTGTCGGTGAGAATTGACGAGATCTGCGCCCACAAGATTGAGTTGTTCGGGGAGAAGATCGCGAAATTCGTCGCCTGTATGCACATGCGCCGGATAGCCTGAAGCGTCCGCCGGACCGCCACATACCGCGAGGGCATACCGCCCTGAAGAGTGCGTGCGCCCATGGGCATCACCCCGGCGCTTCCGGGCACCGTCCTGATGATGTTGATCCCGTATTGATTCAGCGTGTCCAGGTCGGAGTTCTGGAACGAAATCTGCGGTGATACTGCGCTGATCAGCGGATACTTGACGCCTGCCGCAGACTGCTGTGTGCCTTCATTTGCGTCGGCCTGCGCGAAAAGACCAAGCATCGCGCCGCCGGGCGGCAGCAGCCTGGTAGCACCAGGTGCCGAGGAATTCGGGTCGCTGAAGTTCACCCACGGCCCGTACACAGCGGCGTAACTGGTCGTGGTGAAAGGAGTCACCGCAGACGCGTTCAGGGGGCTCAACCCCCCGTAAGCAGCAACCGTGTTGGCGTAGGTGGAAGACGCCTGCGGGCTATCGATCACCAGGAATTTAAATCCATCGCTTTGCGCCCAGGCGATCAGCGGGTTAAGGACCGTAGGATCGGACACGCCCGGCAGATTCACGTTGAGAATGCCGTCGATGGAAGACAGCAGCTGGGTTGCGGTCACCAGGCTGACCGCCTGAACGCCGTCCGTTCCCCCAGTCAGCGGCGTGCCGGTCTGCGTTCCAGGCGTCTGCGCCGTAGCCCAGGTCGCGGCACCGGTGTAGGTGGCCGTCACATACTGAGACCCCCCATTGACCGCGTTGATCATCGCAACGAGATTCCGGGGATCAGCAGGATTCAATGTCACATCCGTGTACTGCTCGACGGGCGTAGAGGTCGCCGAGCCGTAGTGGATGGACATATTGAAACGGCCCGCCGTCGTGCCCTGGATATCGATGAAGAGCTGGTTACCAGCGGCTCCAGGCGCGATGGCCGTCAGGGTGAGATCCGCAGCAGGCGTTGGCGTCTCCTGGCCATTCAGGTTGAGGCTGGCGAGTGTGGAGTCTGAGGGGGTGGCACGCACCACGTAGCAACGCGAGCCACCATTGGTGAAAAACTCGTACACCGCATAGGGAAGGTAGTCGGTACTCCCCGCAAATCCCTGGTAGAGGGCCAGGAACTGCGCCCAGGAGGTGATCAGCGTGGGACCTACAGGACCGGAGTTGTGAGCGCCGACAAAGGCCGCTGTCGCCTGGCCATCCGAACTGGGCGGCGTCACGAGGGGATTGAGGGACTCGCTGACGAATACCCCCGGGCGTCCCGTGATTACGGACATGTACTCTCCTCAATCATCCCGGATAGCCGGGGTCGTAGTCGTCAACTGTGAGATCGACGCTCTCAACGCTCGGGAGCATGACTGGATCACCGAGCAAATACAGCTCAGTGGAGACCCGAATCCTCCACGTTGCGGTGAAGAGCCGTTTTCCGTCGCTATCCCGTCCCGAGCTGAGATCTGGTCCGCCCAGCACATCGAGGCGTCGCACCGTGCTGTCCTGCGGCACGGCCAGGTACCCGAACCGCTCGGGCAGGTAGTTGAACCCGCAGAGGGTCCTGAGAAGCGGGGTGCGGTGCTCAACGAGCCGCGTGTACAGGTCGATCTGGTAGTCGATGTTGTGCGGGATCGGCATATCCGCATACCAGGTCTGGGACGGATCGAACCCTTCGGGCAGCGACTGCAACTGAGTAAAACCCCGGGATTCCCGCTCAGGATCGCGCTGAATGTCCGCCTGAGTAATCGTGATCAGCGGATAGGTGATGTCACTGTACTCGTCCTCTGGCACAGTGAACCGCACGACAACGGGAATCGGATTTGGCAGGGCGGCACCCTGCACCGTCAGGCCAGACAGCTTGACTTTAAGCGCCGCGTCCTCGGAGAGAAGCCAGGGCATCGCTCACCCCTCTCCAGGCAAAGAGATAGCCTGAATCGGCGTGTTCGCAACTCCAGGCATTAATTCCTCACAGGGCGGGAGATCATCACTCCCAGAATGCCACGTGGAAGGGAAACCCTTATAGAAAGAGAAAACCCGGCCCACAAGGGGCCGGGTGAGTTGCGGGTCAGCCACCGGCCTGCCATGCCCGCCGAACAGCCTTGAATGCTGTTCCTGCCACAGCCGAGGAAAGGGGAGAACCTCGGCACATCGACTGTATCCAACTGGTTCCTAGGGGTGTTACCCACGTCCCCTTCGAGGTTTCGTTAAGCAGGCTCGACAAGCATCCACATGACCGTGCTCGTCTCAGTGTTACTGGACGAGTTGATCGTGATGGAAGTCCCGGCAGCGACCGTGAAGGACAGTTGCCCGAGGGTCCCGGCCGCCGCCTGCCGGGAGAGAATCACCCGCGTAGTGGCCGTCACGCTGGTGTTGGGCACCGTCACAGTTCCAGCCGCCAACGTGGCCACACCCATGCGCGCGTTGGCGCCCTCCTTGATTGCCAGACCGCCACCAGCACTTCCAGCGATGATGGCCTTAGCGGTATTCGACCACGAAGTGAAGGCGCCGTTGGACTGACCGCCATTATTGATCGACAGGTACGAGTCGGTCTGGATTCCGCCGACGCCGGTCCGATACCAGAGGCCAGCATCAGGAGCTGCCGTGCCGGACCCGAGAACCATCAGACCGTCAGCACGCAGGATGACGCGCTGATTGGTATCGCCGACAACGCTGCCCTGCAAGATATTGCTGGCGGCAGCCGTATGCGTCGCAGATGCTGTCCCAGACCAGTTCCAAGCGGCAGTAGCGGCGATTGTCGGTGCGGCAGTGGTACCGGTGGCGGTCACCACGTCCGGGCCGATAAGCACCTTTATGTTGGTGCCATCATTGAAAATCGCCTGAGTTGCCGCCTGTACATACGCCTGATTCAGACTGAAGGACGTCGTAGCAGCAGCGACAGATATTCCATACTGCGGACTGGACGTGCCGCTCCCGTTGTCGTCCACCCCCGGGAAGACCGTCACGGCGCTGAGGACGATCGGGGTAGTGGCTCCGTGGGAGGAGAATCCGGCGTAACCGCCGCCGCCTGTACCACCATTACGGCCGTCGCGACGCAGCATGAGCCCGTCGAAAATGAAGGGAGGAGTACCAGTGGCGTCCACGTGGAGGCCATCCCAGCCGTTTCGGTCCGTCGAGCACCCACTCATAACGAGTGCACCGGAACCCTGACCTGAGCCCCAGGAACCCGTCAAGTAATAGCCGTAGTTGCCGTTCCACTCAGCTCGGCATCCGATCAATTGACTGTTCGCCAAATTGACGAGATTGAAGCCATTCGCATAGCAACCGATGGCCTGACAGTCGAACATGGTGATATCGGTCATCTGGTTCAGCGCGTACCCATGGCCGTGGCAGTTGTCGACCATAACGGAGTACAGGCGCCATGAGTACGGGTACGCGCCCGCATCCGTGTCCGTGTAGAGGCCGTTACCCGACATGTAGCGGATTGTGACTTGCCGCAGGACAACATTCTGCACGTTGCCCTTGCATTGAATTCCGTCGATCGCGCTCGCCGTGTACGCCGAACCATCAATCATCAGATCGAAAATGCGATGCTCAGCGGGGGTCGCACTGTAACCTCCGGTCGCGGCATCCTCGATGCGGATAACTGCTACGCCGGAAAAACTGGCCAACGGCTGGATGTAGCATGCCGGGTTAGTAAGCCCGGCCGCCACCATCATATTTGAATGAGAGCCCACCAGCGTGATCGCCGGGGGCAATACCAGGGGAGCCGATGTGCGGTATATACCAGCAGGAAGCAAGACCCTGCCGCCAACAGGGCATGCGTTGAGAGCGGACTGGATTGCCGCAGTATCGTCAGTGACTCCATCGCCTTTGGCGTGGTAATCGGTCTTCACATTGATGACAGGGAACTTGGCCATAGCGTTCGCGATGTCCGTTTGTTCCTGAGAGATCTCCACCTTGTTCTGGTCGAGATTCGTCAAGTCCTGATTGATAACCGTATCCCAGCCCAACTGACCGTGAACCGGGAGCGTAACGTCTCCACTCATACTCACACTTCCCTCGTATGCTACGCAGCCGCGATCGTGGTCACGGTTCCGCTGGAGCCCCGGTACTTCAGCGAACCGCCCTGGACGTAGAGCACGCCGCCTCCCGTGGGATTTGTGGTCGGCACGGTCGTGGCGTTGGCGATCTGGATTTCACCCGCGCCGTTATCACCGAGAGCTGCGGCTGCACCCACCAGGAGATTCACGCTGAAGCTGCCGCCGAACGCGTTGATTTGGTCTCCGGCTGCACCGCCGCCCAAGTTTCCGCGTGACATGGTGCCTACGCCATTAAGGTCCATGGCACCGACGGACAAAGTGCCCTTGGTGATGAGCGTGTTGGGCCCGATGAGGTTCGGTCCGGAACCTCCGGTCAGCTCTTCCCGAATGAGGGACCGAGTGACGCCATTCGTCGGCGCTGAAGCGATGGTGTTGCCGACGATGACGTTGTAGGAGGTTCCGTACTCCAGGTGGATTCCGCTGGCCGTGCCCGCCACCCCCACCACACCGGGCGAGAATATGGTGTTACCGACGACGTTGCAGTTGGTGGCCGCGAGAAAAATGGAGTCGCCAGCGGTGCCGTCGAAGTTGGAGCCCGTGATCCGGGTGTTGGAGGTGTTCTGCACGCGAATACCGATGAACCCGTTGGCACCACCTACGAAATTGCACGCGGTGATGAACTGGGTTCCTGCCAGGTCGTAGATTCCATAGGGGTTGGTGCCACTACCCCCGAGGAACTCGAAGTCGCAGGCGAGGATGACGTTCTCGTCGTTCGAGGTGAAATAGATTCCGCCACCGTTACCGGGGCTCGTCGTAGCGTTGTCGAAGAGGCATCCAATGGCCCTGTTGTTGTGACCGTTGATATTTCCCGTCTGCGGACCAAGGTAGAGCCCCCAGTCGCGGCAAGCCGTGAAATGCACTCGCCAGAACGTGCACTGGATGGCGCCGATGGCATAAATGCCTCCGCCAGCGGTCTGGTTCGTGCAGTTGCCGTTGATGACGAGGTCGGAAAACGTCATGCGCGTGTCGGTGCCAGAGAACTTGAACAGGTAGTCATTGACCCCGTTGGCCAGTTGCAGCACAGTGCTCCACCCGGCGCCGAGAATCTGCAAGCCCGTCCCACTCGGTACCGAGAGGGGCGAACCGATGATGTAGGTACCACTCGGCAGATACACAACACCATTCGTTCCTGCGGCGGTGATAGCTGCCTGAATTGCGGCGGAGTCGTTGGTGACACCATCGCCCTTTGCCCCGTAATCAGTCCTGACGTTGAGGTAGACCTTCTGCATATACCGGGTGTCGCTCGTGGCCGGGTAGTCCACCAGATTGGCAAGGCGAGGACGGACCATCCGCATCCAGCTCGTGCCATCCCCGATTAGGTCCACCGTCTCGTACTGCGTGGTGAGCGTCGGATTGACCACCCCGTCCACGGTCGCCGAGATGGTCACCGTGTTGGCCGAACTATCGGTCTTTCGAATCGTTACCCGTGCCCCAGCGGTGTTGGTCGGCAGCGTCACCGTGATGGCGTTCGAGGCCGCATTGCACTCAAGGAAGTCAAACGTGTTCGCGGTGACCGTAGCGCTTGTGATGGCACGAGGATTCGCCACCCTGTTGTAGCGGGCGTCCACCTGACCAAGCGGAATATCGTCCGACTCCACATACCAGATCGCGGCAGATGCGGAGTACTGGAGAATCACGCCCTGGTTCAGCAGCGACAGGGTTATGGACGTCTGTCCCCCGGCCTTGTTGAACACATCCGCCCCGCCTGTCTGGACGGTCACCGTGTTCGTCCCAGTTGTGTTGATGGCCTTGACTCCTATGACCGCCCGATCCGCAGGGGCGGTCGGCAGAGTGACCGTCACACTGCCGCCGGAGGCATCAACTGGAACAAAGTCGCGGGGGCTGGCTGTGTAAGCGGACACCTTCACCGGAGTAGGTATGAGCGCCTCGGCCTTATCCTGGTCGAGGTTAACCAGGTCTTGATTGAGAACCGTGGCCCATCCAAGCTGACCAGGAACCGGGACCGTTACATCGCTCATTCTCTACTCTCCATAGTCGGTATCTCCGTAGTCGCCTGTTCCATAGCCGGAGGGCGAGCCACCATACGGACCTTCGCCGTAGCCGCCATAGCCATACGTGCCTACGCCAGCACCGATCGCCATGGGATCAACCGCGTACTGCGAGAATTGAGCGTCGTCAGCGATCTCATCCGATTTCAACTGTACGGCGTTGATCTCGACAATTAGATAGTTCCGAACCAGCTTCCCCTCCGTGGCCATCCCCAGGATCCGAAAAAGCTTGTCGTTGTACGCGAACCGATCGCGCAGATAAGAGCCGTTCCGAAGGTCGATCCACCGCAAGCCTGTGCGAGAAAGCTGTCGAAAACCACAGGTAACGTGGATGGTGTCGTTCGTGTAGAAACCCTTCTCATCAAGCTCGTCCTCCCCCATGTTCTGAATGACATGCAGGACGGGGACCTCAACAGGACCTTTGAAAGACCTACCGGTACCGATCGACTCGTCGTAGATATTACTCTCCTGCGAGCTCGCGAAGTCGAACCGGTAATACGTGATTATGTCACCGAAGGCAGGCTGAAAGCCCCGCAGAGCATCCCCGATCCTCTGGGTCTCCAGCTCCGCACCCCACCGGCCGCGCTTCCAATCAAGGCGTCCCATGGCTCACCACCAGCCCCAGTAGGCGATGCTCGGGATATTCGAGTCGTCTTCGTTCCGGGAATCGATCTGCGGAATCTTCCGAACTGGCAGGCTGAAATCGTCGTATTCCTGCTCTTTGAAGGTGGGCACGAGCCTGCCGGTCGTCCGGGAGACCCGGCGCAGGTCGAACATCTCGATGCGCGCCATGCCAACGTTCAACTGGGCGCAGATATCCGTGTATCGCTGCTGGACGAGACCGAGCTGATGAATGATCTGCTCGTAGCGCTGCTGGCGCGGGATGTGCGTCCCGTCCGACGTCGTGACATCCACGTCCCCGGACGCGTCAGTGGCGAGCACCCAGAGGGCGTTGACGACCGTCAGCAGAGTCAGAGGTAGCTCTTCGACCGCCGGGAGGGTTTCCAGCGTCAGCGGCTGATCCTGATAGCGGATGAACCCGTTGACGTCACGGAATCGGGAACGGATCGTCCGCCCGTTGGTGTGCTGGAGAAGAGCCTCGTTGAGGAGTTGCGTCAGATCGGCATCAGTGAACATCCCGAACGATTGGCCCTGCACGACCAACGTCACGCCGTCCGGGAGAGGGGCATACGTGCCAGCCATGATGATCCGGCCCGCGCGGACGTCCAGCGTGTAGTTCGCCGGACTGGACAGCGTGGTAGTGACCCCGACGTTGGTTGCCGTGACGCTTAGTGGAGTGGTGACATTGTTGACATTGATGACCGACAGGTCATACGAGTCCAGTTCTCCTGTCCCCAGAAACACATCACGAAAGGGCGCGCCAAAGTCTCCGAGCTCAGTCCGTGCTCGGGACAACAGAGTTGGAATGTCGGCCATCGCCCACCACTCGTATCCGGGACATCTGGAGGCCGAATACGAGTAGTGCTGCGAATGGCCACTTTCAGTTTATGAGTTGCTAGCCAAGATTCAGTACGAGAGAGCCGGGGTTGATCTGAAGGCTCTGATTCTGCGCAGCCTGTCCAGGCTGGTCGAATTGCCACCACGCCAACACTGTCGGCTGGAGAGTCGCGATCAGAGCCATGGTGTCGAAATAGAAGAGCTGAGAAGACCCCGTTGCCTGAGGCCGGAGAACAAGCTTGGCCGTCGCAGCATTGGACGGTGCCACACCGCTCACCGTGTACTGCGCCCAGGTGCTACCGGCCGCCACCGTCGCCGACGCCGAGCTGGCGGAGATGAAGTTGGCCCCAGCGTCGTACCACCACAGCTCGACCTTGACCGTGATTCCGCTGGCCGGGGCGTAGCACCACGCCGACCCCTGGTAGGTCGTCCCCGGGTTGATCGCCACGCCAGTCGCGAGCGCGGCCTGCGTGTCCCCCGAGGCGGTCGCAGTCACCAGCAGGGAGTGAGTGCCCGAGTGTGCCTGCGCTGTCGACTGTGCAACAGTCGCATTCAGGGCCGCCGACCAGGCCGTGGCGTCGGTCTCGATGTCGCCCGCGTTGGTGCTGAGCAGGGTCGTGTTTGAGGGGATCGACGTGCCGATCAGCGCCGCGTAGGTAGCCGGGTACTGGAGCCCGATAGTGGCAGTGAAGGGCCCGTACAGGATGGTGTTGGAGTTGGAGATCGTTGACGGCTGTCCTGCCGTCGGGTCCGTCGCCAGCGCCCACGTGACGGTCTGCCGGGCGTAGCCCACACTCGTGACCTCAGTGATCTGCGTTGTCGAGGGGTTACTCGGGGGCGCCGCAGTGAGCAGGGCAAGCTGCATCGTCTGCGTGGTCGTGCCGAGGCTGAGAGCTGTCCCTGTGAGGTAGTTGAGCGCAGCGATTGCCGCAGCACCCGTCAGGCCGCCACTCATCCGCTCCCCCCTGGCGTGAACAGAGCGAGGAAGTCGGGCTCCGGGTAGGCGAGGATCCGCGACGTCGGCGTGGAGATCACGTTCCCATTCGCGTCCCGCGTCTCCAGGTCATAGCTATAGGTGGCGACCACGGTGTTGTCAGACGTCCAGCACACGCCAGGCGAGTACGGGGGCAGCAGCTCATCGATCGTCACCTGCGCACCCGCCGGGATGGATCCCACACCGGTCCCCAGGCCCTCCGCAGGGATCAGCGTCCAGGCGTCGCCCGGATTGATAGCGGTCACGCCCAGACCAGGCCCTTCGAGAGGAAGTGCTCGGCCACGTGCGCCGGGAGGTCGTAGGTGCGGCCCTCTTCGAGCGAAAAATTGTTGCCACGCCCCACGGTGGCATCGAAGGTCGCCAGGGACCGCACGCGCATCTTGGCCTTCTTGACTTCCACGCCGTCGACCTGCTCCGTCCTTTCGGGGCCCGTGAGGTCAACCGGCTCCAGCCTCTCGGCATCCGCCACAGCCTGAATCATGGTCATCTGCCGGGACTTCTCGGCGAGTTCCTCAGCATGCTCCTTCTGGAGCGCCTCGGTACGGATACCAGTAAGGTCACCAGCACGCTTTTGACGAGGAGGCATCTTGTTCTCCAATGGTGTGTTCGATCTTCCACATCAAGGGTGACGTGGATGGATGGGATGGTGGTAGTGGGGGCCCGCTAAACGGGCCCCTTAACCGTCCTGCCTCAGTTGGTCTGGCTGATGACGACAGCCTGGTCAGTAATGAGACCGAGGCCCCAGATGGCATACCAGGCCAGCGCGTGCTCGCGGCCGAAGTCGAGCACGCCACCATCGCGGAGCTCCACCGGAAGGCTGATAGCGTGACCGAAGGCATTGTCACCGATCGAGATGGCTTCATAAACCGTCGCCGGGTTAGAAGAGTTCCCGTTGGAGATCTGCGTGACCTGCGTAGTCTCGACAAAGATCTGATCGTTGATCCTGCCGATTTCGCCGATCATAAACTGGCCCGGCTGCGCGTACTTGGTGACCTCGATCCAAGAAGGATCTTCACGCAGAACGCGCGACTGATGCGGGTGAACAAAGGTCACGTAGGAGTCCCCAATTCTCGGGACGTTCTTCGTCGCCAGTGTCTCGGTGATATCGAGCGTGAGGCCGGTGGTAAACCCGTAGGCACCGGTCAGAGCCGAAGTCGAGGCCGCCGCAGAACCGAGGTCATAAGGCGACAGCGGAGTACGCGAAGACTCCGTCAGGGCCATCTTGTTGTACCCGTAAAGTACCGAGCTTGCCTGGAGAAGAGTGTCACGACTCTGCTGGTCGAGCCACATGGCCATGTTGCGCCCGAGCAGCCGGGAAGCCGTCGCCATAACGTCGTCAAAGGACGAGTTAAGCAGGAGCTCCGAGACGGCGATTGCCATTCCGTGCTCCGCGACCGTAATCGAGAACATGGAAGCAGCAAGCGCATTGGTCTGCATGCGAACACCTTCAACGAGCTGGCTCGCCGAGGGCAGGTTGTTGTAACGGGCGAAGTTGACGGTCAGACCCGGCTGGACACCCAATTCAGTCTTCTTGCAGGCTGTTACCCCGTACCCGAAGGTACGTGGACCGGTCATTTCTGCCGGTCTCCTACGGTTTTCCATACCGTAGGCCCAGACTATATCTTCATCTCCAGTTCTGACCTACTGTCCACCTAAAGGTCAGTCCTGTTGGAGATGCCTCCCGTGTAGTCGTTACGGAGTCCCAGGTGTGGGTTCCCTCGGTATTCCCCGTTGCTGCGATCGAGTGCTACGAGGAGGAGGGGTTCACCGATACAGGGTGGTTTTCACTCGCCGGTCACCCGACGAGGCGGCCAATTCAAACCGCGAACTGCTCGAAGCGCAGAATGGGCATGCTCTGGAAGAGAATTTCCTTCGACCAGATGGTCTGGATGACCGGGGTGAGCTGAGAGTTCGCCCCGGAGTAGTTGGTCGGGTTGGCACTCAGGAACTGAGTGCCGGTGATAGCGCTAGCCATCTAGCGCCTCCTTTACAGAACTCGTGTCGGCTTTAGCCGAACAACCCTCGATTACGGCTGTCGGAGCCGCCCAAGAAGCGTCCTCGAATCTTCTCGGCGTACTCCCTCGGACTCATGGCCTTGATCTCCTCGACACTGTAGTTCTTTGTGCCGGGGAGCATGTCCATGGGGCCAGTTGTAGCGAATCCGGCCGGTGAGACACCCTGCTGTTGGGCGGCGAGCTGCTGCTGCTTAGCACGAACACTTTCTGCGATGGCAATACTCTTGGCCTTGAGCGTCTCAATAGAGGAGTCGACCTCCTCTGGAGAATTACCGGTCACCAGGTCCAGAAGCTCGGGCGCGATGCTGTCCTTCTCCTGGGCCACTCGCTGCTGGATGTAGTCCCGAAGCTGAGCGAACTCGCGTTCCTTCTGGAGCGCGGCGTCCTTGAGCTGTGCCTCTTGACGGATCTCGTCCAGCTCGGCCTGCCACTCCCGCTGGCGCTCCTCCAGGAGCTCCTTGGCGGTCATCTCGGCCTCTCGGCTGGCCTTAGCCTGCTGATCTGCCTGCTCACGTGCGGCGGATTCACGGGCTTCCCGCTCCTCGCGTTCCTTACGAAGGGCTTCCAGCTCGGCCTGAACGCTGTCGAACTGAGAGACACGCTGGGAGAGCTTCTCAATCTCTCCGTAGAGCTTGGCCTTCTCCTGCTGCCGGACCCTCTCCAGGTCTTCCTCGGTGAAAGTTTTCGGCGCGGGAGGCTGGGTGGCGTTGGTGACAGTAATGGACTGGCCCGACGGGTCAGCCGGGTCAACGGTCGGAACGGGCATGCCTCGACTCCTACTACGTCTATTTCTCCGAAGTAGGCTTCGGGGGCGTTCTCGTCCCGGCCGCCTGTGTCACGAGTTCTGTCAGGATGTTGTGTGCGTCATCTTGTGGCGCCAAGCCCAAATCCATCGGGCTCGATGCCGGTTGCGTCTCCGTTGCCGGAGAAGCGGGGTCAGGAGTGTCCACCCCTTCGGGCGGAATCCCCGTCTCCTGGAGAATAGCACTGTGGATTTGACTCCTTAGCATATCCAGAGCGCCCTGCTCCTTGACGTCCTGGAGCAGCTCAGTAAATATCTCTGCCATCTTTTCGTCCGGGAATTCCTCACCCAAGTCCTTGAGAGCCCCACGCTTCGACTCCAGACCCAGCTCCATCTTCATCTGAATCTCGTTGAGCTTGACCAAGACATCGACCGGCAGCGGCGGAGGCCACTCGCAGACGGTGAGGTAAACCTCGGGGTCTCTTGGGTCTATCTCTTCGTCCTGACCGTCCTGGATGATGCCCTCAGTATCGGGGTTGTACCGAAGTGAGTCAGGCTCGAAAAGGAACAGCGTGCGCAACGCCAGCTCGTTGATCTTCCTGAAACCGGTACCGTACACCCGCTTCTTCAGGTTGTACCTGTGCATCATGGGCTGGTACTGGATTGCGAGGGCCACGCCGCTCGTATTCGACACGGCCTGCACCTGGCCGAGTGCCGTCTCTGGGACACCCGTCATTTCGTGCATCATGCGCTTGATCTGTTCAAGCAGAGCGATAGGTCCGTCGAGGTCGTCCAAGCTTTGCAGATTGGAGATGGAAGCATCCTTGTTAGGAATCGACCAGACTTTCTTAGCGCCGCGCTCAAGGTTCGCTGCCTTGGCGCCGACCACCACTGTTACAGGCTCTGCGTGGTACGCCACGATCTCAGCGATCTGAGTTGCCGTCTCGTTGTACTGACGGTTCAGACCGAGGATGTCCTGCATGTCGCTGAGGCCCCAGGGTGAGCCGGGAACCGGCATGTTAGGAATGTGGACGATAGGTATCTGCCCAAGAGGGTTGGGGCGGGGGTTCTGAATGCCCGGTCCCTCGATCAGTTGGTCATTGATGTACTCGGCTATGGACTCGTCCGTGATGACTTCACTGTAGGTGTAGGCCTGTCGAGTTCCATCTGTTCCGATGCCCCAAAAGCGGTAGCGGAGTTTAAAGGAAATCAATCTCTCGCGGTCGTGCGGATGCCATTGCGGGAAGCAGAAGCTGGCGGTCAGCGGCAGGATGCGAACTCGGCCTGGATGCTTGTTCCCTGCCGGATCGGTCCACTCCGGATCATAGGCAACCTTGACGAACGAGTCTCCACTTACGGAACCCTGAAGACCGATCTCCCAGGTGAGCTGATCCTTGTCGTTGTCGATTTCCCAGATTCTCTTCAGCAGTGCCGGGGTGATGTGCTGGTACTTCTTGTTCTCGGCCTGGAAGTGGATCCCTCTGCCAAATGTGAAATTGACGGCGAATTCCGTGAGGGCGCGGCTGTAGTTTGCAGTGAGCTGCACTTCCCCTGGAGCTGCTCGGTAGGCCCACATGTAGCCGAGGTAGGCAGCCCAATAGCTGGAATACCTGGCCATGCGCTGGCCGTTTACTTCATATTCCTCGTCGCTAAGCTCGACCAGGCCCAGGGGGCTGACGCTGACAGCCAGGTCGCTCGCTTGAGCTCGCATGGCCGGAGGAGCAAAGGAAATACTCACGTCGTCGCCTCTTCGTCAGCGGATCCCGATAACGGCGAGTGCAACGAGATGTGATCAACGATTCGCCAGGTTTCATCCTCGCATGGGTTATTGGTGTTCTGGTAAGCTCACTACCCAAGGCTCTGGTGGACCGCTCGAAGACGTTACTAGAGCTCAGATACAGAAAGGCCCCCGGAATCCGGGGGCCTTCTCTATGCCACGGATCAGGTGACGGTCCAGGCAGACGAGGCAGCGCTGGGCACATTGGTGACAGCGCCGACTGCGATGACAACGGCGGTGTCCGAGTGACCAACAGTCAGACCAGGCACGTTCACGGTGGTCGCGTTGGTGCCTGCGGTCACGCTGGTGACGGCGCCGGTCGTACCGTCGGTCACGTTGACCTTGTAGCCCTGGCTCGGCAGATTGGCGCCGGGGGTCCAGGTGACCTTGCCCGTACCTGAAGTACCAGAGGTAGCGAGAGCAACAGCCGTCGGCTGGGACGGCGGCGTGAACCGCTCAGGGGCGTTAACGCTCTGAGAGGTGTTGTTGCCATAGGCCTGGGGCGGCATCTGGCTCACGTCGTAGCCGAGCGCGCTCATCTGGGTCGTCCAGGCGGTCTCGGTGTTCGTGTAGCTCGTAATGGGCGGGGTGCCGTCATTCTGAGACGACCCCGACGAGGGCGGGGTGTAGCCCGGCCAGGGAGTACCCATGTTTCCTGCTTTCTCTAAGCGTTGGGGATTCCGGTGATCAGTCCCTGACGACTGCCGGAGCGATGCGTGCCATGTGCGTGCCGGGGCGGTCGACCTGCTCATAGTGCCGCTCTGCGATCGGACTGACGCCGTGCGCGAATTCCGCGAGGAAAGTCGGCGCCTCCGTCCAGGCCGCGCTCCCCGGGTGAGCGCGCTCGTTCATGGTCTCCTGGGCGGTCTTGATGTAGACGTTGGCGTTGTGGTTGTCACGGGCGCCGGTCTGATAACCCTGTCCAGCTCCAGTCATGAAATCGCCCGCGACACTGGCCGCGAGATTTTCCTGGAACCGCAGCGGACCTCGGCCGCCCGGCGTCGGGGATGCATGGGACTGCTCGTAATAGGTGTCGGCCCGCTCCGGGAATCGCGGCGTGGGGCCCAGGTTTCCAGCCATGGGTGCTCCTAAGGAAGACGTCTCCTATTTCAGGCTAAGGAGGGTTTCCTTTTCCCTGTTAATTCACTCCACGGCCGGATACTGCCAGCCGTACATGGGCGGCATGGAATCGATCGGGATCACAGTGCCGTCGGGGATGATGAGGGAGTGCAGCTCTTGTGGTGCTGAGCCAGCCGCCGAGGGGACGTTGATGGCAAATTGGCGGCCCCCTGGAAAGGCCTCGCGGACGGTGTAGGTGAACGACGCTTCCAGGGCCGCTGAGTCTGAGGCGGGGAGCTGGATATTGAGTGCGCCGTTGACGATGTCGTATCGCCGTACTCGGGGCAGGACAGTGGAGCCGCTGGCCTTGTCCTGATAGGTCGCGTTCGGGCGTACGAGGATTGATCCCTGGAGCGGGACACCCGTGTCGTCATCTAGGTAGGTGGCGACAACGTTGATCAGGGGGATATCGGCGGGAAAAGCAGGCGGCGTAGTTGGGGGCGTGGCAGCCGGGACCGTGCGATTTTGGGCGGTCCAGCCCTTGATCCACCACGGGTCTGAAGGGTTCGGGTTGTACGGGTCGAAGTAATTGGTGACCACCGAGTCTCCTAGGCTGCGTAGAGGAAGTTGGGGCTCTGCTCGACCTCGGGAATAGCGAATTCCTCGCTCAGTGAGCAAGCGATGGCTAGGGAGTCCACGAAGTCGTCGTGGGCGCCTACTTCATTCGGTGCCTCCACGATCACATTCGGGCCCTCAAAGCGAAGCTCAGCGTCTTCCATCTGTTGCCTGAATTTTCTCCACACACGCAGAGATCGAGTCTTGGCGTGGGCGGGCCAGCCGATTTTCCCGTCGCGCATGAGGTCCATGAGGTACCGCCATCTCTTGGACTGCGCGCCTCGGTCGGAGGGGACGCCGACTACTTCTACGCCGGGCATCAGTACGCGGAGCCTGGATATGACGGTGTCGCCGACACCGCCCTGGTCTACGCCCACGGAGAGGACGTGATAGTTGGAGAGGAACTCAGTGATCCTGAAGTACTGCTCTTCCCATTCCACGCCGGTTAGATCGAGCCAGTTGAGTATCCGGTGTTCGAAGCGTCCGAACTGGTCTGGATAGTCCCAGCCGATCCATACGACTGTGACGATGGTGGAGTCCACTTTTCGGGCCGGGTCGATGCCCACGATGACTGGCGACTTCATCCATGCGTGCTGGACCTGCATGCTCTTGTCGCCGAGCTCGTCCATTTTGTCAGCTGTAACAAACATGCCTCGGTCGAGAAGCCAGATCAGTCTGTATGACAGTTTGAACTCATCGGAATCCTGTCCGATGCGCAGGATCTCCTTGGCCACGAATTTCTTGTAGTTCGCGTTGTACTTGCCGACGAGCTTGTAGTCGGCTTCGAAGTGATTCGTGCGGGAACCGCGCTTGGTAGCCTGCCTCTTGTTGAGCTGGATTGTCTTGAAGAAGACGCCCTTGGTATAGGTAGGCGTTCCGGTCATCACCATGGTGGCGTTGGTGCTGGCGCCCATTGGTGAGATCGACTTGTTCACGACCTTTTCTTCGGCGTCCTGGCACTCATCGATCAAGATGAGGTGGTAGGTGCGGCCCTCGATCTTTGCCCTGGGATGGCAGGTGGTTTTGCGGACGAGGCTTCCAGACGCCTTGAGTCGGAGCTCTTTCCCTCGACCGATGACCTCTTCATCAATTTCGGGGTCTCGCATGAACTCCAGGGCTCGGTCGGAGGTGAGCCGGGAGACGATACGGCCGTAGAGCGTGTCCGCCTGCTCATCCACAGGCGCAAATGCGCCCACCCAGAGTCCCTCTGAGAATTTACCGAGGAGATCCGGATACATCTGCGCCAGGCGCGGAAGGAGAATCATGCAGGCCGCAACGACGTTGGCGACGGTCTCGGATTTTCCGGACTGGCGGCTGAAGAGCGCGCTGATCGTGTCGCCATCACCGATGATGACGGACTCCATCACTCGGCGCGCGAAGGGCGTCTGATATGGATGGAGTGGATGGCCGGAGATCTCATCGACCAGGACCAGCATCTTGTCCAGGAGTTTGTCAACGAACTCTCGGGACAGTTCATCGAGGACGACTTCGGAGTCTATTCGGGCTTGGCGCTCTTCCTCCGACTCGTCGTTGTAGTCTTCTACTTCCTGGTCGAATTTCTCCTGCATGATGCCCCAATCGCGTCTGCCACGCGATCAAGGCTAAAAAGAAAGACCCCCGGACTGTTAGTCCAGGGGTGTCGCCGGGAGATCAGGTGAAGTCGTCCCAGCGTTTTTCCTGCTGCTTCATCAGTATCCCCGCATAGCCGGGATTCTTGTTGAGTGTTCGGCTTAGGGCTGCTGCGGTAGTGGGTGTGCCTTCAAGGATGGCAACACACAGGCCCGGCAGCGTCGGGTCCTCCGCGCGGCTCGTGGTGGTCGGCGGGTAGAGAATGCACGGCCGGTCAGTACAGAAGACGGCACCGGAGACCTTGCGATCAACCGCTGTGTAGCCCAGGAGCGTTCCGCACACTGAGCAGGTGAGTTCATACCGGTCCATGCTCACGCACCAAGTGATCCTGGAGAGCCCCGATGAGGGCCTTGATTACCTGTGGGTCATCAGGGAACGGGCAGCCGAGGTGGTACTTCATCTCCGGGCTCCAGTTGGACAGCTCCAGGTGCGGCTGGATGCCCGGGAGCGTTCGTGAGCGCAGCTTTAGCTGTACGTCCTTGGTGATCCCGATGGATCCCAGCTCCACGTCCGTGGGCCTGATCTCTGGCATGCGTACCAGTGTCGACGCACCGACACACGTGAGTCAACTCCGGTCGCGTAGCTCCTCGATCATGGCTGTCAGGATGGCCACGCCTCGCTCCGCCTCCCGCAGGGAGATCTCGTCGCCAGTGCGCACGTGCTCTCGGAGGCTCCGGCAGTCGATGCCAGCATCATCGAGCCACATGGTCATCTGTTCTGGTGTCATGCGTCGGACCCTGCGCCGTATCGGCTGTGCGAGGTCGGTGAGCCACGTAGGAGCCTTCACTGGTCAAGCCCCGTCATCTCTAGGATCGTCCATTCGTCATCGGGGTCTGTCGCGTGTGCCGCAACCTGCTGGCGTGCAGCCTGGGCGAAGCGGGAATCCAGCTCGCCATTGGCGTCGTTGAGGTCCATCTCGCGGACGGACTCGGCAAAGAAGTGCTGCCGCATCTCGGCCTGAGTCATGCCGGTCAGCTTCCAACGGCCGAACCCTATTGCCACCCGGAACGGCCAGATACGCAGGAATCCTGCCTCGGCACTCCGGCATTCACCGTCAATCTCGTAGACGGCGAAGCGGTGCCACAGTGGCGACCTCGGCTTGAGCCGCACCGGAAGGAAGAACCAGTCCCAAATATCGAATGTTCTCATGGGCGAATCCTAGGACCATGGCGTCATCACTTTAGAGCCGGACGGATTTCTGAGTACGGGTAGGCGTTCAGGACACGGTTGATCGTGCGGCCGGTGGAGACATTGCGCCGGACCATGCGCCAGACGTTTTTGGGGACGCCGAAGTATGCGTATACGGCGCCGTCCCTGCTGGTCGGGCTCTCTCCGAGGCTGAACAGCATGAATAGGGTCTGTGAGCGGCTGTCGTAACCGGCGAGCTGAGTTCTCGGTCGGCGGCCTACTATCCGCTTCTGTCCCTTGGTGTTGATGATGGTCCGAGTGCCTGCTGAGTGTGTGGGGTAGTACAGCAGATCCTCGATGTTCCCTGATTTCTGCCATGTGTCCAGACGCCGGGACATCGCCGGTGACATGTTCTTTTTGGCCTGGGCGTAAGCCTCAGCGGCCTCCTGACCGAAGAGCCTGTGGAACCCGTATTCCTCGGCGCGGTGTCTGCCGCTCTGGTCGCGGCCGGGCTTTCCTGTCGGGCCTGCCAGGCGCTCCATGCCCCGGTTGACGCGCCAGGTTCCGGCCTTGTCCCGGTGGAATCCCTCGGGGCGCTGGTACGTGGCCCAGTTGGTCGGCTGTCGCGGGGCGGGCTTGGGTTTGTCCCCGAGGAGCGTGCGCTCGTAGATGCTGCTCGGCTTTTGGCCCTGACGGTTCTTGGGCTGGATGCTCGGGATCTTGGGGATGCCGCGCCGCTGCTTACCCGGCACGGCGGGCTCCCTGAACCGTCCAGCCTGGCTGCTGCTCCTCCGGCACCTCTTCTGGCTGGCGCATGGTGGAGTGCACGAGTTCGCCGTCCTTGTACCAGGCGGCGTCTACGTGCATGGGGAGGATGCCCTCGTAGGTGTCTGGTCGGCCCCGGAACTCCTCAGGGAGCGGCGCGGGTTCGGTCATCGGCCCAGGAGGTGCTCGGCCCGAGCGAGACAGTCCCTGCATAGGGAGATGGCCTGGTGCAGGACAGCGGAAGTGGTGTGGACCGCCGGACGGTCGGGGTGGTTGTCGCAGACTGCGGGCGTCTCCGGCGCCGTTGCTTCATCCGTCTTCTTCGTTACGGGCATGTGGTCCTCCCAAAAGAAATCCGCCCGGCACATAGGACGTTTCAATCCTACGGTCGGGCGGATTCTGGGGGTTAGCCGTGAAGAGAAGAAATAGCTCCACGACTGCCCTGAGGCTATGACCTACTTCCCGGTAGGGGAAGTCTTATGCAGCCATGCCTTTCACGGAATCGACTTCCATCTGAAGGCCGGGGTGTGCGTGGAAAGCCAGAGTCAGCCATTCAAGATCCGGTTCCCGGTACCACCTGCCCTTGAGTACCTTTCCGTCCTCCCTGCGCTCCACCCTGCCTGTAGCCGGATTGGCCTTGGACAGGTTCGACGCATGTACTGCATCGAACACGGCCTGGAGAGGAATTCGGTAGCAGAACGCCAGGACGGCGATGTGGTCGACCAGACTCTGGAGGAGTGGCGCTATCCCGTCGATGAGGTCGGTCAGATCCCTCTCGTCTGCATCGTCGGCGAAAAGCAGACGCATGAGGGAGATCAGGTCCTCGATGACATCGTGGACCCTTTCTTTCAGTACGGGGGTGAGCTGAGAGAAGGGGTATGCGCGGATCTTGTCGGGGTCGACGTGAGGATCGGCAAGCGGCAGGTGGAGAACCTCAGCGGTGCCGACCGTGACATACGTCAGGTCAGCGATTTCCTTCGCCAGATGCGTGCGCTTCTCGTCGCGAGGGCGAGACAAGAAGTCCTCGTTCGCGGCGATGACCTCAAGCAGCTCCTCCTCAATCAGCGTCGCCCGCAGGGAGACGAGTGCCAGCCGATGCTGGCGGTCCAAGGAGCTGAACGAAGGGACCTCGAAGATCTGGTGGAACTCCGTGAGGGAGGTCAGAAGATGCTGGCGATCGTTGGACACGCTGAGCTCCTTCGGTGGGCCAGTGCGGCACCCTGAGCCTAGAGTTGACCAACTCTGCCGTCAACTGTTGACCAACTCTAGGATCGCCCAGAAACCTTGCGCTTCCAGAGCCTTTTGATCTTCGAGCGCTCGCGGATCCCTTCCTCCTGGCCCCAGAGCTCTTCGGTCTGCGTCCGCCCCTCGGATCCCCACTTCTCCTCAACGACGGCCAGCTTCTCGCCGTCGGGCACAGGTCCGCTCTTGGCGACGGACCGACCCATGTCCGTCAGGGCGGCACGGAAGTCGGCGTCAGAGATCAGGATCTCGCTTCCGGCGATCCTGTTCAATTTCGGGCTGCGGTTCTCCTTCGCCCCGAGCGGCCCCGTCTCAAAGATGGCGCTGGCGAACGGCTCCAGAGCCGCGTAGAGCGCACGCCGGTGCTCCGCGCAGAGCATGTATGAGTTGCCCCAACGGGGGGCATTGACCGCGACCCAGGGCAGGCTGCCCTCCGGCACCTCTTTGCCACAGTCAGTACCAGGTGCCTCTTCCAGCCAGCACGTGTACTTCTCCCCGGCCGCGACGTCGGGGCTCGACGCAGAGCGGTGTGTTGGGGGCATGACGACTCCTCCTGGGATGGGGGTACCAACGGGAGGACCGTAGTGCGTTGACCAACTAGATAGCAACTAGTTGACCAACTGTGGCATATGCGGTGAGGGCTTACCCGATGTCTTGGGCGTTCGGGTCCTGATCTTCGCAACCGACCGGCGGTTCAGTAGGACTCGGCGCATCCGATGCTCGTTTAGAGGGTCTCCCCTGTTCAGCGTGGGCAGTGACAGCGTGACCTTGGAAACCCGAAGGTCCCTGCGAAGCTTGCACGCTGCTTTTAGCCTGGGTGTCCCCGGAGTCGTCCGTGTGACCCACCTTACGGTGACGGCCCACCGGCGCACTTGCCGCGATGTGCTCGACATGCGGTGGGGTGGTCGGCTTGCGATGACGTCCCATTGGAGTCGGAGGCGCTGTGGTCGGGACGTCCGCTGGCACCATGCCGACAGAGGCCGTACCAATATCGGGCGTGGCATAAGCCTTGGGGCGCACCTGGTTCGCCGGTCCCTCAACACCCCCTCCGGCAGGCCGTGACGCCCCTGCCGCGAAGAGGCTTCCTGCGCCGACTGAGGTGACCCCCAAGACGGCAAAGAAGGTGGCGAGGGCGCGGGCAGTGCGCTGAGACGGTGCGGGGCGCCGGTGGGAATGAGGAGAGGGGCGTGCCTGCACCCGGCGGACTGCGCGGATGATGTCGTCGCGGAGATCCGGAGGGCATGTCGGCGTCAGTGTCCAGTAGAGCTCGCCGGTCTCCGGATCCTCCATGCTCGTGGCGTATCCGGCGGCTGCAAGTAGCGCAATCCGCGCTTCCGTGGCACATCCTCCGCCGTCGTCCGCTTGCGCCTGCGCCCCCACTGCGCCCGTCCTTCCCGGAGCCCCCGCAGGCTCTTCGAGTGCCAGTTCGATTCGATTGTGCCACCACTGCCCCGCGTTAGGGCGGTGATGTGGTGCGGTTATTCCTGACTGTGTTTCAGGCGGCCATGACCTTGGCTGTCACCGTAGGCGCCGTGCCGCCGGTCAGGCTGGACAGGTCGGTGCGTACGTAGCGCCAGGCGCCATTGGACAGTACGGCAGCGGCAGGGTTGGCGCCGACCGTGACAGTGGTCGTGGTGGCCACGTACGTCACGCCGTCGTCACTCACCATCAGCGTGACCGTACCGCCTGTCGGAGAGCCAGTCGTGGTGACCTCGATGGAGACGTCCTTCACGCCTCCACCAAAGTCGACAGGCACGCCTGGACCGTTCGCCGTCACCGCATTGAGGCTGACAGCCCCACTGTGTTGGCCATCAGTTGTCGGGTCCGGCACGAAGGCGTTCTGCGCCGTCCATCCGGCAGCCGTTGGGTCGGTGGACCCGGCTTTGCGTGTTCCGCTCATCTGTCCGCCCTTATACAGAACTGAAAGGTGTTCATGTTTCAGGTTACGAGGGCGGGCCGAGCGGGTTCTAACCGACCGAAATACCGAACGCAACGCACACCATTGGCCAACGCTTTCCGACTCTGCTGCAAGCGGAGAGACTTCCCAGGCCGAGAACGACATCCCGTTTACCCCAGTGCGTCCGTTTTATAGACAAACACACTGCTGTACAGCGCATGGATCAACAGCGGAATCGGCCATATCCTCTACGTGACAGCGACTCAGGACTCAGCCCCAGATGGAGTCTTGCATCGGTACAGCCATGGGCTGGTCGCCATCGGACTGCACAACTACAGAGGAGTCGCTCTGGGGCGCGTCATCCGCCGACGCGGTTGCCGCCGTCACGACGACAGCGGCTCCTGCCAGCATGAGGGCGCCGACCCAGCGGGCACACCGACGGAAAGGAGACATCCGAACCTCCATGGGTCACTAGGGCTAGCCGGGCGCAAGCCACTCCCGCCACCTCACCTAGTTGTGAAGCTTTCGTGCAGGTCGAGTGACTACGTGGTGTAAGCCTCTCCGCTTCCCGCCACAAATTGCAACCCATTGACCCCTTCCGGTAACTGCAATGCAGCCAGACGAAGGTTCAAAAGTGAACGAATCCGACATTAAGGTGAGGGTACCGCTTCGACCACTTGACGCTGTGGACGAGGCCGTCTACGAGCGCCTTACCAGACGCGAGCACATTCGTCCCACCGACGCGCCGAGTGTCGCCCGCCTGCGTGAACACCATCTCGTGGAGCACGATCCGCACGCACCAGCTACTCCCCTGTCGCTCGACCCACGGGCCGCCGAGCGGCAGACCGTGCTGGAGGTCAGCGACCGCATCATCCGGGACCTGACGACGCTGCGTGACAGCGCCGAGGCCTATGACCGGCTGGCGCGAATCTACGGCCAGCAGACGGCACATGACGGTACAGGGGTACGGGTCCTGGAGACACCGGACTGTATCAACGCGGCGATCGGCCGCTCGATGTCGCATCTCCGGTCAGCGATCTACACGGCCCAGCCGAACCAGCGGTCTGCCGAGGTACTGGACGCATCCCGCGAGCGGGACGGTGGGTTACTGCGCCGGGGAATCGGGATGTACACCATCTATCCCCAGAGCGCCCGCAGCCGCGAGCCGGAGATCCGCTGGGCTGAGGAGATGTCAGCTCTGGGCGCCCACATCAGGACCAGCGCGATTCCCTTCCCGCGCATCATCCTGATCGAGCATGTTGCCGCCTACCTGGAGGCACCCCTCGAAGACGAGCATGACGGCGGCGTCGGCCCTGCGCTGGAGTTCACTCACCCCACGGCAGTGGCGTGGGTCAAGGCCTTGTACATGCTCTGGTGGGGCCTGGCACAGCCGTGGGCGGGAGAGTGGACTCGCGGCGGCGACGGCGAAGGCACATTCACCACCAGCCGGGAACGCGCGATCATGCGGCTGCTGGAGACCGACGCAACGCGCGCCGCCATCGCACGCAGCCTCGACGTCAGTGAACGCACTGTCGCCTACGAACTGTCCTCCCTGCGGCGGAAGTTCAACGTCGAGACGGAGTTCGCTCTGGGTACCCGCTGGCGAGACCACCCCGAGTACAACCTGCCCTGATTTCTCGTGTGCGCGGGGGAGACACGAGACGTAACAAGGCCCCGGCTATCTCCCTCGGGGGAGAGAGACAGCCGGGGCCTTGTTGTGCGACTCAGACTAGGCCGACGGGCAGCCGGATTGGTCACAGGGGAACAGTTGCCGGGAAACATACTGGCTCCGCGTCCAGTATCCGTGAATCACCGCGTTGTTCCTGGGCAGTTGAAGCCGGGCACGGGAGTATTCCATACGAACACTCACTGGAAACCCCTTGGCGTCAGTCGGCTCATGGGTGGTCATTTCCTTTTCCAGCCACCCAATTGCTTCGTCCACGCTCTTGAACGTGGCCACGGATTTCCGATTGCCCATGCCGACCACAAGAGGAGGGAAGCTCGGGGGCGCCAAACCCGCAGCAACTTCCCGGTCGGTATATCCCTTCCCGGTGTACGCGAAGGCGTGATAGTGCAGTGCGGGCATGACGGCCTCCGGCGGCGGTTCTGGAGGAGAGGAACGGTAGCGCAGATGAGTCATGTCGTGCGGGCCTTGACGCGCGCGGAGGTCGCGGCGGCTTCGGGATCAATGGCGAGAAGCGCACCGATGGCGTACTTCCGGGCCCACTCCAGCGATGTGGTGCTATCGAACAGATCGGCGGCACTAACGACCTCGCGAGCGTCGAAGTCTGCTCGGACGTGCCGCACGAGGACGTCGAGGAGGTGCTCGACGTACCACGCCCGGGTCCTCTGTTTGAGCGCGAAAGTCAAGTGCAGACTTGGCTCGTCGCTCGTCGTCTCCAGCGCGTGCACCCAACTGCGGGGGAGAAAGAAGACATCGCCAGGCTCAAGCACGATGTCATTGGGCTGGGTGGCATGAAGGAACTGGCGCTCCTCGTCGGTCCACCGCCTGGGGAGGAAGTTGCCGTACTCCTCGGTGGCTCGCGGAACGATCGGAGGGTGGAGGTGCCACACCTTCCGACCGTGCAGTTGCACGATGAGGGTGATGTACGGGTCATAGTGGTACCGCAGACCTTGCTGGTGGCCCGGCGTCAGGTAGGCGTTGACATGGGTCCGGCACCCAGTCTCTTGCCGAATGTGCTCCCTGAACCGTGCAAGGTCGGGCCGTAGGGTGTGCAGCAGGCGCAGGGAGATTGACTGGCCCTCAGCGAGGTGCCGCCGGACGGCACCTTCGTACGGCATGTCGCCATCGCTGTACTCGTGGGGCTCGACCACAGCCCCGTCCCGGAGCAGGACAATGTTGCGGGCTGCAATGCAGTCGGTGTCGATGAGGGCGTCCACCTCGCCCATGGTGAGCAGGTCCCGGAATAGGGACGGGTCATGGTGGTACACCTTGGGCTCTTCAGGCCAGTGCTCGCGGATGACGTCAATGTCGTCTACCAGGTCGCGTAGCAGCAGCATGAGGTACTCCGGCTGGTGAGGGGCGAATCGGGCGCCTCAGAACCGCTATGCAATTCTGGGGCGCCCGACTCAGAGGGTGTGGGCTCAGGCCGTGGCGTCCGGCTTGACGGTGTTCGTGATGAGGGTCGCCAAGTTCAGCAGCTCGGTGGCAGTGCCCCGCAGCTCCTGGCCCGCGCCCGCAGCCTTGGTGTCACGGAGGGCGAAGCCACCGCCCTCAACCCGGGCAAGGGAGAGGCAGGATTCCATGGTCTCCTCGGTCCCATTGCCATTGCAGAGGTACGAGAACTCACCCTCGATCGGGCGGTCGTACAGGTTGTCCGGTTTGGGTGCAGACATGCTCACTCCTTCTTTGAGTCGGATGTCCTGCCCTGCATACTCCGCTCACCCATTACAGTGAACAGAGCAGTCTCCTCACCCGGATTCGAACCGGGGGCCTCCGCGCTATACCCACATCCCCGTCACGAGTATGGATAGGCGCGGTGCTCTACCGCTGAGTTATGAGGAGTTGTGCCCGTGTCCGGTGACCCACACCGGAGTGCAGCCGACGCGGCCGTTCATAATCGCGACTTGCCTGCTTTCACGGGCTCTCTGTCGACACATTCGATGTCTCCCCCCAATGAGGATCGCCCGTTGCAGGGGCGACGCCGACAGAGATGCATTAGAGATTACGCTGCTACCGATTCCGCCTTATTCGACTTCTCCAGCTCAAGTGCGAAGTGGTACGCGTCGTCGGCGATCTCGTTGAACAGGTCGTCGTGCTTGTCCCGCGCCGTAAGCCGACGTGAATCCCGGGCGGCTTCCCAGTAGCGTCGGCCCGCTTCCTTGCGCATGAAGTGTTCCACTGCCGGACGCAAGGACCGCGAGGTGAAATAACCCAGGCGCAGCGAGGAGCTCCAGAAGCTCATCCACGCGTTCGCCATCAGCATCTGAGCCGCTTCTTTGGGGTCACACCCGGGGTACTCGATCTCGGGCAGGTACTGATGTTGTGCGGCAAAGGCGAGACGCTCCCAGTGCTGCTCGGAGAAGAACATGTGCTTGTGCTGCTTGTGATGACGTTCGCGCTGAACGTGATTCGCAACACCCAGTGCGAGACTGGCCAGACCGAGAACCAGAAGTCGGTTCTTCACTGAACCCCCTACCGAAGAAGTTTCGAGTTCCTTGCATTGTTGCTAGGTCCCCTCGCCCGGACTCGAACCGGAGGTCTCCCCTCGCCCGTAAAGGAATGCGCAAAACGGGCGTCTCGGACGGGGCGTTCTTCCTGACTGAACTACAAGGGGTCGGTATTCAGTTGTTTTTCGAGACCCCTCGCCCGGAGTCGAACCGGGTCCTCCCCTGTATGGCCTATTGCGAGCAGGGAGATAGGATGAGTGCAGCCCATACAGGTTATTTGGTGTTCTACCGCGTGTGGAACTCCGAGGGGTGGAACCACGCTCTCTGCTGCGAAAAGGCCTGTGGTGGCATCACGGACCACCTGCAACAGAGAGCGCGGGTCTATCTCGCGGTCAAATCCGCGAAATCTTGCAAACGGTGCTGCTCGTACGCTTTTCGCTCGAACCGGTACAGGCAGTCAGCACAGGCAAAAATATCCACATCGCCATATCGCGTCCGACTGGAGCCGACCGGCAGAACCTGCACGCTGACTCTTTCGCACCACAGCCAGCACGTTCCTTCGCGCCAGCGCACTCTTACGGAGCCAGGCCCCAACTTGAATCCTTGCCGTCGTCAGAATGTCTCAGCGGCAGCATCGCGTACACGATCTTTCCATTCCTCGAAGGAATCACGTCCCAGGAGGAAGCGAGTGCTTTCACCAGGACCATGCCACGCCCGCACTCAGCCCTCCAGTCGGGCAGAGCAGCAATCGGAACGCGGGGATCGCGGTCGGAGACGCCGATGAACAGCTCTTCCTCCCCCGTCTCCTCGTTCCTCCGGATCTGCACCCACAGGGCGCCGTCCCCCGGAGTGTGGTTGCACATGTTGGTGAGCAACTCGCTGGCCACCAACCCCGCGTCATCCGCTTCGTAACCCCGCTCGGCGAGCTCGTTACGCACCAGGCGCCGCCATCCAGCCACGTCGCACGGTTTCAGCGCCCGGAGCTCCCAGCGCTCAGTTAAAGCCTTCACGATCGTGCCCGCGTGCATGACTCGCCTCCGAGGTCAAGCTGTGCTTTGAGCAAGAGAGTTGAGCTGACATCAGCTACGAGGAGCTCGTTGCTGGCGCTGTAGCCATACTGCTCGCGAGAAAATTTTCTCGCAACTCCTCTCGCCACTTTTCCTTCGATCGGGGAGAGTTGGCATATGACAGCAACGAGGCGCCCGGTAGGCTGCCTGGTCAAAGGAGGTGGTGGCACGATGGCTGACGCCCAACCCAACTACCACAGAAGGCGGTTGGGGCTCGCCCTCAAAGATCTGCGGCTCAGCGTTCCGCGCAGCGATCAAGAGAAGGCTGGCCTGACCAGCACCGAGGCCGCCAAGCGACTCGGCATGTCGGGCCCCTCCGTCATCAGCAAGATCGAATCTGGCAAGCAGCGAGTACCAACCAGCCAGCTCGACTCGTTCTTCAAGGCCTACGAGGTCGCCAGCGAGACCAAGAAGCGGGAGCTGCGCGATCTTGCCTCCCTGGCATCCTCCAGCAGACGAGCCAACGTGCTCAGGGAGTACCGAGGGCACGTATCTGACCCCTTTGCTGAGACTCTCTACCTCGAAGATCTCGCCCTGCGCTACGAGACGTACGCGCCGATCATCATCCCCGGTCTCCTTCAGACCGAGTCGTACGCACGAGCCGTCGTGGAGCGGAGCAGGCAGTGGCAGACGAGCCGCGAGGTGGCCAACTTCGTGGACCTCCGCCTGGCACGCCAGCAAGTCCTGCGACGCAAGGCGCCTCTCCAGCTATGGTGCATCCTCGATGAGGCAACGCTCCGGCGTGAAGTCGGGGGAAAGGAGGTCATGAAGGAGCAGCTCCAGCAGCTTCTGGAGATCACCAAGGAGCAGCGGAACATCGCCCTTCAGGTGCTACCGTTCAAACACGGAGCGCACGCTGCGGTTGACGGTGCGTTCCACATCCTGAGCTTCGCCGCCGGTCCTCCAGTTGTCGCAGTAGAGCCGATGACAACCACCCTCTACTTGGAGGACGATGGAGACATCGGACGCTACGAGACATCCTTCAACCACTTGAGGACCGAAGCGCTCGATATCGAAGCATCCCGCAAGATCATCACTGACACGATCAAGGAACTTTACGCATGAAGATCCAGGGTGACCTCCACTCCGCCGTGTTCATCAAGAGCACCTATTCCAACGGAGGCAACAACTGCATCGAGGTTGCCGCCGTCCCGGGGACCACTGCCTTCCGCGACTCGAAGGACGTCAGCCGTGGCTTCGTCCCCATGACCGACAGCGCTTTCGACGCCTTCGTCCGGGGTGTGAAGGCCGGTTCTCTGCGCTGACCTCCCGAACGTGAAGAGGGGCCCCTCGGGGCCCCTCTTTTTCGTGTTCGTTGCTCACCCGATGCGCCTGACTCCCACCAGGTACGGCTCGCCGCGACTGCTGGTGATGGGCACCTCCAGGCCGCCGACCTTGAGCATCGCGTACTCGTCTGTCCCGAGGACCGTGTAGCCCCGCCGTCGGTACCACCCAAGTGCCGGCTCATCGTCGGCCAGGATCTTCACGAGCAGCGCCTTGCAGCCACGCTGCCGCAGCGACTCCTCCCCGATCGCTAGCAGCGACTTGGCGTGTCCCTTTCCCCGGAGATCCTCGTCCACCGCGAGCAGATTGATCTCCGCAACCCTCTCGACCAACCGCTGCTGCCACTGCTCCCCACGCTCCGCGTAGCTCTCCGTCAGGCGGACCGGCGGCGCTACATAGAGGAGTGCCCGGACTTCGCCGTCCACGTCCCCCACCATGGCGTAGGCACGCCCCCAGGGCACCTGGATGTTGCCACCCTGCTCGTCAATGGCGCGAGCCAGGTCACCGGTCGTCGGTCCAGTCGTCGGGCCCTGGAGAGCCATCTCCCCGAGGTGGGCAACGGCGTCCCCCTCACCCTTGCGGGCCAGACGGAACCTCACTCCTCCCCCTTCGTGATGTCGATCGACGCCAGGTCCAACGCGACGGCAACTTGCTGGGCGAGCTGCTCCGTCTCCTGTTTGAGTCGCTCCATCGTCCAGCGGCGTCCCCAGGACATGCGGCTGGACATTTCCCGCATCTCGTTTACGAACTGCATCTCTCCTTCGGAGACATATTTGATGAGGTCGTCCGGCGCCCAATAGTCGCCCGCGTGGGCTGTATCGAAGCCAACCCAACCATCGTCGTCGGGTCCGTATGTGACGCTGTAGTGGACAGTCAGTACTTGCTCGGCCGTCTCTGGGCTGAACAGCTCCGCAGGGATCTGTACGTAACCATTGATCGAACCGAAGCCGGGACGCGCACGGCACCTCAGGCCGTATGCCTCCCACTCCTCAATGGTGCTGGCCCAGAATTCCTCAGCCTCGTCGTCACTCATGACTGTCGCCCGTGATCTCCCGCAGGCCCGCATCAACATCGAGAAGACTCGCCAGGTCATCAGCCAGCTTTGCCTGTGCCCTGTCGAGGTCCTCGCAGGCGTGCATGTCGCACGAGGCGCAGTGATGGCCGTCCCGGACTATGCTCATGATCAGCTCGGTCGCGGCTTCCTCGGTGATGGTTCCCAGCCTGGCTTCTTTCACCGTCGCCAGGATTTCCAGGCCGAGTTCAGTCTCGTCATCCATTGCCGTATGCCTCCCACAACCGCTGAGCTTCCAGGGCCTCTTCCCGCAGCGTCTGCACCGGCTTTTCCTCGTGCCAGCCGGTACAGGTGCAGCGCCCCACCTGATGTCCAGGAGAACCTATGATCTGCCGCAGGAAGCACTCCCTGTGCTCGGGGAGCTCGCTAAGGCCTTCCGGCCCGGCATACGGAATGAGAACCCCGCTGTCGCCGGTGACCAGCGGCTCCTTGCACCAGGCGCATGGGGTACCAACCGGCGTCGGCGCACGATCTGCACCCTCGCACACCGGCGCGTCCCACAGTTCACCGAAGATCCTCATGTCCTCCCCTACTCTTCGTGGACGTGACAGATGCAGTCGCACAGATCCAGGTAAATGACATCGCCGTCGTCAGTGGTCTCTTGGTTGTAGTGCTCGCAGCACACTGGCACTTCAGGTGTCACGCCACGCTCCATCCGCCGCACCGCGCGCAGTCCACCTTGGCCTCGATTCCCTTGTCTGCTGCCCAGGAGACACAGTCATCCCTCTTGGACCGAGGGATCTCCTCAACGGACCACCGTGAACCGTCGGCCAGCTCTTTCCCGTCCTCCGGCGCCATTGGGCACCAGGCCCGGTGGATACTCGCTGCCTTCAGGTACTCCGCACGCCAGCGGCGTGCGAAGACGTACACAGGGTCCGGCGCGGGACCGCCCGCCTTGGCCTCCACCACCTTCAGCGGATCCGGGTTGATCTGCAAGCGTTGGTCGGATTCGGGCTGGGAAACCTTCGGGTCGATGAGGTCGGCCAGACTCCCCGCGATGACTCGCCGAAGTACCGCTGGCGCTTCGTCGCCAGGCCACTCATTCTCGGCGTGGTCCCGCTGCTTTTCGGCGAGAGCGTGAGCGTAGGCCGACTCGAACTTCTTCATCGCCTCCAATACCTCGTCGCCACCGACAGGCATGTCCTGAGAGGCGATTCCGTAGAGCTCCTCTGCGGCGTCCTTGAGTGCCTCCTCTGCCTCGGTCATGTCTCGTCCTCCACGGTCGCCAGCCAGCCAGCCGGAACGCTCTCGCTCCGCGCCCAGGACAGCACCTTCAGTTCCCACGCCAACGACATGCCCTCCGCCGCCCAGGCCTGCGCCTCCTGGACCTGGTCCTCCGCGAACTCATCGGTGACGTCCAGGAGCCGGTTCCCCTGGTGCAGTTGCCAGGCCCAGCCCTCGTCTTCTTCGTGGGCGTAGATGAGAGTCCAGTCGGTTCCGCCGTCGTTCTCTTCGCAGCCGTGATCACACTTGCCGGGATGGTCTGCAATGAGGAGGCATGTGGCCTCTCCCTCTCCAGTGGCTTTCCCGCAGAGCGGCGACACCTTGATCTCTCGGTGACCGTCGTCGTTCCAACGCAGGAACCAATCCACAGCGTCTGGGTCCGTGCCGTCGTACTGGCTCTGCACCGCGCGAGCATGCAGCACTTCGGGCCCATGGGTCCCGAACTCACACGCGAACAGATCAGTGCCTGCCTCATTCTCGGCGTCGGGCAACGCGTTCATGCGCTCCGCCTCGGCGGCCGTCAGAGCCGCCTTTCCCGTACAGCCGGTTGTTGGATCCGTCAGCCCCATGCCTCTGCCTCCCAGACGTTCGCTTGCCCGTAACCCTGCCGCGTCACCTTGGCCGCGTCGTTCAGGAGCGTCTCCACCGTGTGCGGATCAAGGTCGGTGCGCTCCAGGTAGACGTCCCGCAGGGCCTCAAGGTCTCGCGCCACCTGCTCGCGTACTGAACGCTCAACGCCCTCGAAGTCCACACGCCACTGAGGTGGGGACGTCCTGTTCCGGAGGGAGTGGAGTACCTGCCTGGCGAAGCTCACTGGTCTCCCTGGTCGTCGGCCGGATCCCACGTCGCCAGCGGATTGCGCTCCGTCGTCGCCCACACATGAGTAGGGCACGGGTCCGGCTCACCGCACTCGATGCACGTGCCGTCTGTCATGCCTCCCGCACCGACATTCTTCGTGTGGGCTTCGGCGATCCGTGCCAGTCGGGCTCGCGCTTTCTTCAGCCCCTCGTCCTGGTGGGCCTCTCGGTCTGACGCCCCGACGATGTAGTAGTCCATGGCGGCCTCGGGCAGGACGTAGATCTTCTTGCCGACCTGGAACTCCATGGTCCAAGCACCGTCGCCCTCGTTCCAGGTGATCGACCACCCCGGTTGGACGAAGGCCTCGGCCTCCCAGCGCGTCAGGACCGACTCGTACTCCTGGCGGGTCTGCTCCCGCTCCGCAGCCTCAGTCATGCGCCGAGTATGCCGGTCCGCACCCCCGCCTGCACCTTTGTCCAACTCGTTTTGAATTTCCCGGTGTTACTGTCCGCTTTGCCCTAGAGGCTACCTACGTGGGCGATCAGGGGCGAATTGAATTCAAATTTCTTTTAAAGGTGGGGGGTCGGGTTTTGTCAAGCGGATTCGCAGATTTGCAGCACGTGACCTGCGCCACGCGCAAGCCGGACATCACGGGCACGGAGTGAGAGCTAACACCCGTTAGCGCTCAGCGCCGACAGGGGAAGCAAGGTGATCAGCCGCGCACACCTATGAGTGTGAGAGTGGCTGCAATGTCAAGCAAAGTGACGAGTCGTCAGTTACAGCGAGCGTTACATGATCACGCAGACCACTGCATTTGCGGGCTCGCGCCCTAGCGAATTGAGCAGTAAGCACCCGCTTAGTAATTGCACAATGAATCCACCATGTATTGCAGAACGGTAACGCTCAAATTGCAGCGGTATTACAACTATTGCAGAACGGTAACAACGATTTAAATCACCTCAAACCAGACACAGGCCACCGCTCGCCAGCGAGCACGGGCCGACGGGGGCTCAGCCACTGGGGCTCACACTGCTCTCTCTATGACTGTCTCTACTGGGGGCAGTACGCACGCACCCTTGCCCCCGAAAAACGGCTACCGAGCCACCTGAGAGCCGCTCACACCCCTAGATGGACAGAGAGACTCACACGGCCCCCTGAGGGGCTCACAGGGGCACGCAGCCATGATCGCCAGTCGCCCCCGGAATCTCGCGCCGGACACGGCCGCAGCACCTCTCATTACATGTCAGGACAAACGCTGTGACCTGCGTAAACATCGTTAGCTGACACACCATCACATACATGTCACGTCAAACTCGCCGACCTGCACTGATTCATGGTTTGTCCTATTTCACAAACGTTATCGCACGTTATCGCCAGAGAGTCATGACATAGCCGGGCAACTCGCCAGTAGCGATCTACAGCACACATCACGAAAATATAACGACTGTTCTTGCAGGTCACATGGCCCGTTTGGGGCTGAAGAGAAGATCAACCACCAGTCTCGACGCATTCACACACGTGTGGGGGCGTAGCGTCTTCCTTGCAACACCGCACGGCGCAGCAACACCCCAGCACCACCGGGGAGGCGCCGGAGCAACGCAGATTGAGAACTCAACAGCAGAGACGATCACCACGCGCGACAGGCGCGGGTGTGTGCCCCTTATGGGGGCGCGCGTTGGTCATGGTCATGCGTCGCGCGGATTTCTCGCGCAGAGCGTCAGCACGTAGGGCGCGGAGTATGACGACGACTGGCAAGCACCTGTGTAGGCCGCGTAATCGGTTGTCTCTGCTGTAGCACGCGAGGGAGTAGCGCTCCCTCAACCTGCCCGCGCATTCGTGCACGGGTAGTTGATCACAAAGCGCTCGCGCCCATCGGTACCTGACACGGCCGATGGATTCAGTCAACCGGGACCACGCTGTGAAGCGTCGAGACTGCCCTACATAGAGAGTCAGAAGGTGCACGCGTAAGCCGTTGCCATAGAAGACGGACGCGCGTGACCTAGGGCCCTTACAGGGATGCCTAGAAGAGTTGAGGGATTGCTGTCCCTCCCCCCGCGAAATTCGATGTGGGCGGACCTACCGGCGAACGGGCGTATTGATCATGACCCTAAGCCTGATAGATCATCCCAACCCACGGACAATCCCCCGGGCAGGAATGTGAAGCGGACAGCATGAGATCAACTATTCCCCTATTCCCCTTAGGCACACGGGAACGGGGCGGACAGTACCTAGGCGGGTTTACCCGTCGACAGTCATTCGCCCCGCTCCCGTGCTGCCACCAGTCATCAGGGCTTTCCCCTGGTGGCCGTTGGTAGTCACTACAGGGGAGGAATCATGGGAAAGCGATACCGCGCAGCAACGGCACCGACTCCCCTTAAAGGAACGAGCGCCGGTGTGCCGATGGGTAAAGCCACTCACACCGTTCGGGTCATGCATCGCGAGTGTGTGACGCGTACGGCGCGCGATCACTGGAAGCTGCGGAAGCTTGCCTACGCCGTAGTGGAGTACCGGGGTACGCGTCCCGCGCGTGTCCTATTCGCTACGGATGACGAGCGGTTCGCTCATACTTCCGCGTATCGCATGGCCAATGACTTTGACCGTAAGGGTGATCCTGCGAGCGTGCGCGAATTGCACACGTGCCGCAAAGTCAAGGTTGTTGCGCCGAAAGCACGGCACGAACTGACTCAACAGGACTTGCACGTTGCCGACATTGACAACATGCGGGAATGCCGCGCATGCAGTAGCCGTGACAAGTCTCGGCTGTGCAAGCCCAATCGTGCCGGAAAGACGGAACGCATGCGCGCACAGACGTCGCATCTTGCGCTTGTCTCGGCCAACAGGAGCGATGACACACCATCGGATCCCAACATCATCACGCGTTGGGCGAAAGATGACGAGTAGTCGTTAGGGCGACTCTAAACCGCGTTAAGCCCTAAGCGTCTGCCCCGAAATTCGGGGCAGGGTCGCAACACAACCAGGGGAGACATCATGATCACTGCTGAGACATATCACGGTAAGCGTGTTGTGAACTCTGTGATCACGCCACAAGTGTGCAATGACATGATCAACACGTATGAGTCCATGGGGGCCGATATCGTCTATGACACCCATGGCAAAGAGGTATGGGTGTTCGTAACCCATGGTCCCGTCGACGTAGCCACGCTCGTTATCGGTCGTTAGGGCGACCTTAAACAGGCATCAAGCCCTAAGCGTCTCCCCGAAATCGGGGAGGGTTGCACAACCAACCAGGGGAGGAAACATGCTACCGGGGCGCACTTTCAAGCGGGTCACGGCACACATGCCCGGGGCCGGAAGCATGACAGGCCCGGTCACATCGGATCAGTGCCGGACTATCAGGGACCTTGAAGCCATCTTCCATGGCGACGGAATGTCCATCACTCGTGAGACGAACGGCGACGCCATCGTATACACGGCGAGCATGGTGCAGATCTTTACGTATCACGTCGACTAGGCGACGTTAAACAGGCGTTAGGCCTAGTGCGTCGCCCCGGAAATCCGGGGCGGATCGCAGCAATGCGAGAAAGGGGAGGAAACATGATCATCTGTGAAGCTTCCATGCCGCGTGCGGGTGGCGAGCGTAAGTATCACAAGGCAGTCATCCTGATTCGTATGGCCTATGCACGACAGGCTTTCTACAGCCGGTTGGCTAAGCGCGCATGACCACCAGTCCGGCAGACGGTTTCCACAGACGTAGGCGCAAAGCCACTGCCGGGCACAAACTCCCCCGATTTTCCGGGGCGAGTGGAAAGGGGAGGAAATGAGCAACGTTCGTCCGCTTCACCAGCTTCAGGCGCCTATCATTTGGCAGAACTTGCTTCCCACCATACAGGCAACAAATACGGCGTCCGGACAGGTCTTTGCCTGGCACCCGCAGTATCGGGAGGTCATTCAGGTATTCGACAGTGTTTCGGCGTTCATGTATGGCGGGCAGTCCGACCTAGTGTTGCCCTTCCCGGAGCGGCTCATCAATCCGGTGAGCGGAGTTCCGGCATTGCATCACTACGTCGAGACGATTCGGAAGTATCAGGAACGCCCGCAGTGATGCGACAGCCCCGAACGGTATTCGGCCGGTTCGACTCCGGCCCGGGGCACTGATCCGAAAGGGTCTGGAAAGGGGATAGAACATGGTGGAGATGCCCAAAGAGTTTTTGGGTCGCCCGGTTGTACGGTCCGTCCAGCACGCCACAGACGAAAGCGAAGCGCCCTACTTCGGCACTGTCGTTCTCGACTACGGCAACGGCATTCAAACCGTCATCGACGTGTTCAGTCACGACGGTGAGGTGTGGGGCGGGCAGAATGGTGCCCATCGGATTCTGGCGGACAGTGCCGAACGGATCTTCGTGGACCGGTGCAAGCGGCGCACCCGGTTCACGCACATGGTCATGGAAGGCAAGTGCACCTGGCTTGCCGTAGCCATGATGCGCTGGGATTCCATTCCAGTATCCGGCCGTGATGAGTTCACGGTCTATGCCCGCGATGCTGCCGGTAAGGCGCGTGACTTCCTGGAGTTCTACTACCCGGTGAACCGGGAGGTTCGGAACGCCATCGAGCGTTGGCTTATCCGGTACTCGGAAGCACACACGCATCCGGACCTGCGCTCATGAGGTCCGGCCCGTAGCCGCGATGTTGGCGGTAGGCTTCGATGCCACTGCGGGCACTGGGAGTCATGCGACTCCGGCAAGGAGGGGAAACATGAACACGTGGACCGTTACCACCTGGGCTTTCTATAACGCAGCGGAAGCTGATCCGCATTACGAGCGGCAGGAGGTTACTTTCACTGGCCTGTCCGAAGAACAAAAGGATCGAATCCTTGCGCTCTCTGACGACGGACTCAAGTTTGATGCCGAAGCCAAAGAAGAGTGACCAAATCGCTCAGCCCTAAATGGTTTTCAGGGAGGTTCGATTCCTTCCTAGGGCACCATGCGTGATCCGTCACGCAGCAGCAGGAAAGGGGATGCAATGCCGCACAAAGGCTCGTACACCATGGGCACGCAGGAAATGATCGAGCACATGGTGACGGAACTTCCTGACAAGTACCTGATGGAGCTAAACCAGTCCGACATGGAGACCCTGATTTGGGGTCTCGGCGCGCACGTAGGCTTTGTAACGCCAGATGACGCCATGCAGGACCGGATTTCTTCCCTGTTCTCCAGCATCGCAGAGACGCTGGAAATCGAGGGTATCTGATCCGGCAGTGCGCAACGGTTGCCCTTATGGGTGAGGGTTCGATTCCCTCGACGCACACTCACTCCCCCGAAATTCGGGTGCGAGTGGAAAGGGGATATGGAAATGGCATTGAGCACGCGTGAGCGTCGCATTCGTCGCATCCGTCGCGCACTGCCGATCATTGAGGAGCTGGAGGAGTACACCAAGCAGGTCTATTCCGACAATCTCTTCACCAGCGAGGAGGGGCACGATGCCTCTCCTATGTGGCTTGCAACTCCCTTTTCACGATCCCGCGACGCTGAGTTGCGGGAAAAGTGCAACTGGGAAGTCGTGAGTGAGGATCTCCTCGAACGATTCCCCGACACAGTGTCGAGTCAGACGTTCGGTCACTGGGGGTTCGGCTGGTACGAGCGGCTCTACGTCCGTCGTGACGATGCGCTTGCACTCAGGGCAGTTCAGGGCTGGGTCGGCACGATCCAGGACACTGGGTTCGCCAGCGAGGAGCGTATCGATGAAGCGGAGCGCGAGGAGTACAACGAGTACCTGTCATCGCAGCTCGGTGGGTATCCGGGCAACGATGACGACGAGTACCTCGACCGGGTCCGGCGGTACCTCTTTGAGACGCACAGCGCTGTCCGGAGCGATGAGGTCGACCAGAGCATGATCAAGGACGCCATCGCTCACGTCCCCCACCCCTACGACGACTGGCAGTGGGGTGAGGGCGAGGACGAGGACGAGCGGGAGTGTAACTTCTGCGGTCAGTCCGAGTCAGCCGAGTGCCACAATGAGGCGGCACAGCCCTAGGCCTGGTGGCCTGCGTCCGGGTTCGATCCCCGGATGGGGCGCAAGTTCGCCCGGAAATTTGGGTGAGCTGGAAGGAGGGGAAACTAAGTGACTAATCCGGATGACGCTATTACTCAGGCAGTGGCTACGGCTCGGAGCACTGAGACTCCGATCAGTCACGGGGTAGCACGTGCCATTGCGATGCGATTTCAGCCCCAAGGACGTGCCCCATAAGGGCGTGCGGTATATCGCAACGCCTTGAAGGCATTCATTGCGTCAGGAGTTATGAAGTCAATTAACACCACTCCACCACGATGGAGGCCGCATCCCAGCGCTGAGCTCGATGGCGAACATGCCGTTTGGGCAGCCGTCTCCGGTGAAGGACAGTGGGTACGGGCGTCCGACGCAGAGAAGGATGTGATGGCCGTATTCGGTGACTACTTGCACAGCCGTAAGCAAGCTGGCGACCTGGATTCTGTGCCTGGCTGGACAGATCTGCCGATCGAATAACAGCCCTAAGTGGTTCTCGGCTCGGTTCGATTCCGGGCTAGGGCACGCAGTAACTAGGAAAGGGGATATGAGATGTCCGAAGAGCACATCGAAGAGGCGCACAGGCAGCAGCTCGACACGCAATATTTCGAGCCTCCTTACGATCCCATCGCAGAGATGCATGATGAGCTTCAGGAGCGCATTGACCGGCTCAGCTCAGGGTGCGATGGTCTGTTCCTGATTCTGGACACGGCCAAGCACAACGGTTGGCGTCCGAACGTCAAGGAGATCAAGGAGCACATCCGGGAGTGCCCGGAGTGCTTCCAGGTCAACTCGGATTTCTTGGACGACTGACAGCCCTAGAGAGACACCAGGTCTCCTAGTCCGGTGCAACTCCGGCTAGGGCACTCAATCCCCCGATTTCCGGGGTCGATTGGAAAGGGGAGGAAATGACGGAAGCTGAGGTTACTCCGGCGACTCTGGATGAATACCGGAAGATGCTGGAAGAGATCGGCCTGTTCACACGTGTCGTTGACGGCGGTATCGACGCCGTCTGGTGGCTCGGTATGCGCTCTTTCAGGCTGGCGTTCCGACGCGCCGAAAACGGCTGGTGGGAAATCCACAGCTTGAACGCATTCGAGACGCTGGACGTGATGCTGTGGTGTTCTGCGTACGCCAGCGACGACACGCGTGAATTCATCAACAACTGGGTACGCGTTCATCCGCGTGCCAAGCGCTGATGGTCGTGGGGCTGGTTCGACTCCAGCCCAGCGCACTAGCCCGATTTCGGGTGTAAGAAAGGGGAACGCAATGTCCGACGACGTCCGATACCAGGGCGAGCAGATCAGCGGCTACCGGATCACCGGTGAGCACGTCCAGGAGCTCGCTAACGCATTCGGTAAAAACGTCCTCGTGGTGCAGCCCGGTACCGCATTCCTGTGGGTAATCGGCACCGGCAATAAACACTACGAGGGCGCCCGGACTGTGTACGCCACCAGTGAACAGGTTGTCGAACTGGCCGCCGAGGAGGACTACGACTCTGAGGGTGGGCTGACCATTGAGGCGGCATGGCGCATCGCTGGCGAGATCGAGCGTGAGGGCCGTGCCGCCGCACAGGCGTCTGCTTACACGATGCCCTACTCGGACGGCTTCAGTGCGCGTGTCATGAACACCATGCACAACGATGATTAATCAGTCACCCACTCCCCCGCGAAATCGGCGGGCACGGATCAGATCCGAGGGTGGGACCATGCGGATATCCACTCCGCAGCAGGAAAGGGGAGATAGATGATCGCTGAAAACCGCTCCGTGGCCTTCCTGGTCTACGTCGGCACGACGTTCGATGTGAACGGAAACCGGCGCAAGGGCTGGGTGGTCTACAACACGGACGGGGAGCGCATCGACTTCGTCCAGGAGGACGCAAGCGGCGATGGCCCGTTGCTCGAATCCGGGTACGCCGCGTTCCGCAAGATGGACGAGTCCATCAGGATCACCGAGGAGGAGTGGGAGAACCTCTCCAACCTAGCCTCCTACCCGGCGTCGTCGCGCAAGTTCGACAATCTGTTGGCTGAGAAGCTGTGGGATTTGTCCCTCAGCAGCAACCAGGACGCCGACCTGGGCGACTCCGAGACGTTCGGCTGGTATGCGCTCTTCAAGGGTGACAGTGCCATCCTTAACACGAACTCCCAGGGCTTCGTGTCCGTCTCGGTATTCGAGTCCGAGGAGGAGGCAGAGAAGAAGTGGGAGGAGCTGGAGAACGAGTACAGCGAGTTCTGCGGTGATGACGAGGAGGAGTAGTCCTCGTCAGCCTGTCTGAGTAAGACTCCGCCGGTTCGTGACCGGGACAGGCACTAGCCCCGAATTTCGGGGTGAGGAAAGGGGATAGCAATGACCGAATGCATGAATGGCTATGACGGCACAATCCGGCACCGTGAGTACACGGAAGCCATGTACCGGGTGCAGACGTCGGAAGCTTTCGCACAATCCACCTGGTGCCCGGACTGCCTGATTCAGTACGTCGAGTCCGGCATGGGGTCGTGTGTCGAGTACGTGGGGCTCCTGGAGCCGCTGAAGACTCAGGAGGACCGCGACAAGCACGACAAGGTTTTGGGACTCGGCCTCAACGTCGAACAGCCCTGATCTGGTGATCTCGCCGGGGTCCGATTCCCCGGCTGGGCACGAGCCCGATTTTCGGGTGAAGGAAAGGGGAGGAAATATGTATCACCCTGACATGGGTACGCTCGCCCAGTTCGTTGGTGAGCAGCCCTACGAGTCTCCCGCTTTCGTTCCTGGTGTGGATTTCGATCCTTGGGATCCGGAAGAAGTGGAAATCGTCGGACTGGCAACGGAAATCCACCGACACGACAAGATGCGGCGTCTTGAAGAAGAGAACTCTCGTCTCCGGGCGCGACTTGCCGAACTGACCGACGGCAACGAGTAACGCGAACATGGTCTAAGCAGCCCCGTATTGGCTGAACACGGTTCGAATCCGTGGCGGGGCACTTTGTGCTGCCCGAAAACGGGAGCACATGAGGGGAGGAATGATGGAGGGATTCATTCACGATTCGATGACGTTCAAGGTCAGACTACTGACCTCGTGCTGTTCGACATGCGCAGAGCTCATCGAGATCATGTTCGTGCCTGCGGAGTTCGCTCCGTTCATGCCGGACGTACCGACGTACCGCGCGGCCGAGGCTCAGCGCGGGGAGTGGGACCAGGAGCACGCCAGGGAGTGCAAGCAGTCACGCCCTTGGCACCTCACAGCGGTGTGACCGCAGCCCTGATCCGCATCCGAGGCGGACGGCCGGTGCGAGTCCGGCCAGGGCACCATGCGTCCCTGTTGGGCGCAGCAGCAGGAAAGGGGAGAGCACATGGGCAAGTACGTGGTCGTTCTCGATGAGAAGGACGAGCCCACCCAGGAAGACACTGCGTCCCACATCTTCGGTGCGATCCCGCACACCTATGACTGGTGGCGGGGGATCACGGAGCACTGGGACACGCAGGACGCTCCCGACGGGTGGACAGCGACGATCCGCGTCACCGACCCGGAGGACGAGAACGAAGAGCGGACGATCGTCAAGACGATCACCCACACCGACCTCATGGACGCGATGCGGAAGATCATCAGCGGTGAGATCGGCGAGGATGTGACCGACTCGTGCAAGGGCGCGTGCCGGGACTTCGTCTTCAACCGCGACGCGGCCGACTTCGACGCGGCCACCTCCGACGAGGTACTCCAGGTCGCGGTACTCGGAAAGGTCGTCTACTGCTGAGTGCCAGCCCAGCGAGGGCCCCGGATTCCGGGGCGACGGGTGCGAGTCCCGTCCTGGGCGCTAGGACCCCTGACTGTCGGCGGGTCCTACTAGGCTGCGGCCTAGTGAGCAAAGGGGATAGAACATGAGTGAGGACAGGACACCGCCCGGCATGTACTACGCGGGCTCCAAGCATGGCATGGGCCTGGCCACGCACAACGTCGCGGTCTGGTTGGAGAACGAGCCGGGCCTCCTGGAACGGGCGCGTGAGATCGTCGCCAAGGGTGGTGACGACCTGCTCCGGCAGTGGGTGACGTTCCTGTGGTACGGAGCCCCGGAAGGCGGCTTCAATCTGAACGACGAGCCCAAGCACGACAGTCGGATCGTCTTGAACCTCAAGACAGACACCGACCGGGACGCCTTCCGAAGGATCGACTGGCAGTACGTACGCGAGTCCGTGAACGCCGAGTAACAACCCCAGGTCTGGTGACCTCCTTCCCGGTTCAATTCCGGGATGGGGTACTGGGCAGTCCGGAGCCCGAAATCCGGAAATGGAAAGGGGAGGGCATGTATCAGATAGTGAAGGAGCGTCCGGGCCTCCCGGTCGTGGATGACTGCACTCGGGACGACTTCAACCAGGTAGGTCACTGCGGTGAGTACAAGGGTGTCGTCGTCGGCAAGTGCGGTCGTTGCTGGGACTGCCACGCGATCAAGAACGACCCTGATCAGCTGAGGACGGAAGAGAAGACCGCGTCCGAGGTACAAGAGGAGGACTGTTTGGTCTTCCCTGAGGACGACGGCCGCATTGAGGTGTTCAAGGTGAAGACCATCGACACCTTCCCCGGCCGGTTCATGGCGGACCTGGACGCTTCCGAGGAACCTGGTGCCAAGTGGTACCGGTTTAGCTGCCATGGTGGTCCGGTCGCGGCAAGAAACATGGACGACAAGGTTCTGATTATCACCAGAACATGACGTCTTACCCCGAAATCCGTATAGGCGGATACACCCGAGTTCGAGTCTCGGGCGGGGACCATGCGGAGATATCCGCAGTAGTTGGAAAGGGGACGCAATGAGCGATGAGGGATACAACGGCTACACGAACTGGGCAACCTGGTTCGTCGTTTCCGAGCTGGAGAACAACGCGGAATGGTACAAGCTGACGCAGAGACTCGTGCGTACCGAGGCGCCTGCCGAGGAGTTCAAGAAACTCGCGAAAACGTGCCTGTTCCCCTCCGCCGACGTCACCTCCTACGGCGAGATGGGCCGCAGCAACTTCGAGGACGTCAACTTCGAGGAAATCCGCGACACTCTCCTCAACAACTAGTCGGCCAGGAGACAAAATGACCGATCACTTCGAGCCCGGCACACGTGTCCGCGCCGAGGAAACCGGCGAGATCCCCGAGCAGTTCGGCTACGTGGATCGGGATCACGGTGGTGCCGTCGTGCACATCTTTTTCGACGGGCAGGATACGAGGTACCCACACAATGCCACACCTGTTCCCCGTGAACAGGTGCACGCAGTAGTCGAGGAAGACGAGGAAGACTGACCTGCAACCCCGGCCGTAATCACGCGGCTCCCATGTGCAATGCATGGGCGGGGGCTGGGCTGATCCGATGCCCTGAAAATCGGATACCAGAAAGGGGAGTACTGGTTTTGCCTGTCTTCTATGTCTACGTCCACAACGGCGAGGCGTACTCCACAGACGATATGGAGTGCTCACCCAGTGCCGCAGTCGTGAAACGAGAGTTCGCTTCACGCGTGCGATCCGGTAAGGGAAAATCCTGCTACGTCTTGGATCTGGATGAAATAACTCCCGAGACGGTGAGGAAAACCTCCGAAGAGGAAGCATGGCCGGAGGCATCGGACCGCGCCTGCATGGTGGTGTGGCGGACTCAAAAATGGGAGACGCCCACTGGTCATCCGGATGAGATGTGGCTCTTCAGCGGAAATGTTGACAGACCCACGATCATTCCGGCGGAGATTCCCGAGATAAAGCCGGTCCCGACGTCCGACATGCGTGTCTCGAAGGACGTATTCCAGCGTCGCGTGAATATGGGATGGGACCCTGAGCGGGCTCGCACGACGCCTCTCGGTAACAGGGCGGGCAGTGTGCAAGGGAAGTTCACCCCCAGCCTTCGTCATGCTGACCATCAAGTCGATGACACATCCGTCAGGCTCACGGCTGGGATGGCCCCCGAGGTTTTCACCGCCTTTGGGATGACTCGGTCGATTGCTGAGTGGAAGGATCTGACGGGGATCAGCGAGAACGCGCTGAGAGTCGGAGCCAGGAAGCACGGCATGGAGGGATACCTCAAGAAGAAGCAGTGGCATCCCCGCTGGGGGAAGCCGTAGGACCAAAGTCCCGCTAGGTGCGGAAGGAGCGCTGCAAATGCGCTCCGGGACACGAACTCCCTCGAAATTCGGGTGGAGTTGGAAAGGGGAGATCATGTACACCGTTGAGAACTGGCGCACTGCGTACGACGAGGTTGAGGGCAACGGCTTCGACCCGATCGACTCTGAGGAGTCGGCTGGAGCCATGGGCGCTGCCCTGGCCGAGGCCTACGACAAGCTCAAGACCGATGAGTACGCGGTCCTCGCCGCACTCGAAGCCGCAAACCAGCAGTTCCCGGACGGCTGGGACGTCGACCAGTTCAACAAGGTCGTGGACGGCTTCACGGTCCGCTACGACGACATGAACGAGCCCGTACAGAACTACCTCGATGACAACTACCCCGGGGTGCAGATTGAGTGGCTCAAGGACGACGCTCCGGTCTGGGATGGGCCCGTAAGGGACTCCGAGGTGTGGATCGATGACACCGAGATCCCGGGGATCTACGTCTTCAACAAGGTGCGGTAGGACAGCGTGGATGGTCGCAGGGGAGGTCCGACTCCTCCCCCACGCACAAGCCCGAAGTTCGGGTGAGGAAAGGGGACAGTTATGGGCACCATGGACATCACACCTGTCACGGACCAGAGGTACCCGCTCAAGATGTGGGCCATCAACCTCGGCATGTGGGAGGTCACGGAGGAGAACTGGCCCGAGTTCTTCGTGCGGATCCGCCTGTACGAGGAGCTGGCAGGTGCTCCGATGCTTCAGAACGCGGACACCAATGAGCCGGTCACCATCACGCCGGAGCTGGCCAAGCAGCACATCGGGTGCAGCATCGGCGACAAGATGGAGAAGCGCGACGAGTGGTGGCTCCGCATCATGCACCGTCGCGCGCGGTCGTTGGAGTACGAGGCCCGGGAGTTCGACAGCAGTGTCTTCCCCGTCGCCGAGGACGACGACGAGCTTTAGCAAGGCAGCCCAGTGAGGAGACACTGACCGGTTCGAATCCGGCGCTGGGCACGCAATATCGGCCCCGAAATCCGGGGCGGAAAGGGGAGGAAATGAGCGGCGAGATGTGGGGCACTAGCTTCACGCGTCCGGAGCCGTGGAAGTACACGATCTGCCTCAAGCAGCACCTCGTTGACGACCATGATCCGGAGGGCGAGGAGCTGAAGGAAATCGCTCGCAAGATGGCGTCTGAGATCCGTCAGGCACGTGACTACCGAACGCCGGAGCAGATGCAGCGAATTCGGGACGGCGAGCTCTACACCAAGTACGACACGCTTGGAAGCGTCGTTGAGGAGTTGGAGAATGCGTCCGACCTCGCGGACCTCAACTCCGCGTTGAATCTGCTCTACGACTGGGCTGACGAGCATCGCGTATGGATCGGTGGCGACCGCAAGGCCGATTTCAGGGAGCGGTGAGTACGCAGTCTCTCTCCCGACATGGTCGGGCATCCGCGTCATGGCGGGGAGAGGCACAGGGCTGCCCCGGGGCCCGAAATCCGGGAAGGAAAGGGGAGGGAAACAAATGGAGACTGAGGACCGCACTCAAGACGTCTGGTTCGCCACGGTCACTCTCAGGAACTCCGAGGGGCAGACCACCGACACGAAGAAGGGGCTGGTGGATCTGCCCCGAGCGATGCCTGCGAGCGAAGCGGCGAAGTATCTTGTCCGCCTCATCGTCAGGGAGACCACACGGTTCGGTGGCCTGTGGTACACCGGCGAGCCTCCGCACGAGGTTCACGCTGTCGCCTGGAGCCGCCGAGACAGTGGCAGTGATCGGTACCAGCGGGCCGGATCTCTGGCTGAGTACAAGGAAGATCGCGACGCCTACATGCATCCTCCCGTACTGGGAAGCGGATGGCGCGAGGTTGGTGCCCACGAGGGCACATCCTTCATCGAGCTCGACTGGCAATAGTGCCATAGCTCCGACTGGCGAAGAGGTTCGATTCCTCACGGAGCACGAGGGGGTGCACATTCCCCCGGAATTGGGGAAATTGATGAATAGTCTTGAGCTGCGGACGCTTATCCACACCGCGCTCAATGGGAAGGCAGGTACGCAGTACGGGGACATCCTCACTGTGGATCCCATCCCACCGGTTCCCGGGAGCCCCGTTCAACTGCGGGTGGCTGCCCCTGATCCGGTCGGTGAGCGGCGGGTCCACGTCGTCTCCGTCGCCGACGAGGCACTGGAACTGCCCGACCGCAACCCGGCTGTCAAGATGGCTCTCAAAGCGGCTCAGCGACTTGCTGAAGAGGCGCAGAAGCAACGCGCACGGGTTGAGGCACAGGGCCGGAACCCGGAGCAATCCAAGGGCGTTACCAAGGCCGACGCGGAGTACAACGGGGCACTGACGGTCCTGGCACACGTCCTCGCAGGCGCTGGCGCCGACATCCTCATCGAGGAGCTTCCGTCACTGGAACTGGCCGAGGTATACCTCGGCCAGTGGGATAAGAAGCGTCACGTTGCCGCGTTCAAACGTGCGATGCAGGACTAGCAGTTCAGCCTGCCGCCCGACTTTGCGGGTGGGTTCAAAGCCACGGCAGGCACGAGGGCCAATCGGCCCCGAGGAAAGGGGAGGCAGATGGACGAGGAAGAGCTGAAGTGCCTGGACACGCCCTCCGGCGGCTGCTCCGGCAGCGTCGAGATGCGCTACCCGCTGTCCGGCACGGGCAAGTCGTTCCCGCGCTGCAACGCGCACTGGGAGAAGCGGCTCGACAAGCAAGAGGAGATCAACCAGAGGTACGCGCCGTTCTCCGACGTTCCGCCCGCTGACTTCGACCCGACGTACGCGGGCGAACGCTGGGAGGACGACTACTGAGCAGCACAGTCCGCTCCCCCGCATCAGGCGGGCGGCCGTTCGCGACGGCGGGTGGGCACCATGTTCCCGATTTTCGGGAGCAGTTGGAGAAGGGGAGGGCCACATGGCCAAGAACGGCAGCGGCAAGAAGAGCAACAAAAATGGCGGATCCCAGAAGGGATCCGGCAACGGCTCCGGCCCGCGCACAACCCGTAAGTGAGAACTTGTGGAACGCATCAGCCGAAAGGCCTGGCAACTCAAGGATCACGAATTGCTGATCACCGCTGGGACGTATGAGGAGTTCGACCATCCTCGGGAGATCTCTTCGGTAGCGGTGACAGGCCCGGATGTCCGGGTCTCATTCACGGACGGCAGCCAGCACAAGGTATTCAACCGGGATGCAGAGGTGTTCATCGTGGACACCTTCCGCTCCCCGAACGTGACGGCGGAGACCAAGGAGTGTGCCAACTGCTCCGATCCGATGCCGAAGGACAGCGTGCACACCGAGTGCAGGCGCTGCCGGACGCGTCCACTGGAGTAGTGGGCAGCCCTGACCCGGTAATGCCGGGCTCCCAGCTCACGACTGGGCAGGGCGCTGATTCCCGATCCCGGGAGTCTGGAAAGGGGAGGACATGTATTTGGAAGAGAAGGTCGATAAGATCCTTGAGCTCGTATCCCAGGACCGGAAGCCGCTCAACTGGAGCGACCTCATGAAGGAAGCGCGGACACTGGCGCCGGACCTCAAGGTCGAGTTTCTTCAGGCCATGGGGTTCACGCGGTCGGGTTCCAGGCACACCAGGAGCTGCGCCAGCATTCAGGGCAGCGGGCTCATCTGCACCTGCGTTCAGCCTGAGTCTGAATGGAGCCACCCGAAGGACGTCCGCGAGTTCCTCCATGAGACGCCGGAGGAGCGCCAGGAGGCCACTCGGAAGCGGATCCGCGCCGAGGAGGACCCCTACGACGCGGACCGGTGGGAGTCCGTGCATGGATGAGCCTGAATACGACCGATCCTCGATCATCGACAAGGAGACAGGACTTCCTCGTCTCCTTAAAGAGCAGTGCGCCACGTGCGTCTTCCGCTCCGGGAATCTGATGCACCTGGACAAGGGGCGTCTGAAGGAGATGATCGACGCAAACAACACCAACGGTTCGTGGATCACGTGCCACGAGACGCTTCCCTGGGGTCACTACCCCGAATTCGGCGAAGCGATCTGCCGTGGTTACTACGACACCAACGGCGACAACTCGTGGGGCGTGCGTCTGGCCAAGTCCGAGGCCGAGCGTAAGGGTCTGCCCGGTCTTCCTGAGGTAGATGCACCGCCGGACCCACGAGAGCAGCAGTAAGCCCAGCCCCTATTTCGGGGGCCAGCGAGGTTCGAATCCTCGGCTGGGCACGCAGTACAACTCAAGAAGGGGAGGGACATGACTGCACAGGTGATTGACCTGTTCTCGCGGCAGCAGGTCCGGAAGGAGTCCGTACTTTCGGTGGTTCCCAAGCCGCCGGACTTCGTTCCCGTCTTGTCCGCTGACCAGCTGGTCTCCTACTACCTGCGACGGTTTACAGGAAAGACCGAAACCGAATACACACGGGACATGGAGCAGTTCCGTGAGTTCCTTGATGACGCATACGGAATCGACGTGTATGACGTCTTCGAGTATCACGTGGACGACTGGAAATGGTACGGGCTCGAAGAGCTGAACGGAGCCAAGGCGTCTGTCCGCAGGCGTATGAGCAGCGTTCAGGGCATGTACCGGTACGCGATGGCCTCTGGCTACTTCAACCGGGATCCATTCTTCGGGGTGAAGAAGCCCAAGGTCGGCAACAACGTCCAGTACACCGGCCTGAACCTCAGCGACCTCAAGCGCCTGACGTACCACGTACAGAAGGAGTGCGACCTGCGGACGCAGGTCGTGGTGTTCGGCATGCTGCTGACAGGCCTCAGGGTTTCAGAGCTGCTGAACGTGGACATTGAAGACCGATGGCCTGATGGCGGTGTGCTGAAGCTGCGTGTGACCCGCAAGGGCGGGAAGCCTGACGCGGTGGAGCTGCCGCGCAAGGTCGCTGGCATGGTCAACGAGCTCGTTGGCGATCGTTTGACGGGTCCGCTACTCCTCGGAGATCAGGGCAAACGCTTGGCACCACAGGTCGCCTGGCGTATCGTCCGTCGCGTGGGTGATCGCTACCTTCCGGACATGGCTGGAAAGCTGCACCCGCACGACGCGAGGCACAGCTTCGTTTCCGGGGTACTCCTGGTGACGGACCACGACCTCAAGGAGGCTCAGTGGCGGGCTGCCCACGCCGACATGAACAACACAGTGCGCTATGCACATGCCTTGCAGAGGGCGGAGAGCACAACCGTGGAGGAGCTCGCATCCGTCTTCGGCATCGGCGCCTAGCTCACAACCTGGTCCCGTAATTCGGCGGGCAGGCGGGGTTCGAATCCCCGGCCAGGTGCGCACAGGAGTATGGGGAGGCGTGCATGAGTAAGAGTGAAGTGGATGATGGCCTTCGTGGCGTGATGACGTTCAAAGACCGTTCCGAAGCTGATGATTTCATACTCGACCTGCCGAAGATCCTGAGGGAACTCAAGCTGGATTACCGGTTCGACACGGTGTGGGCTCCTCGCGTGGTTACGGAAAGATGGCAACGCGGTCGTAACGCTAGAATCTCTAGCATTTACTACGAAGTCTGCATGCGGGACAAGTTCCCTGACGCAGCACCGCCCAACATTACTGCGAATGACATCTCCGCAGCATGGCGCCGCGTAAAATACCTCGACCAGCTTCCTGACGTAGGCAGGCAGCAGAGCAAGGGGAGAGGCCAGCAGTACGAGGCCCTCGGCCAGCGCATGACCATTGCCCAGTGGGCACGCGCAATTGGGGTTACTCCTTCCGCGCTGAGCCAGCGCCTCAAAACAGGGCAGACCATGGAGGATGCAATTAAAGCTATTGCGCTAAGAAAATCGGCTTAACAGCCTGGGCCCTGTGCCCACCAGGCCCACCACTCAGCTTTGGAATCCCCTTTCCCTGAGTGGTGGGTCCGGTGGTTTCAGGGAACTGTGCAGAAAGGAATACAGAAGTGACAATGCGCAAGGTCGCCTTGCCCGTGGACGTCGTAAGCGGCTTGATTGAAGGCGACGCGATGGCTAATCAGTACTCCGAGATCGATATGACCGCGCACACGCTACTCCGCGACGCGCTGAGGTCCATGCAGCCCTACAAGCAGATCCTCGCCCTTGAAGCAGACGAGAAGCTGCTCCGGCACATTGCCGACTACCTTGACGGCCTGTGCGAACCGGGTTACCCGACGAAGGACCGCTTCGGATTTCAGAAGGCCGCCGCCCGGCAGGCATGTGAGCTGATGCTGTTCCAGCTCGACCAATAGTGGTAAGCCCAGCCCAGATTTCGGGGGCCCTGAGGGTTCGAGTCCCTCGCTGGGTACGCACACGGAAAGGAAGATAAGAGTGGGTGTTGTTAAGCCCTCCGAGTTGCCCGATTTCCGGCGGAAGACAATTCGCTGGCTGGACGATTACGGCGCTCGCATCTGGCAAGTCGGACATGAGGGGCATAATCCGTACTACATTCCGCCGGACCTTCAGGGCCTGCCCAACGAAGTCGTCTTCCCGGAACTGGTGGCGCGGACGCGTAGGACTTTGGCGCAGGCTCGCCTGTATGCGGTGACGGAGGAAATGACATACCTGGCTCTCAAGACGGGAATGCCGCGCTGTCACGTGCCTAGCGACATCCTTCCTCATGATGAGGGGATTGTTGTTTGGGCGAAACCGATTGGCACCGCCGAAGATTTCACTCCCCCACTGATTACTCATGGGGATGAAGTATTGGGCATGGTGGTCAGCGAGTGGTGGACACGCATGGACCTTGACCAGTCCATTCCTGTGGTTGCCGCATCCTGGAAGGTCGTACCGGAGCGGAACGAGGTATTCGTGTGGTTCTACACGCTTCGCAGCGATCTGGCACGAAAACAGCGTCTGACCGGTAGGGAATACGAAGAGTGGGCACAGTACGCGCCGCCCATGATGTTTGAGCGGGAACAGGTGATCCCCCTCGATCGAGAAATCGCCTGGTTCACATCCGAGGATGAGGAACGGCTCCGCCTGAGCGCTTATGCCGCGATGACGTCTGACACGGAACTGCGCAGGAAAAGGGATCTCAACGTGCTCCCGATGATGGAGCAGATGACCAAGGCTTTGGTCGCGACCTGGCACCTCATGGCTTCCAAGATGGCATCCAGGTCGACCATTCCCACCGATGGCAAGACTCGACGCGCCGAGCGACGGGAAGGCGTATCCACCAACTCCAGTTCGGTTGGCGTGCAGGTAATCAAACTTGGCAGCAAGATCCGCACTCAGAAGCCACGTGAGGGTGAGCCAGCCTTCCGATGGAAGAAGCGGCGGATCGTCGGGCCCTTCGTGCGGCAACAGTGGTACCCGTCCGAAGAGACGCACAAGCCCAAGCTCATCGAGCCGTACGTTGCAGGACCTGAGGGAGCTCCAATCAGCAACGCCGAGAAGGTCTACCTCTTGAGCGAATAGCAGGACACGAAATCTGCCATCACCCTGCTCCCCCGCTTTTGGCGGGCGCCGGTTCATGACCGAGAGCAGGACTGAGCTATGCAGCACCATCATGAGGAAGGGAATGTCATGGCTGGATTGCTTCCGCAGAACCGGGGCAATAAATCGGCTACTCGTATCGGTCCTGTGGTAGCACGGCGACTGAAGAAAGCCGGAATCAACGTCTCATCGGCCGCACGCAAGGGGCGGAGCCAGGGAATCTTTGTCTCAGCTCGCGGCGACCGGATTTCAGTTCTCATCGATCTCGATAGGCCCGAACCCATTATCAGCGAGCAGGCTTCGGAGATCGCAGCAGTCGTAACCTCTTGGGGCCTCACCCCCGAGATCAGCGTCCGCAAAGTGGAGTCTGGCTTCATCGGCAATGTACGCTTCACACACCCGCTGCCTGCCCCAAAGGACTCCGCCCCTCGTCCTGCCAGCAAGGCTGCCGCAGACGACACCGAGTGGGGGCGCATTCAGAAGTCCACGGTCCACTCCGCTCTTCTTGCGGCTGGCCTCTGGACCGACGAGGGCTACACGACGGAGCAGGAGTCGACCACCCTCGTCCGGATCTCGTTCTCCGACGCTTCGCCGGAGCGCGATGAGCTCGTCGGCAAGGCGGAAGCAGCCCTCATCAAGAAGAAGTACAACGTTCAGCACGAGGACGGCAGTCTGATCGTGCGGAAGGCCAAGAAGCCGAAGAAGTTGTCGCCTCAGGAACGAATGGCTCAAGCGGCTGCGGCCGTGGAAGCAGCTCCTGCCACACCCAAGCCTCCTGCCGAAGACCTCGGGAAGCCGGTCTACCACAAAGTAACAAAAGAGCTTGTTGGGTATCTGAGCAAAAAGCGGTTCATCTCGATTGAAGAGGTGCCAGAGTAACCCCACACCTGCTCCTCCGGCTCCGGCCGGACGACGGTCCATGACCGAGAGCAGGACCATGCGCGCTGGGGAGCGCGCA